GCATCGAGCCGCTGGACCTCGGCGTTGTCGCGGCGCACGGCCTCCTTGTAGACCTCGTGCCACGCCCTCACGCGTCCGCCGACTACTGGATCCATAGAGCCGAGCCTGGCTACTTTCCGCCACGTGTCAACGTGAGAGTTCTCCACAGGCTGTGAATTTCCTGTGCAGATCTCATTTTCCAGCCACGCACTTGAGGATGGAGTCGGCGTCGGAAAACGCCTGGAGATCCTGGTCCCCGAGTGGCTCTCCAGCAAACGCGCGGGACCATGCGATCGTGAGGCGGTCGCGTACGCCCTGCGCATCGTAGTCACAGCACCTCGGAGATGCCTCTGCCGCGCACGTCATGCCGAGGATGCCGACCACGAGCAACGTCATGCCGAGGATGCCAAACAGGATCATCAAGGCGTCACGCATCAGCTTCTCTCCGGTTCCTCTCCGAGCCACTTGCGCCACCACGTGTAGTTCACGTCGTTGATGGCATCCCACGCCATGAGCGGGAAGAGGAGGCAGAAAATAATCAGATCCATATCAGCCCTCGTTAGCGTGGCGGCTCCGGATCCACGAAGTCCCGTGAACGATGGAGTCGCTCCATCCACTCGATTCCATCGTTAATTGAGATGTGCTCCGCGATCAGCTCGCGCGCCTCGGCCAAAAGTCCACATAGCGCGAGTGCCTGGTCGCAGTTGCACTGCGCGTCGTAGTCAGCCATCTACTTCGCTCCCATTCTCGTGCGAAAGGCGGCGACCGCCTTCTTGATGTTGGCCATGGATTCGTCTCGATGCAGCCATCCGCCATCTGGCCAGGCATACGGCGCCTCGGTGTACGTCCACTCCTCCTCATCACTCAGCTCCACGGACAGGCTCCAGCCACTACCGCGCGCACGGTAGTACACCTGCCTCCCGTCAACCGTCCCAACTCCCTGGACAGGGCACGCGCCGGAGAACTCAATGCGGGCGCATTCGTCTCCGCCGTAGTACAGGCGCTCGACGTACTCGCCGTCGGTCAGGTGGCCTGACGCGTCGCGTCCGCTGGTGGACCCGATTCGTGGCGCGCGCACCGGAACCTCCACCCGGTCTACTGGCGCATCCAGATCCTGGTTCCAACGCGCCAGCTCCAGCTTGCCCTTCTCCAGGGCCTCCGCCTCGTTCTCCGCGCGGTGCCAGCCACCAGAGAATTGGAAGTTGGGCATCTCCACGAAGTAGGCCCAGGCGTCGCCGTAGGGGCCGTGCAGAATCTTGTTACTCGGCATCGGACTCCTCCACGCCCAGTGCGTCGAGCTTCAGGCGCGCGATCGTGGAAAGATTGGCCGCGCCGGCCAGCTCTCGCACAATGCTGGTCAGCGTCTCGATGCGATCGTTGGCCTTCTCGATCTCCAGGCTGGCCGCCATGAATACGGCCATCGCCTGTGGGCTCCCGGCGAACGGCTGCGGGTTCTTGATCATAGCCTGCGCGCCGGCGTAATCGCCCTGCTGCTGGAGTACCTGGACGATGTTCTGGCACACCGCCGTCAAGATCTCCTTCGGCGTCTGGTTCATGTAGAACGAGATTTCTGCCAGGTTGTAGTGCGTGGAGCCGATCTGGATGGCCTTGGGCTGTCCATTTCCCTTCGCGGCGGATTTTTTCACGTATTCGCTGAAGTCTCCCATCATCTTCTCCCGTGGAATTTGAGGAACGCCCGCGCTGTTGCGCGAGATTTCTCGTTGTTGTTGTTCATCAGATCGTAGACGACTTGAACGGCATCGTCACGCTCTCCGGCCAGGCCAACCAGGGCCTGCGTGATGAGTTCGTCGTGGATCTCAAGCACCTCTCCGTTTGGGAGGGCGATGCGGGACTCACTGTTCTTCTTGGCCATCGTTGAGCCAGGTCCGTGTGTCGTCTCCGGGGTAGCCGCAGCCTCGGCAGATGGTCTCCACGCGTTTGAGGCCGCCGATGAAGTTGCAACGTGAGCAGCGCCAGCGACTGCCACCCATCGGAGTGGCGCCTTCGGGCATGTAGGAGGATTCTTGCTCCGCCTGAGTAGCGAGGCGGTCACGCACGTCTTGGAAGGAGTCTAGCTCCAGCGTGAGCATGGACGCCACCTCGTCCCCGACGATGATGCGTCTGCGCAGAAGCAGCTCGTCATCGTACGTCGATGTCCCTGTGCCTACGCGCTTGAGAGCTGAATCGACAACTGGCGCCGGAATGTCCCACGCGCCGAAGGTCAACGCCGCTCGCCATGCCAAGTACGTGAGGCGGAATGCTGCCCTCTCGTCATCGGTCGATGGCGGCTTGCCTGCGGTATCAACCCACCATTCCTCAAAGCTGTTCATGGAAGTGCCTTTCCGTTGGCGATGTCACTCACGAGTCGCTGACTGCACCCGTGCTTCTTCGCTATGGCTGATTGGGTCAGCTTTCCCTCCTGGATGTCACGCAGGATTACCTTGCGGTCGAATGTCCGTGGATTTCCGCGGAACTTCGCCCCCGCTTTCTTGAGCCAGCGCATCACCGTGTGACGACTCGCGCCCGTGCGGTTGCAGATCTCGGTGATCGTCAGGCCATCTTGCTCAAACCATTTCTTCCAGCGCTCCTTGTCCTTGTCGGTGTAGCGGTAGCCTGACAGACCGTAGCCTGGCTTAGCCATCGCCCCTCCCTCCGTCGATGACGCGCAGGGACGGTTTCGCGGAAGCCTTCTCGTCCAGCATGGAGCTGCCCAGTTCCATCGCCTCTCGGCACCAGTCTGCGAAGGCAGCGTCGTCGGGTCCGTCCTCGCACAGCATCTCCAGGTACTTGTAGGCGTTGTCGATCAGGCGCGTGTTCATGCCGTCCGAGCGAAACCTGTTCAGCAGGTACTCCAGCTTCTCCTTGTGGACGAGCAGCATGGCGTAGCCGAACATGCGCACCTGCTCAGGGATTCCGCGGTCTTCGTTTGCTTGCATCTTCCTTCTCCTCGTCCGGGTTTTTGGGCGTTGGATGAATCTCTCCGCCGTCTCCCCACGTCTGCCACCAGACGTAGGCATCCCAACGGTCCTGCGTGTGGGTGCCGACATGGCCCTGCCTCCACACGTGTGCCCTGGCTGAATCCAGCGCTACGACATTCTGCTGCATGCCTGACAAAATAGCCAGCCAATCTTCCAACCGAATCGTAACGAGCCAGTCGCGCCGTGGCATGTGCGTGATGGCGACGGGAATCAGTGAATCTGGCGCTTCGCGTTGCGCCTGCTCCCACGCGGATCGGCACGAGACTGACTTGCGGTCCTTGACCTCGTTCCAGAAACAGGACGAGATGACATCGGGAGCGTCTGGTCCGCGCGTCTGGATGTTGCGTTGGGCGTCAAAGCCCGCGCCACGGAAGGCGCGAGCGACCGCGCGCTCCGCCTTCTTGCCTTTGTTCACTGATCCGCGTCCAGTCATTCGCTGTCACCGCCTGCGTTGCATCCTTCGTACTCGCCCATTGGCGTGCCAGGCTCGATGGTGGCCCTGGTAGGCTTGCCGTAGGGCTCGTGGCCACCGTGCTCGGGGCAGGCATAGCCGTAGCGGCGACCGCCATCCCAGAGCGCATGGCACCGATCGCAGCTCCACCCGTGGTGAGGCCCTTCGCCCGCGTTCCCCTCGCCACCAGGAGCGCCAGGGAGACGGACGATGGCCTCACGCACGGGACCACCGCAGTTGATGCACTCACGCTGTGAGCGCGTGATCTCTAGGCAGTCTAGGCAGTCTAGGCAGTCAGTCTGCGGCACCTGGACCACCGGCAATCAGCGCAAGGCAGCGGGTGACGATGTAAGGAGGAATCACGGCGCACAGGATCATCGCGGCAAGCGAGGCTTCCTGTGGCGCGCCCTTGGCATCGCCTATGAAGAGAAAAAACGCTGCAAGTCCGAGCAGCGCAACAAGCAGCGAGATCGCTGCGGATGCCTTGGTCAGTTTGTCCATTTGTTCATTCTTCCTTCCGAACTGTGAGCAGGGCCAGTATTTCTCGCTCGGCTGCTTTTAGAGCCTGCGCGATGGCGCCCGTGCGGTGTGGCTCCTCTGCCAGTTCCGCACAGATTTTAGCGCAGCCGATAATCGAGCGGCGTTGGCCGTCCCCCACGGCCTCCATGACCGTCTGCCCGATGGCCATTTCGCCCGCGCGCGCCACGACCATCATATCGGCCATGTTGTCCATGAGCGCGAGGTTCTTCTCATGCTCCTCCTGGAGCTGCCTACGGAGCTGATCGCACTTGGATTCTGCCTGGCGGCGCAGCTCGGTCTGCCGCTCGATGGCGTAGGCCTGATGGTTGCGCTCGCTTACGGCCTCCTGCGCCTGGATCTGGAGGATGTTGGCGCGCTCACGGAGCGCCATCGTAGACCTACACACATCGTGCTCCTGGTCCTCGGGGTCTACGGCGCCGCACTCAGGGCAGGTTGGTCGCGTCATTTGCGTCCTCCTGTAGCTCTCGGACGCCGCCCTCTCCGACCAGGCGGCGCACCCCACGCTTTGGTCGCCCGCGATGGTCGAGCATGAAGCGCGGATGTATCACGCCCTTGCGATGAGTGTGGAAGTCTCCCGTGTAACGCCCACCGTTCTTGGTCGTGCAGAGCACGCCCGGCGGCGCCTTGCAGTACGGGCACGTGATGGCGATTACTTTGGCAGTGTCGATACCCCTCATGCGTTCCGTGTCCTTTGCTTCTTCGTCTTTGCCATTCGCTCTATCCTGCCACTTAGACGCCCATGAGTGACGGTGCCGGTAACAGCGGCATCAGTGCGCACTTTCCTCTGCCTCCCGAGCGAGCCTTGTCAGATCGTCCTCGTCATCGCCGTCGACCGACGACTCTGGGAGCGACATCTCCAGGTACTGAAGCTCTCCTCGTTCGCCAGCCTCGTCGATGGCGAAGGCACGGCGGGCATTGGCGTCCAGCGGAAGGAACGGCTCCAGCCGTCGCACCGCAGTCTTGCGCCACATCTGCTCCTCATACAGCTTCCATGGGCTGTCACTGCGAGAGGACGAGCGAGAAGCGCGCTTGGCCTTGGCCACATCGCGCGGCAAGATCACCTCCCAGACCTCGCCGCCACCCTTGAAGCGTGCGATGGCGTACGCGGCTCGCAGCTTTCCGACGTTTGCGTTCTCCGCTGGCTTGTGACGCAGGTTCCGAACCTTGTTGTCGCCATACGCGAAGTCGAATGCGTCCTCCTCGTAGACGGCCCTGGCTTCGATGCTCTCGATCTGGTCGCTGTTGCGAGCTAGGCGCATGATTCCGCGGTATCCCACGATGATCTGCACCTTGTTCTTGAATGGCACGAGGTAGGCGTGGCCGAGCACGTTGTCGGGCTCAAGTCCGAGCTGCGCGCACTGCATTACCGCGCTGACCAGGCTCACCGCATCACAATCCAACAACTTTGGGTTGAGCTGCACGCTGGTCATGGTGATGCGGGCGAATCGGTCCGCATCCATCCAACGCGGTAGGGCCATTTCGATTTGACCCTTGGCTCGGTTGAGAAGATCGCGGACGTGGGCAACCTTTTCTTGGGTGGGATTCCGGCGCGCGACAGCGCCGCCATTGGTTTGCGTGCTCTTGGTCATGTTTCCTTCCTACTCGGTCTCCGTGGTCTGGGCTGGATCATTGGGTGATGCGTTCTCCGACGGTGCATCGGGCGCTGGCCCTGGATCCGAACTCTGGGCGAGTCCTTCTGCGGGCGGTAACGGTTCCGGTGTGGGAGTCGCCTCGGCTTCTGCGGGAGGTAACGGTTCCGGAGTGGCGACCACCTCGGCCTCGGTGGGCGGTAACGGTTTCGAGCTTGGACCTGTGAGGCTGGCAGCTCCCTGCCATCGTGGCTTCTTCCATCCAGTCATGCGTCTATCCCTTCTTTTTCCTTGGTAACGGTTTTCCTACGAAGCGGTGCTTGCACTTGGGACACTCGACCACAGGGCTCTTGTCTTCCCGCCACTGGCCAGCGTCTGGGCACGTGGAGAAGTGACTGGCGTATTCAACGGCGTCGCTGAGGCGATCACCCTTGGTGGAGGGCCGAACCTCGTTGTCCCCGCAGTACACGAACAGAGCGCTGCCATCAGCGTGGTCAACTGGGTCAGGATCGAGCGGCATCTTTTTCCCGCTCGGAGTCGTCACCCACAGAATAGGCGCGTGGCAGCTACGGCAAGTCGCTGGCATCAGGCTTCCTTTCCATCTTGAGCAGGATCTCCTCATGGCTGAGCATCTCGGCCCCGATCGTGTTGTTCATCACGTTCCACATCGTGCAGGAGAAGGACCTGCCTGGGTCCTCGCCAGCGGAGCGCTTGACCAGGGCATCCAACTCTTCGCCGTCAAGCTCCGCAGCCTTGAGGGCCACCTTGAGTAAATCTGGCGCCATGGCCATCAGTGCGCCGACCAGGCCGACCAGGCGCCGTTCTGTCTCGGTCTCAGCCTTCAGCATCGCCACCTACCATCGGGGCAACGCCGCGCTTGAAACCCCCGCCGGCCCCTCCTTCGCGCGTACGCGCACGCGCACGTACGTCTCCTACGATGCCCTCGATTTTTTCGACTACCTCGTCCCCTGACTGGCCGTCGAAGGTCACCACGTCGCCGCTTCGGGCCTGCTCCACGCTGGCATAGAGGATGCGATTCAGCGCCCAGGCGAGGGCATCCTCCAACTTGTTCACTTGATCTCGATGGGCAGCAGTGACGGACGTGAGTGCGCCCTCTATCAGTTTGTTGTCCAGATCGGACTGACCGCTGAGCGCGGCCTCCACGGAGTCCAGCCACGGAGGCGGCTCGGGCGTCACCCCCAACTCCATCGCCCAAGAGGACAGTGTGGCGCTGAATGCTGTAAGCGTTTTTCCTTCCCTCCAAAACGCGATGATGCTGCGCAGGTCGTTCTTCGCCTCCCAATGAGAGCGCAGGTTGATCGCCCCGCGCACGGTCATGTCGGGCGTAGGCGTGGGCGGACATTCTGTTTCATCTACCATGGTCTCACTTTCCCTTCGGCACTCTCATGCGCCCCGTCGACTCCATCATCTTCATCGTCAGCACAACCCGTTTCACTTCCTCGTCCGACTCGGGGTTCTCCAGCGCCAGCTTCTCCAGATCCAAAGGTTCCAGGCGCAGCTCATCGTTGAATCTCAGCGGCATCTGACAGTAGAGGCAGACGCTGATGTCGCCTGGATTCGGGGAGGGGCTTCCTGGGCCCGCGTGGGTGGCAGCTTCCAATTTTGCGCTGCACCCTGGACAGGTCTGATTGGGGACGGTTCGGCCTACCATGGATTCACTTCCAGTGAGGAGCAACGGGTGTTGAGGTTCTTCATGCAGTCCGTGCAGCACGGCCGCCAGCCGAACATCAGAATAAGGATCGGGGATCCTCGGTTCCAGTGAAGAGGAGCGCGGCAGAATGGACAACTCTTGGGCAGCGTGTCGGTCCAAAGAGCCACAGCTATCGTCCCCAATCCATCTCGACAACCTGGCAAGACCCGTCGTCGAGGTCCCATTTGCGTACCTTGCGGTAGACGCAACCACCCTCTCTTTCCTCAAACTGCGCGTAAGCGTGGTGCTTGAGAATCTCCTCCCTGCTCAACGCGATGGTCTCCAGCGCGCCACCCTCGTAGGCGACGCCGATCTCCAGCGTGTAGACGATCAAAACCGCTTCACCTTCCTGAGCACGCGGCCCTCCCAGGCTGCCCTGGTGTGGGCCTTCTTGCGCTCCACGACGTACTTGAACGCTGTCCCGTCGGGCAGCCGGCCGAACGAGGCATCCTTCATAGCGCCGACGATGAGCGTCTCGCAGCTCTGGCGCTCGTCCTTCGCCGCCTTCTCGCGCTCCTTGGCCTCGGCCATGCGGTCAGCCCACTCCTGGACCTGCTCGGGAAGCTCGATGACCTCGCCGGTGTCCTCGCCGTATAGAAGGTTCAGCGCCCGGCGCTCGGAGGGGTGGCCCTCCATCTCCGGCGGGTCGTTGTTGAGCACACGGTCCCAAAACTCGTCGGCCTTCTTCACGTACGCCTTGAGGAAGGCATCGTTGCGCTCGATGTCGCTCCACTCAAACTGCTGGCCGCCAACCAGGCAGGCTACGCTGCCCCAGTCGGTTTCGGTCACGTAGATGTAGTGCTGCGTCTGCACTTGGTAGTAAAGCGGAATCTTTCCGCCACGCCAGTCATCGAGGTTGTAGGCGCTGGTCGTCTTACCCTCGTAGACGCCCGGTTTCGTTCTGCCTTCGATCGGGAGTATCATCCGGTCGGTGTTGGCGAATAGATGCTTGCGCTCGCGCGAGAACACCATTTCGACCCCCGGCGCTAGCGCTCGCCCGGTGACCTCCTCGTAGTGCGCGGCAATCACCCCCTCCAGCTTTCGCCCCCAGAGCATGCGCTCGTTGTCCTGGTCGGAGGTGTCCACGAGACCAACCTTCTCCAGGAACAGCGCGTAGGGAGTGGACCATGGGTTTGCGCCCATGATGGTCGCAGCGTCACTGCCCCCGAGCCCGTCCTTGCGCATCTCAAGCCAGCGCTGGCGGTCTGTGTCCTGCAAGCTCATGCGCACCCCCGGACCACGAGGGCCTGAAGCGTTAGCGCTGCGAGCAGCGAGACCACGGCCACGAGCGCCAGCATGTCGTCTTTGCGGGGGTTTTCCGCCACGTTCCGTTCCGATTCGGTTACTAGCACGGCTGGTATCATGCCGTCAACGATAATCTAGCCTCCGGGTCTGATGCGGACCATCAGCGGAGCCGCCAACCCGATCCCGATCGATCCGGCTGGTGCCACTGTTACCGGCAAGCGGATCCGAGTGGATCCCTGACGTGCCACTGTTACCGGCAAACAGATCTAGTCGATCCTAGTGGATCCCTGACGTGCCACTGTTACCGGCAACCGATCCGGCCGTGGATATATCGTGCCACTGTTACCGGCAGTCGATCCCTTGGGTATCTGGTCAAATTTGGCTGAATTGGGGGGATCCTTGGACGTGCCACTGTTACCGGCGCGCTTTTTGCGCGGCATCTAAGTAGGGGATAGGGCCCGCGGCCGAATTCGGCCAATTTGTCCCTATTCTGCCAATTCCCCTATACATGGGGGGCCGGCTGTTTTGGCCCTAGCAGCCGATTGTGCGGCCCGTGGCGGGCTTGGCCCTATGCCCGCGGGGCGTGGGACGGCCGAATGGTGCAAAGCCCCGCGTGGTCGATTGTGGGGCCCGTGGGGGGCATGTTTCAGCCCCCCGGGGGACGGCTGAAACGGCGACGGCCGGGGCTTGTGCCGCTGTTACCGGCGCCGGCTTGGCCGCGCGTCCAAGGGGCGGGCAGACGCCCCGGAGAAAAAAGCCTATGTCAAAGAACACCGCTAAACAGGTCGAAGAGATCACTCCCGAAAACTACGCCGCTCTCGCGTTGAAGGTACAGCAGCTTCAAGATCAATTGGAGGCTGATGCTACCAAATTGCGCAAATTCCAAGCGGAGAAAGAATCGGGGATCTCGCTTTCGACAACCAAGTATGGTGCCCTACAAATGAACGGTATCCGTACCAGGCCCCCGTCCTTCTACGCTTGCGAGTGGTTGCAGATCTTGGAGCAATCCGAGCAAATCCGCGACTACATCAAGGATCATCAGATCGACGGGATCGCAGATCCGCCCGGCCCCAAGGGTCGCGGTGGAGATCACCGCGTAATGTCCAAGGCGGATAGCTACACGCTGTTCCCCCAGGATGTCCGCCAGCAGAAGTAGCAAAGACCCCGTGGCCTTGTCACGGGGTTTTTTTGTGTCCGCACTCCAGCGGACAACTAAAACACAAACCAAGGAGAGAACGCCATGCCAGCGCAATTAGAGAAGCTACGGGAGGTCCTCGACTTCCTATCACCGGGGCACACTGCAAAGTGGCCCGAGCCACTGGATGAACCACCGGAGATCGATCAGCTTGAGGAGTGGGGCAACGATGGCGTAGTCGAAGCTACCGACGGGTGCCGTGTGGAACCTGACGGCATCTGTGAACACGGTCATCCGTCATGGTTTCTCTACATGGGGATCATCTGATGGAAGCGCGCAACGTAGCCAACCAAGGAGGGAACACCGTGACAGAGGTACTCACCGCGCGAGATTTCAAGGCCGCGCTCGATGTTCAGGATGCCTGTAACCTTTCCGGTGTCCTACACACCTGGGCCAAGCTGATCGACAAGATCTGGGCTGAAGCACGGGAGAACAAGTTAGGCACGGCCGACGTGAACACGCATCCGATCAACGTGTTGTTCGCGAGTAAGGTCGCATCGCTCACTGGCTGCGAGCTGAGCGCTCAATTCTCTGAAGCATACCGCGCAGCGGAACACTGGTCGAAGGACGACGAAGACATGAAAACGCGCAACGTACCATCAAGTGAGATTTCCAGTGAGACACTGCGCGCCGAGGATCACATGAGCGATCGGGCAAGTGCAGGCGACCCCCGCACCCCTGACTGCACTCATGGTTGGGAGATCGTCAACCGCGAGCACTTTGAGAGCGTGCTCACCTTCGCAGTGAAAGTGGAAAAGATGGGGTCTCTCGTCGAGTGCCTGGACCGTCTCCAAGCTATCGCGGGCAACTACAAGGGGAAAGTGTCACTGTTCGCGGACTGGGCCCCGTACAGCTTTGAGTTCTCGATTGTGTCCGATGGTCGTTGCGTACTGAACGGAGGCGTGATCTTCCACGGGAAGCACGACAACGGTGGAGATGGTGGAGCACCTACGTTCTCGGTATCCCTCAGTCCAGTCGATGGCTGGTCAATCCACACGTAGCGGTTAGCCAAGTAAGCGCCGGCCGTGCCGCCGTTACCGGCGCGTGGTCGGCGCCGCGTCCAAGCGGCGCGACCAGCCGACGCCGGCTGCCACGTTGAATGAGAATACAGCCACGTCTCGACACTGTGTCGGGGCGTGGCTGAATGGTCATTCTGTCCGTTCAGCTCAACCCAAACCAAGCCAGTGAGGCATCAAGTGACTACCCAAGCATTGAAGCACTGTGACGTGGAGCTGCTCCGCTCCGACACCCAAGAGATCACCATCCCCGTGGATATGGACCTGACGGCCCTACTCGATTGGGTCACGCGCCGGATCGTGGACGAGAACCAGAAGGTGGTCATCGATCACACGATCGACTGCATGCCCATGGAGGGGGCGCACGCCCTCGCCACCGCTCTGTCCAACCGCTACGGGTGGACGAGTCTCACCCCCAAGAAGTCGTGGTGGGGCGACGATCCACCACGCGTTGTGTCCCTACGCACCGGAGTCGGTGAGTCGGTGGGCGTACCGTGGGGCCTGATGGTCATTCCGGGTGTCAACGGATACCTGGAGACGCAGATCGGGCAGCGACAGGGCACTCCGGTGCTCAGGATCACTGGTGAAGTCCAACGGAAGAACGAGCCGGAATTCCGGGCGATCATCCACGAAGCGGAACGCTTGTTGGCCACGTCGTCGATCTACCGGGGCAACGCGCTCAGGATGCAGTTCATCAACCCGAGCGACGCGACCAGCGTGGAGGACTTCCAACCGGAGTTCATGGACCTGTCCACCGTGGACGAGGACCAGCTCGTTTTCCCCGAGCACGTGGAGGCCATGATCAACGCTTCGGTATTCGGCCCGATCGAGAATACCGAAGCGTGCCGCCGCAACGGGATCCCGCTCAAGCGCGGCAATCTGCTCGCTGGCCCCTATGGGTGTGGCAAGACACTCACCGCCAAGGTGTTGGCCAAGAAGTGCGCTCGCAACGGGTGGACGTTCCTGCTCATCCCCAACGTCGATCAGCTTGCCCAGGCGGTCGAGTTCGCGCGGCGCTACCAGCCATGTGTGATCTTCAGCGAGGACATTGACCAGGCGCTCACCGGCTCGCGGCGGGATTCCAAGGTCAACGAGATCCTCAACGTGATCGACGGCATCGAAAGCAAGGACACCGAGATCATGGTGGTGCTCACCACCAACCACGTGGAGCGTATCAACGCTGCCATGCTGCGCCCCGGCCGTCTCGATGCGGTGATCCCGGTGGAGCCGCCCGACGCTAGGGCTGCCATCCGCCTCGTGGAGAAGTACACCGGAGACCTGCTCCGGATGCACGATCTGGAAGATCTGGAGGCAGTGGGCGAGCGCCTTGCGGGTCAGATTCCCGCGGTGATCCGCGAGGTCTGTGAGCGTAGCAAGCTCACGGCCATCGCCCGCACCGGGGACGCCACGGAGATTTACCCGGCCGACCTGCTCGTGGCCGCTGAAGGCATGAAGCAGCAGATGCGGTTGCTCCAGCCGCAAGAGCCCGATGATCGTAGCGACCTGGAGAAGGCCGCCGCGATCGTCGGCAGCGCGTTGTCCCAAGGCAAGGCACCGTCGGCACAGCCCGAGCCCACGTACCCCAAGAACGGCAAGATCAGCCACGCTGGTCTTGTCTAGGTCCCACTGGCATGGGCGCCGGCTATCCGGCTCGGGGTGACGTGCCCCGGGCCGGGTAGCTGGTTTTTTTATGCCAAGAGAACAGCAACGCATGCCCATGCAAGACGAGGTGTACGATGAGCTATTCTGGCAAGCGCTCAAGTTGCTTGCTGAGTCGGGCCACTTCTCCGATGCGATCACACTGGCTCGCGCCAAGATCGCAGACGGCGGGAGCATCCCGGCGTCGGTGAAACTGGATTGGGTCGACGGACTAGCCGCGATCGCACTGTCCAGGTTCGCCGGTACTTAGAGACTAAACGTAGGGTGCGGGGCGCTAGTGGATGCGCCTACACGGGTTCGATTCCCGCCGCACCCCCTGCGAGATCGGTTGCCGCTGGCTACCAATGTGAGTTTTTCCCTACGGCCGCCTCTGCACGCGGGCCCAAGCATCACGAACGCCTATGCACGAAGATAAGGCTCTACTTCGGTATCCGTCCTCTTCTCACGATATTGCAACTCACGATCAAGTTCGGAAGCACGATACGCTAAGGCTCTGGGGAGTGGCGCTGCCGCGATCTCTATTGAATTGGGCCGATCTCGCAACTTTTCCCAAGTGTCAGGCCACGGGGGTGCGCTGCCCCATAGCGACGTGGAGCAAGCGACGGGGGGCTGCTCGGCAGTAATGCCGCCCCGTTGACGTAAGACAAGCGGAAGTGGCGGCCGGGGCAACCGTGCTCCCGGTCGCCGCGCCTTTTTTCCTTCAACCACCAACCAACGGAGATAGAGACCATGCCAGTCACCAACATCGTCCACCCGGATGGACGCATCGTGCGGCGCGAGTGGGAACCCGGGCTTCGCCCTAACCTGAATTGGCTGCAACGTGCGGTCGCCGGCCCAGACCAGGAGAAGGGCTGGATTGAGCTACTGCTCGACGATGAACAGGAGCACGTGCTTGCGTTCGGGAACGAGGAGGGGCGCCTGATCAACATGCCGGCAAACGTGCTCGCGATGAAAACCATTGGCTGGCCGCCGCCGCCGGAGGGGTGGGATGCCTACACCGGACACATGGGCGATCAGCCCATGTTCAAGGTCTACACGTCGCACGAAGAGTTCATGGCCGCTCGCGGCACCACGTGGTGCCCGGTGGTCGGGCCGGTGGTCCTGGTAATCGGGTTTGAGCCCGTGGACGATGAGGGCGAGTACGTTGAGACCGGCTGTAACCCCGACGACCTCGGGATCGAGTACACGGCAGCGCGGGAAGGGGCACAGACATGAGCTACGAGATCAGTTTCGTCCACGAGATCGAAAGCGAAGACCCAGGCGCACACATGGTGGGCGACCTCATGGTTCAGACCTACCGCTGCCCACACGGGCACTGGCATGTCTTCCTGGAGGACGAGCGCGGTAATGGAATGGCCACGCCCTTCGCCTTCCAGACACGTGGCCTCGCTATCAACGCGGCGCTCGATCTCACCGGCCGTATGTTCCCCGATCGCATCGTCAGCGTGGCCGACGATGATGATGATCTACCCAACTGAGCCACACTAGGAGCCCATGCCATGCCACAGAAACCATTTTCCATCCCCATGACGGGACTGCCGCTCGGGGACCTTCCGCTGAAGGACGTTGAGGCTAACGTGATTCGCCTAGCGAAGCACTTTCTGATGACTGACGGCTTTGCAGCGCCGGTCGCTCATATCATCGGACGCAACCTCGACCCAGACTGCAACGCGGTCCAGTGCGCCTATCTCGTCAATCTGGCCGAGTTCATGCAGAACGATGAGCGCAAGGAGATCTTGAGCTGGATGATGCCAAAGCTCTGCAAGCAGGTTGACGCCTGCGCCGTCGTCATGGTCTCTGAGAGCTGGACTGTGGGCGAGGTGGGGCCTGAGAAGATGGATGAGGTCATGCGGTGGCGCGACGAGCATGGCTCACTGGAGGGGCACCCGAGATGCGTGGAGATGCTGACAGTGCACACGCAAACACGGATGCGGACCACGATACACGGGTACGAGATCCTCCGCGACGCGGATGGTAAGATAACCGGGTTCGGTGAGGACGTGGCCAAGTCCAAGGACTTTGATGGAGTCGAGGTAACCGGCCGCATGTGCGACTGGTTGCGCGAGGTCCCAGGGGAGGTGAACTGATGAGTTGGCTAGCCGCCCTGCTCACCCCTACCCAGGAGCTGACCGATGAGCCAGATTGAACGATTCACCCGTGAGGCCGGCGCCGTCTACGGACAAAGCGTCGAAGACCCCGATATGTACGTCCTGGGCAACCCGGTGCCCGAGTGGGTGTATGTGCCCGAGGATCTTGGCGGGTGTCGACTCGCCGTAACTGGCCACCGGGAGATCACTTGCCCATGTGGGCAGCATCGCACCCGGGAACTACAGCTCGGAGCGCACGAGGGCGGCACACTGTGTGTGGCCGAGTGCGATGGCCAGGGATTCCTATGGTATCGACGGAGCAATTCTGAACCGCGGTCACCGACCGCAACGAATGGAGGTTAGCCATGTTCGGAGCCAAGTGTGTGACTGACAACGCGGGACTGATCGTCCTGATGAAATCGGCAGAGAAGGGGCCGCTCGGCAAGCCACGCAACCGCGCGGTCCACTGCAACAAGGTCCGCCGCGTTCTGTGGACGCCCGACGACTGCTGCGCTGCCAAGGGTAAGGAATTGGAGCAGCAAAAAGCCTGTCCCGCCTGCGGTGATGAGGGGTACGGCGAGTTTGGGGTCTGTGACGAGTGCGGCACCTGTATGCACTGCGGCGTGCATCCTGAGCACACACTGGGCGCGGCTCACTTGTGCACGTTCCTCATGGTGCACAACACCTACGAGGACCGCACTTGCTGGATGGCCCGGGTGAAGGAGGGAACGCCGCACGCTCAGGAAATGGGGCCAGGTATGTGGATGGCCGAGATCTGGCTGGACGTGGAGCATGGCCTATTGGAGAAGGTTACCTGGAGCGTGCGCAAGGAGCAGATCAAGCGCGGGGCTGAGATGACACGGGACGAGCAACTGGAGATGCTGGCGGGGAGGATGCGATGAGCCAGACCAAGAGCGTGTCCATCGGAGACTTTCTCACCGAGGCGCAGATCCACGAGTGCACTCGGCTGTACGGACTGAAGGGGCGATTCGGGAGCGGGTGGCTGCACGGCGCCATCAGGGACGACGTGATCGCCCCCAACATGGTCGAGATAGACCGCAAGCTCGGACAGGAAAACAACGCGGACTACTTGGCCTATGCGGTCGAGCACGTGCTCAACCAGGCTGGATGCAGGTAAATATGCGAGTGACAATCCTGTGCTGCGTACTTCTCTCGGCCTGCCGTGACGACTACAACGGGGCGGAGGACGATTCATCGGGGACCGACGACACCACATCTTTTCCAGATCTTGGAGACGGGGATGGTGACACGAGCGAGACGGGCGATGGCGATGGCGATGGCGATGGCGATGGCGATGGCGATGGCGATGGCGATGGCGATGGTGATCCGGTCCAGTGGACCGACTGTTTTCAGCCAACTGGCACCACCGACGACTCGTGCGAAGAATACTGCAAGATCCAGCTACTTTGGTGCGTCGAGGATCAGTGTGACGCACCTGAGCAGGCTGGCAGCGGCATCGGCAGCGTCAAGTGGGACAACCTGGCAGATTGCCAGGCGTTCAACGTGTTCACCGCATACTGGTTGGACGCGTGCCCGAACTCCGCGATCTACCCCGGTTTTGGGGATTGGGCTCGCTGCTGCTGCAACTGAAATCGGCGGGCGCTGCCCGTTGGTAGGCGAGCGTGTAGAAAGGCGGGAGTGGCCGACCGCCGCAAATCAGGGATAAGGCATGGCCGGCTTTCGAGTAAAAAAAGCATACCCCCTGCGCTCGTTTTTTTTTCATCCCCCTGCCGGGGGCAACACAAACGCAAAGGACAAAACGATGGGACTGGATATGTACGCTCGCAGCACTACGCTGGAGATCAAGGAGTGGGTCGACTTCGACGTGCCCGAGCGAGAGGATGAGCTGGAGGTGCACTACTGGCGCAAGCACCCAAACCTACATGGCTGGATGGAGGAACTCTATCGAGCACGCGGCGGAAAGGACCAGGACTTCAACTGTGTCAACGTACGGCTGACGTACGGCGACCTGGCGTCACTGGAGACCGATATACGCAGTGGAGGTCTACCCGACACGCAAGGGTTCTTCTTCGGGCAGTCGCGGGGCACCGAGGAGGAGAAACAGGATGATCTGGCATTCATCGAGAAGGCAAAGTCCGCGCTGCTTGCGGGACGCACTGTGTTCTACAGGGCGTGGTGGTAGCCATGAGCTACAAAATCATCCGTTTCTTCGCCAGCGATGATCGCCCCCATGTCGTGACCCTCACGGGCCTCACGCTGGCCCAGGCTCGAAAGCACTGCGGGCACCCTGAGACCAGCAGCAGCACTTGCACCCGGCCTGACCTGCGGGCTCTCACTGAGCGCGTGGGTGACTGGTTCGATGGCTATGACAAGGAGTAGGACATGAGCGCACAGAACAGCGAGAGCCTTCAGGAACGACTCCAGGCGCTGGTCGGCCAGCTCCAAGATGAGGACCTGGATGAAGCCGTCCATGATGCGAAATCCGAGGAGGCAACTAAGGTCAACAACGGTGGTGTCGAGGAGCAGGTCGAATACCTCAGATCGGTCTACGGGGTTACGGAGATGATCCTGCTACTGAATGAGGTCGTGAACGGAGCGAAGCGCTGATGCTCGATCAGAACAAACTCAACCAGCTCTGGTGGGCCGGGTACTGCGATGCCACCGTCTCCCACGCCAAGAACACGGCCCGTGGGGATGCCGGGCGCCTCATGCGACTATCGTGGCTCGTCAGCCACATGCCTACGTGCGAAGAGTGCCAGATTGCAAACAAGTTCAAGGGCATGGAGGAAAAGGTCGCCGCAGCCATCGGGCGACACCAGGATTTCGTAGACGGCACAGACCTCCGGGGCGCACCCGGTTGGACTGACGCCGTCGGAGCTGCCATCCAGGCGGCGGTCGCCAGTGGAAGACTCAGCAAGTTCGACCTGTTTTGGGTGGCGCAGGTCGCCGGTCGCCACGGGACACCGTGGCAAGAAAGCAAGGACGCATGACAACCAACGAAGTAGGGATCGCAGCCCTGATCGGCCGCACCGTGGCCTGGGACAGCGAGGACGACGACGACGAAGAATTCGAGGGAACGATTATCGTGGCGTGTGTGACGCCACACGGTGACATATACTTCCTCGTGGAAGATGAGGACACCCACGTTCTCTCGGTGGTCAATGCGGATGAGTCGAGGCTCAAATGATCATCCCCATCCAACTGCGCAGGGAAGTATCCGCCAAGGTGGCGAGCACCTGGGAGGACAACACCGAGTTCATCGCCGCGACCAGCATTCTGGTCAAGCTGCTCATGGACCAACTGCTCAAGCAGGTGTTCGATAAATACGAGGAGGAGGAGGGCGTCACAATGGAGGAGGCCGCCTGGACGTTCGTGGAGATGTCTGCCAAGGCAGCGCGTCTGATCAACGGATACAACGACCTATCGCACATGATGGCCGCGAAGTCCGCGATCATCATGTGCGTGGCATCTCTTCCAGATGAAGTCAGTTCCAGCACCGCAATCAGGGAGGTGCTGCCAGGGCTGATCGACTCTCTCGACGCCTACATCGCCATGGAGGGTGAAAGGATCAAAAAGGTGGAGCTATGCAAGAACGCCGACACTACATCAAACTGACCACCGCCGAGATGGACGCGCTGATCACCGGCGTAGAGCGGGATAGGCTCACCGCCGAGGAAATGCGCGACTTCAAGAGCGCCATGCAGACCATTCAGGCTGCGTGGTGCGAGGCCATGCAGGAGGAACCGCCGCCCGACAATACGGACGAGCGCGACGCCCTGATAGTCAAACGAATCAACCGTGACCCGCAGAGTCCGTTCCGCGACATGGTAGACATGGGCGGCAGCCCATAGGCGTACCGAAAGGTGCGTCGTCCTTGCGCCGGGCGCCCAATGGTGGGCGCCCGGTTTTTTCTTGACCGTGGCTGAATCATTCAGCCATACTGACCGCGGAACGGAACCCCATGGAACAAGAAAAAATCATCGACCGAATCAAGAAGCTCATGCGCTTGGCTGAATCCTCAAACGCCAACGAGGCCGCGAACGCCGCGGGCCAGGCGCAACGCCTGATGGAGCAACACAGGATCGACCAGACGGTACTCGACATGGATGGCGAGGAGCCCGATGGCGACGACGAGGAGATCGCGGATCACAGTAGCCGGCCGCTGACGGTCTCCGGCCGGCTGCCACAGTGGAAGACCTCGCTCGCCGTGGCGCTTGCGACCGCCAACGCTTGCCGGTGCTACATCGGCCACAAGTACGAGTACGATACGCGCAAGGCTAAGCGGACGCTCTGTCTGGTGGGGAGGCAGTCGGACGTGGCCACGATCTCCTACCTGTTTGGGTACTTATCCAAGGAGATCGAGCGTCTGGTGCGCGTCAATGCCCTTGGCCTGGGACGCACCTGGGCCAGCAGCTACCGCCTGGGAGCCGTGGACGCCATCAAGAGGCGTTTACGCGATGGGACGAAGGAGGCACGCCAGGAAGCCCGGAAGCGCCTGGAGGGGCAGACGGCCGCACTGGTGAGGGTGGACAAGGCCATCGCCCTCATCGACGAACGTGGCGCCGAGGTGGATGCCTGGCTGAAGTCCAACATGAAGTTGGGCAAGGGACGCGCCAACAGTTCCAGGCGGGACTGGGGAGCTTACGAGGCCGGGCAGCGAGATGGCAAGAGCATCAATCTGGACGGTGGCGGCAAGAGCGTGGGCAGCGGAAAGAAGGCGATCGGAGGTGGAGGATGAGACGACGCGGCCATGAATGCCTCGATGGCATCCCATCGAACAACGACTCCTGGTGGGAGAACGACGCGCAGGGCATTCCGCTCTGCGTGGTGTGCTGCGAGTGCCGCGCTTCCAAGCTGCGGCGATACCGACCCGAGATCCTGACCGGGTACACGCAAGCCGACGTGGACGAACCGATTGAACCGGAGGACTGGTGAAAAATCTGGCCAAGCTGGCCAAAAAGCAGATCATCCTACTGGAGCCCGAGCCCGACGAGATTGGGCTCCTACACGCGCAGTCCTTGTTTACACGCATCGTGCGAGCGGTGCGCAGGCAGGGGTACGTGCGAGCCGAGGGCAACACCGAGGCGTGCATGTACCGAGCCCCTGATGGCGTCCGATGCTTTATCGGGCTGGCCATCAGCGACAAGGACTACTCCCCGGAGATCGAGGGCTCGACCGTGCAAATGCTGCATGAGAGCGGTCGCCTCTTCTCCGATCTCACAAATGCCGACCTGGAGTTCCTGGAGGAGCTTCAGTCGATTCACGATGGCGAGACCCCCGAGCGGTGGGAGCGGGCATTCGCTGACCTGGCCGAGCAATACGGCCTCACCTACACCCCGCCAAAGCAAGGACGAAAGCCATGAGTGGAGTCAGGGACCAACGAGGCGACTTCTACGACTATCAGCCGGGCAACATGACCCGCTACTACATCTACGCCCGTCGAACGCTCGACTTCGACGGGGATGATTCACTCGCGGTGTTCTGGCTCCGCGAGGGAGACACGGGTGGAAGCGGCATGACCCTCAAGACGGATATTCCGATGCACCTGGGTTACTTCATGGAAAAGACGCGCATCAAGAACGAGTGTGATTGCGTCGCCCTGCTGTGCTTCATGCGGGAAGTCTTTGGCGTTGAGATCGAGGGCATCCCGGCGGCCTACCAGCGCTTGGATTGGGTCAAGAACGCGGAAGCGAGGGCAGCATGAACGACATCGACACCTATTACATCTCTGTGACTTTCGCTCGGTCTTACTCAGACGACCAGGAGGTCGTGAGGTCACTTGGCCATCCCCCACCACCGGCTGCACTTCTCCGCCAGTTTGCGAAGGAGCTGCAAAATAGCGCCTACCAAGAACACGACCCGATGGCGGGAGAATATAACATCACCACGTTCAACGGCCGCCCGCTTACGGCCTCCGAGAAGAAGGCGGTAGGCGAAGGCATCGTTGAGGGCGCGAAGATGGATGAAACGCTGCCGTCCACGGACAAGGCTCGGGAGTGGACGATGCTCGCTTGCATCGAGCCAGCCGGGCAAGGAAAGAGGTTCTTCACCGATGACGATCGCAAGAGCATTTGGATCTGTGACAACTCTGGAGAAAACCCAGACGAGACAGTCGACGGGCCTCTTCGCCTGGACGCCAAGCGCGACGTAACAGTGGGATCTGCTGAGTCAGGCAGAATCTATGCGAGGGTTCCGGTCTTCTACGAGGGGCGCGATGAGAGCGTTCATTGTGGAGTCACGCTCAGCGAGCTTTCGTGGCTCGTGGATCACGGGTGGGTCGACCGCAGCAAGATCGAGTACGGGTGGACCCTGCGTCCCCTGCTTGATCTGTTGGGGGTGGCGCCATGAGTGAGCGTGAGATCATCCGGAATGTGAATAAGCTGCTTTCCTCGCTCATCCCCAGAGAGGAACCGTACGGCGATTCAGTCGTGAAGGGTGTGTGCCGTTGGCTTGCGGACATGGGCATTCTCGACGGAGATGCCGTCGAGGTGTTCGACAGAATCAAAGCGTTTGCAGATGAAGGGGGACACGCTCTGCGCACGTCGCAACCATCGACGTATGAGTGCGAGTGTGGGGCGACGATGCCCGAGAGCAAGTGGATGGAGCACGAGTGCTACTGGACGCGAGCAGAGGCTCGCCATGCTCAGATGATGGAGGACGACCATTGACCAGGCTAACCGAACAAGACCTGCTCGCCTGCGACGAGCAAATGTCCGAACCTTTGGAGCTACACGAAATCGCAGCCGCACTCGCGGCTCGTCAGCTCGCCGCCAACTGGTCTGCGGCGTTACGCGATGGAGCTGAACTCGTCACGCTGCTTGAAGATGTGCGGCACGTGGTGTCGCACCTGCTCAGATGGGGTAGCGCGGTGAAATACAAGGCAGTGCCCAAGCCGCCGAGCTTGTGCCCATTCTGCGGTGGAAACTGCATCTCTATCTGCGAGCCATGGGCTGCACAGTCTGGCGAAGACGAGACAGTGAAGGCGGAGCTTGTCGAGTATCAGTGCCGCGGTACCTGTGAGGGGAGGTCGTTCTGGACATGAGCAAGTTGGAGCAGTCCTCACTTTTCGGGGCGACGCCGTCACTGGAGCGCGTTGCTGATCCTCCACGTCGTGCGATTGCCTGCGAGCAGCCGCCTACTCCAATACGCCAACTCAACCTTCCAGCGGTGCGTTCCGAGGGGCACACGCCCACGCTATACGACGCGCTCCCGCGCCTGTTCCATCGCGGCGGGCGTTATGGGCGTGAGCTACGCGACGGCATCCTTCTGAGTGGGGCGCCGCGCCCTACTGGCCCAGACCAGTACAGCTTTAGACAGAGACGCTCCGACGGCCGGTGGCGCCTGGTGACGGTCTTCACCTCCAGCTCCATCGGCGTAATCAAATCCATCACGGGCTGGTCTCCCTACCTGCCCAACCACGAGGAAGCAGCATGAGCAACGACGATTGGACGACGCCACAAGAAATCTCAGACGTGGAGATCGCCTTCCCGGCACACGTGCTGAACAGGATGCCAGAGTGGGATGAGATCCCGCCGGAGTTCAAACGCCATCGTGGGACGCGATGGAACGAGCTGATGGCCAGGTGGTTCTACGATGGGCTCAAGGGACACGAGTTCTGCGCCAAGGAGGGCGTGGACAAAGACGCTGCACTTCGACACCTAATGGCTATCTTGGGCAGCTACGAGCCCAAGCACGAGCACAAGGAGGCTGCGGTCGCCTACCTCATGTCGCTCTGGTTCACCAAAGTGACCGTTGGAAATGAAGTGTACGAATAATGTTTTTCTGCGAACCATGCCGAGTCAAGAGCAAGTGGCCCACTTCGTTCTCAAAGTCATACGGTCCATGCGAGCTGTGTAGGAAGTCTGCGGAGTGCTATGACATCCCGAGCAGTCGGCTGCCAGATCCACCCGCACCGCCTCAGTCCCTGCCCATCTTCTGGGGTTGCGAGTGCGGGTGGTCAGGCCGCGATGACGCGGTTGGCGGGACCAGCAAGGATCCAGTTTGCCCACAGTGTGGTGCCGGTTCCTTCTCGTCTGTGGACGAGAAGATGTATCTCGCCGCCCAGACCTCGCCTGACCGAATCGACTACTTCCTCAGCAGCGAGAACCGCGTTGGAACACGTGCGAAGCAGGACGAGTCGGCTAAGACGAAACATGAGAATCGTCCGTTTCCCATGCTCTACGGCAACGCCATCGCGATGGAGCTGCGTTCCTGCTTTGAGAAGGGGGACGTTACCCGCGCACTCGGCATCTTGCCCAACATGAACTGCAAGACCGTGCTAGCAGTATGCGAAGGCAAGGCGACCGTCGAAGGCAACGACCTGGACGGATTCACGATCAAGTATCTGCCAGATTCCATGACCGCGACGCTGGAGGCTGACGATGCCTAGCCCCGCCGAAATCGCCGGCCGCATGAACCAGGGCGAAGTCAACGCCCTGACCCGCAGCGCCCGGCACAACAAGCCGTTCAGAACGCAGTACCGCAATCACCTCGTCGCCCTAGGAATCGTCGCGGACACGGGACGGATAGCCCTCGGGCAATCCGTCGTCATCATCACCGACCTCGGCCGAGCCGTCGCTGCGGAGCTTGCGGTGCCATGAAGCAGGACACTTTCATGGCACGTCAGCATCTCAGCGACGCGGTTTTCCATAGCCGTTGGCCAGACGTGGTCAAACTTGCTGACTCGATCGCACGCGATCTCGATGAGGGAGAGCCGCCCGTCGGGATCTACAAAATCGGCCATCAAGCGATGGTCGGTGCGAATGCACACGCGCAAGAGGCGGTCGACCGCCTTCATCACGCGCTCACGCGTGCCCGCGCGCGCGAGGCAAAGAAGAAACGGTAGACTCCCGCCGATGCGCCACTCCATCACGCTGATGACGCTGTTCACCCTCTCGGTCTGTTCGTCCGAGCCCTACCAACCCGCTGAGCCATCCGCTGAGCCACAGCAGCCAACGCCGAGACAGGAGGAAACAGTGCCCGAGTCAGCGCACCTATCTGCGATGCAGGTACCCAAGCCAGAACCAACGCTCGCCATGGAAGCGTACGAAGGAGCCGAGAACTGGTGCTACGAGGTCGACGACCTCCCGCCATGCCGGCGCGAAGGGGACGGTGCCAGCGAGGAACTGCCGACCGAATGCTCGCCAGATCCGCGAACCGGACGGACTCGGATCTGCGTGGATCCATGGTGGGTGTCAGGGCACGGCCGAGTCTGCGTCCCGCGACCTCTCGATTCGCGCGAGCGCACACGGGCGCGCGCGGAGCTGGAGGCGTACGTCTACAGACGCGTAGATGGGAAGCACGAGGGGATCTGTCAGCCGCAGAAATGGTGGCGGTGGGGAAAAGGCCAGGAGGTTGACGCTGGAAAGTGCAGCCCAAAGCCTTTGTCTCTGCTTTTAGCCGTAGTTTCCTGGCGCGAAGCCAAGCACGACAAGAAGCGCACTCACCTGCTCAACCCCGACAAGGTGGCCGCGAGGGGGTCGTGGAAGCGTAAGCGTGATTTGTACCAAGACGTAAACCCGCACTACTGGTCGGCCAACCGCTGGCGCAGTCGCGGGGCGTACGGGACGAATCCAGCCGTGCACTTGTGGCGGTGGGATCGAACCGCGCCGCCCGAGGTGCTATGCAACCGCGTCATCGCGACCGAGACCTACTTGGAGACACTGCGCGCATGTCACGGCAAGCTGCGGTCTCTCCGCGGGGGAGATCCGGACTGGTGGGATCTTCACCACTGCGCAAGTGGCGGAAAACATGGTCGACCGGAGCAGATCTCTACCGATCCCGGGTCATTTCATCAGCGAGCAACCAGGGTGGGACTCGACCCCTACCAGAAGGTCCCCATCGAATGGTTGGGCACGCAGATCCCGCATGAAATGGCTCAAGTGCGCGAGATCGAAGAGAAGATCGAAGCCTATCTGGACATGGGTTGAGATCCGTGCGATTGTCGAATCACAAAGGGCCTCCATAAAGGGCCCAACATAGAACCGTCAACCTCTCTTGGGAGATGACGTTTCGTTCCAGCCGGGAGTGGCCCACGGAGGCCCTCCCGGTTTTTTCTTGCGCGACCCTTGATCGATCGCGCGTGATCGGTGTATCACCGATGTCGGAACGAGACGGACCATCGACACGGCAGGCGCCGTACAAGAGAGAGCGATGATGGGATGATGAGCGCTGGATACAGGGGTGAGCTTGCCACATGGGCGGGCGGGCGGGGCGTGCCATGGCGATAAGCAAGCGCCTGCGCTTCAAGATCTTCTGGAGGGATGGATTCCGCTGCCGCTACTGCGGCATGACGGCTGAATCATCTCCGCTGGAGGTGGACCACATCATCGCGCTGGCGAACGGTGGGACCGACATGGAGGAGAATCTGACCACATCATGCTTCGCGTGCAACCGTGGGAAGTCTGATCTGGATCTCGACTTAGGGGCCGATGATTTCATCGAATCGCTGCGCATCGCAGCCATGAAAACCGTCGAGGATTTGTCGCGCGCCTCTGCACGAGGTGAACGCAGATACATCTCCCTCCTAGCTGACGATGCGCAGAGTTGCATTAGGGTGTGTCGTCGCTTCATGTGTTCCGACAGCTTCTCTAATTTCATCCTTGAATGTAGGGATGTATCAAGGAGCGCTCGTAGTGGACTGGGAGAATGAGCGCTACGTGAGGTTCTATCGGAGCGACACCTTCACGTCGCTCTCGTGGAGCTGGCAAGCCCAGGCGCTGTTTCCACAACTTCTGCGTAAGATGAATCTACGTGGACGCATGGATCTCGGTGGACACGACCCGGTGGATGTCGTCTGCGTATTTTTGCCCAAATGGCCTCGGGAGATTGTCGAGGCAGGACTCAGCGATCTCATCCGTTGCAAGACAGTCGTAGTGGAGGAGTCGGCGCTTTCAATGCCGAACTACCGCATGGCACAGGAGGCGAAGGCGTCAGACGCGCTTCGCAAGAAGCTGTCCAGAGAGAGGCAGTCTCTGGATGCGAGAGGTGGTGACGTGATCAATTTGGTCACGCAGCGTGACATCGTGTCACAAAGCGTGACCGATGGTCACGAATTGTCACACCTAGCCGAGCCTAGCCGAGCCGAGCCGAGCCAAGCCAAGAACACAGTGGCAGCTAGCGCTGCCAAACCGCCACGCGAAAAGCGCGTGGCTGCGCGACGTGTGCCCAAGAGGCGCTCTAGCCGCAGCGTCGGGGATACCCCCGACACCGGCACCGAGGGGCAAGGCCCCGGTGCCACTTCCGAGCCGGAGGACGTGGAAGCAGTGCTCAACGCACTGCATGATGCCCGTCTGTCCCTCGGGATCGCCGCACGCCGCCGATACAAGGCCGCGTTCGCAACCTCGGTCCGAAGACCGCACGGAGGCCGCAAGCTAACCCCGGGGCAAATCGACGAGTGGCTCGTCGTTATCCGGAACGCTGCGGAACACTGCCGCCAGTCGCCGCAGTTCCCAGATGGCCGCCCTACGGCGGATGCCATTGTAACTTTGGCCAATTTGTCGAAATCGTCCAAATACTTGGAATGGCTGGAGAGAACTCCGCGAGTAAACGGCCACAACGGCAAGCCCAAGATTCGGCAGGACGAATCCACCGGCGAATTCTACTTCCTGAAAAACAACGTGCGCTACGAATGCGACGAGGATGGGCAGGTGATTGTACATGGCTGAGAAGAAAACAAATTGGCTGTTATGGCTGAAACGCAAGCGCTTGGCAGAAATGGCCGTGACGCAGGAGGTCTCCGCGGATGATTTCAACCGGCGTTACCGCGCCACGCTGGAAACAGGTGATTGTCCATGGATGAACGCGTGACACGTGGCAGGATGAGGCGCGCTCTCGGATCGGATTCACCGGAAACGGAGGCTGATTGGCGGAAACGGGAGGTCGAGGCGCTGGAGCGCATCGCCGACGCGCTGGAGTCGCTGGCCGCACAACACGGCCACGAGAGCTATCAGCGCTGATGTCACGTTGGGTGGGGCAGCTCATGGGCTCCGATGCCTGGTGGGCGTACGTGTGGGACCCTCGCGCATCACCGTGGTCGATGGTGCCAGGTGCGGTGATGTACCAGGCGTGTGAGTCCAAAGACGAGGCGGACAGGTGGTGCAACAGGTACGAGCGTTACTGGGTGACTAGGTATCGTGCGCGCTGCGCCTACGAATCAGGGCTCTCAGTGAGCAAACCGGAGTGGGCCGAGCACTACCGCGACTTCGCGGAGATCGACGCGATGGCAAGGGAGTTGAATGAACAAGCAGGGCGATGAAGAAGCGGAGAAGCTGGTGATCGCACACTACCTTGTGCATCGCGCTGCGGATCAACGCGATGCGAGAGTGAACGCTGCGATGTTCAGCAACGGAAAACTGGGTAGCTGGTGGATGGGTGCACAGGGAGCAGCGAAGGGATGGAGACCCGGCGACCTGGGGATAGACCCCGACAGCTACGCGCTTTTAGCCGGCATGAGACCAAGCGCGAAGGATGTAAACCTGGCTGAAAAGCGCATCGTCCGACGGTGGCAGGTCCGCTACCTGTCCAAAGCGGCGATGGATTTGACGGAGGCGATCGGAAAGGGCGAGATCGAGCAACCAGAAGAAGCACTAAACACTGTGCGGCAATTTTTGGCCGAGGCTGAATCCGGTGGCGTGGCCGAAGCGCGAACGCACCGCGATGTCGGAATCGAGCTGTTCCGAGAATGGACGCAGGCGCTCAAATCCGGAATCACAGACTTGATTCCGATGCCCATGGAGAAGCTGGCGACTGCACTGACGGGATGGCAGCGCGGCAAGTTCTACCTCGTCGGCGCGGTGACCTCGGGACACAAGACGACGTTCGGGCGCATGGCGTGTTGGCACGCTGCGCAGAACGGGCACGAGGCGTTGCTGTGGCCGATGGAGGACACTGACAAGGAGATGGCAGCGCGTACCTTCGCCGCCGAGATTCGCCAGGTCAGCACGCGTACGTTCACCACCTACCAGCGACCTGATGTCACCGAAGCCGACTTCTCCGCGATGCTCCAGGGACTTGCTAAACATCTGGACAGCGATGCTGCGAAGAAGCTGCGCTACATCGACGAGGCGATGCCCAGGCTGTCGCGCGTCCTGGCGTTGCTGAGCGCAGAGGTCGCCAAGGGTCTGGACTTCATCGCGCTGGACTTCATGCAGCTCATCCAGCCCGACAAGGACGACATGAACGAGACCTCGCACTGGTTCAAGGTCTCCAATGCGCTGGCTGCCGCAGCGAAGCGTCTCAATATACCGATCGTCGCAACGGTTCAGCCGACTCAACACGCGACACGTGAGCAAGCTCGCATAAAACGTCCGCTGAATCTTGGAGATCTGCGAGGCGGATCTGCCATCGCGCAATCTGCCTACGGAGTCCTCTTGCTCAATCGCGTGTGGGACGACGAGGGCGAGCTGGACCGACGCTTTATCGACGTGGAGATTGCGAAGTGGAAGAACGCCGCTTGCAAGAACTTGCGGTTCAAGGTTGAGCCGCACCGTGACCTGATTCTCGACTGAAGGCTCGACCGCTGGTATGGTGCTGTCTCTGGTTTCGACGGCGTGACAAGGAAAGGGGCCCCGGCAGCGCAGTGCTGCCGGGGATTTTACGTTTTGGCCCTACTCGGTCTCTTCCTCCGTCTCCTCTTCCTCCTCGTCTTCGTCATCCTCTGGGTCATCAGGCGTGTACTCGTCGATTACTTCCAGCAGTTTCATAATCATCTCGCGCTGCTCAGGGTCGAGGATGCGGTTGAGCCGCAGGTATTTGGTCGGACGCAGCGAGTCCTTGAAGGCGATGATGCCCGCGGACGTGTCCACGTCGTTTTCCGCGGTGGTTGCGTCCTTGAGGAGTTTCATCTCCTGTTTGGTCAACGCTTCGCCCAGTGAGAGCCACTGCTCCGAGAGAATGCTGTCGCGGAACGAGTGCGCGAACAGCGTGAGTGGGTTTTCTTCTGCTTCCTTGGCGGCCATGTCTTCGCTGTCCTGTACTGGATCGTAGGTTGGTTGGTCGACTTCTTCTTCTCGTGGTTGCGGTGCGCGGTGTGGCGGACGTGTTGGCCTCACGCGCTCGATAGGCTGTTGGGTGACGGTCGCCGTTTCCACCGGAGCATCCACTCCTGGAGCGTCCTCCTTGCGCTTGCCAAAGTATGCGCCGAGCTGACTTGCGAAGGCCGGCGCTGCGGCGGCGAGCATGTCGAGAATGGCACGATCGCGCTCACCTTTGATTTCAGCCTCCTTGCTGCTGCGTTCCATCTCCGATACGGCTTGCAGTGCATTCGCCTGCATGTTCAGACCCTCGTGGTATTTGCTCACGAGCGTCTCGATGGTCTGCAATAGCGGCGCTGTTTGGCCAGCCTGCGTTTGCCCTTGCGTCAGCATCTGTGAGTAGCAGCTATCAATATGGCGGTTTTGGATCTCAATCAGTGCGATGGCGCGGTCGAATGCCACGGCCAAAACCTCCTGCTCCTCCAGCCTGTCCATTGTTGGCTCAGCCTCGTCGGAATCGTCCGAGAGCTTGAACGCAAACGTCTTGCGCTGGATTTGGCCGTTTTTGACCTTGATGTGGTACTTCGCGCGGTAGTGCTGAGTGCCACCGTCCTGTTCGTGGTCGCTCTGGGCGATCATCACGATCATTCCGCAGACACGTTCAGCACTTGCATCCGGCTCCCCACTCGCATCGCTGTCGACCTTGAAGCCGTTGACCTTCTTCCAACTGTTCGTGCCTCGCTTGCGCTCGACATCGACGCGGATGAGGGCGGGCAGGTACTTGAGAGTGCGGTCAACGAGCTTGTCAGGGATGCTCGGGTCCACGTCCACTGGGTCGAAGAGTTCGTCCGGTTCCATCAGTTGCGCATCAAATCGGGTTGTGATCAGTTGCGCAACAAGTATTTCCGCATAGTTATACGCCGATTGCAAAAGTGCATGGCATGCGCTTTGCATTGGTACTTGCAACGTCCGCAAGTTTCCGGCAGCGTTGGTCCATCGTTTCACCCGCGCCGCAGGCGCAGACACCAAAACCAACCCCGGCAGCAACGCTGCGGACTTACGAGGACGAAACAACATGGCAGACGCCACCGAACTCAAGCGCTTGGACAAGGATACGCTGGTCGACGGATTCCAGCGGATGGCTGCACGTGCCCGGCGCTACAAGGACAAGGCCAAAGAGGCCGCGGAAAACACCATGGAGATCGCGCTGGCGGGCGGAACCGCCTTCGGCGTGGGCTACTACATGGGCACCATCGAGCGTGATGGTGGAACCGAGGAAGACCTCAAGATGTTCGGCGTCGACATCGACCTTTTGGTCGGCGTTGCACTCGCTGGCGTCGGGCTTACCGGCATGGCCGGTAAGAAGATGAGCGGTGCGGCCCGCGCTGCTGGCATGGGAGCGCTCTCGCTCTGGGCTGGCAACTACGGCAAGCAGATGGCGCTGGAAGCGACCTAATCCGGATCGACCCGGATCGAGGTTTCAACCTGCGGTGATCGCTAGGTTTCGGTCGAGCCTCTCGACGAGAGCCGGCTCTGTCAGCGCTGATGGCTAAATCAGCACCCACTGGCACCCGGTCGTGGAAGCAAGAGGCGCAAACCCAAGGCTTTGCAGGATTGCAAAGCGCAAACGCAAGGATGATTCAGCTATGTCCGCACATTTGGATGGCTACATGAACGCTCTCAAGCAGAGCAAGAAGCTCAACAAGGAAGCCGAGACCTTCTCCGATCTGATGATCGGCGCTCGTCGCGGTGCCGGCAGCAGCCAACCCGGGCGGGGACGGGCGTTCCCCATTCCTCGCAGCGGTCGCCTTCAGGGCATGGGCGCGAACAACTCACAGGATCCGTCCTGTCGGTTCCCCGGTCAGAACGATCTGCCGCTCGGGGCTCCCGTCGGCGGTCCGTGTCCGGAGGAGTTCCTGTGTGATTGCGACCTGATCGGCGCGACCACGCTCGGAACGGCTCCGGTCGTGCCTGGCACGGCGGGTGGCTCAAGCCTGTTGATCACCAACTTCGACGCCGTGGCGTTGCAGGCGGTGGCCATCTGGTTCACGGCTTTCGAGGCGGCTCCCGCCCCGGATGCGAACAACCTGATCGCCAACCCGGTGATCGAGCTTCCCACCGTGGTCACGAACGTGACCATCGGCGGAAACTCGCAGCTCCGTGCTCGCGGGATCGGCAACGGGCTCAACAGCGCTGCGTTCGCAGCGACTCGTGAGCCGGTGTGTGTCGACTGGGCCCCCTTCCGTTCGCAGAACGGTCAGGAGCTTCAGATCTTCTTCGACAACATCGTCGTCACCAGCAACATCCACTTCTTCGTCGTGCTGTGGTGCAACGTCCTGGCGTAGTCCAGGTCGCCGCCGTCCCCGGGTAGCCGGGGGCGTCGGCTCTCATTTTTCCGGTCGAACCGATGCCATTCAACTCACGCCAGCCATCTGCACCCGGTGCCTACGCTGGCCAGTGCACTCCGCCGACTCAGTCGATGACTCGGCAGTTTCTGTGCCGGTGGGGCACGAATCCGGTCGATACGAACCAAACGCCCATGGAGTCGCCCATCAACCCGCGGGTGAGCATGGATGCGTACGTCAGTGGGCCCAGTGGAAGCTGCGCCGAGCCTCGTTGGTGGACCGCAGAGATCAATGCCCTGGAGGTCATGCGGCAGGTGCTCGTTGGAAACTCTGCCTCACCTCTCCCGCCTGCGGTCATCCAGGGCTCGGGACTGCCATGCTCCAAGCTCTGGGCGGCCGTATCCTGGCATCAAGCAGGGATCGGCCGACGCGCGGTTTTCGACATTGGCGCGGGCATGCGCATCTCTGCGCACTCCTGTTCGCTTGAGCTGAACATCATCACTCCGCCGGAGTGCATCAGCGTCCGAGGCTCGACACCCCAAGGGACTCTTCCGCAGTCCATGGACGGACCCGGGCTATTTCTCGATACCATCATCAGGGCATCCGTGCAGGAGAGCTTCGCCCCGGTCCGAGGAGAGGCCCTGCTCACGCAGACGTTCTCCCTCCCCGATGCGACGCCCGTATTCGTGCCGTGCCCACCAGGAGCCGTGGGCGTTCGCATCTCGACACCTGGACCAGCGCCGGGTATCCCGAACGCAGCCAACTGGGTGGAGTTCGGCGACCCGACCGGGAGCGCCCCACCGACAGGCCTGATCTCCCCCGTCCCCTTCTCCTTGGATTGTGCAAACGTGAGCTGTCTGTCAGACCGCCCTGGAAATGCCGCCGGCGTTGCCAGCGTCAATACGACCGGCGTTGGTCGATTCTACACGTACGTCTGGCACTTGGAGTTTTGATGTGGTCGGCGATGATATGCAACTCCGCTTTCGCTTCCGGTCGCTCAACGGCCAGTCCACGGTACAGATGCTGGAGGCGATGTTAGAGGGATTAGTCCAGCACAATCAGATCTTCTTCGGCCTCGACCCCAACACGCCCTGCTGCCTGCTCCACGCAGGGGTTGAGTACGTTGACCCGATGATGTGTCGCAGCGAGGACTTCTGCCAGGTCATATTGGCGGCGGACAAGCTGCTGGAGGAGAAAGTTGGGACGTGCGCGGATATGTCGGCGTACCTTGCCGCCTGGATTCGCTACCACCTCAACCGTCCAGCCTACGTCGTGCTGGAGCAGCAGTACGATCACTACGGGCGCCCGATTGACCAGGCGTACCACGCCTACGTCGTCAGCGACAACATGCGATACGACCCGAGCGAAGACGTGAAACGCGGCGTATGCCGTTGCCCAAGAGGTGCCAGATGAAACCGATCGTCATTCTCGGACTCGGACTCCTTGCCGCTGCCGCACTCGGACGACGCGGAGGATCATCCACGACGGGAGGTAGCGGTGGCGGTGGCGGTGGCGGTGGATCGTCTGGCGGCGGAAACGGAAACGGAAACGGAAACGGAAACGGAAACGGAAACGGAAACGGAAACGGAGGGACTCAGCTTCAAGTGCCCCTGTCGAATCCTGGCCAGCCGGTCTTCGGCACGTTCTATCCGGTGTCCGCTGCTGACCTGGAGGTTGATCGCGCGCTGGTCGATGCGGTGGCCGCCATGGCCATCTTCGGCGTCCCCACTATGACGGCGCAGCAAGTGACCGCGTACGCAAGGTGCATCAACAGCAGCGACTGGAATCGCTACTACTACGGCGTACCCGACAGCGGTAACACCGTAGTCGGCGGCATCAGTGCGTCTCTGGCTTTCGAGAAGCAGAATCCAGACGCGCTCAAGTCCCTGCACGCTGCGCGATGGCCCGTGAAGGACACCACTTTCACCCCGCCATCTCAACGCACCAACTTCGGACTGCTGTGGCTGCCGGCGATCCAGCAAGCGCCGTCAGCACGTGCTCCCGGCATGGGTGCAGTCCCGGCCCAGATCGTCTGCCCGCCATCGGGACGCAATCCGCCAAGTTCACTGCTCGCGAAGTTGTCGGGCACCCCACCACCGTGGGCGCAACCAGGAGGCTTTACGTGATCCATTTTCTCGTCATCGGAAGCGCGCTTCTTCTCGCCGGAAAAAAGGGACACAGCAGAGGCAAGCGTAGGGGTGTCGCCGGCAAGACTGCGGATGCGTCTTCACGGCGAACGCTGAGACGACCTGCGCGTAGGACTCACAGTCGCGTCAAGGGTGGAAACGGACGGATCAAGCAGAGCTGGACCACCTTCCCCTGGCAGCCGCATCGTGTGAGCGAGGTCGCCCAGGAACTGCTGGACAAGGGCGAGCCCGATCCTGATCGGCTGACGCTGGCCGTGGCAAAAACTATCTATCCCATCCATCCGGTGACCGGCATGGAGTTCCCATGGCCGCCAGAGTTGCGCGATGGCGACCGGGACGTTGGCGCCACCATGATCTACAAGCGCATCCGCTTGCGCGTGAACACCCTACTGGCCGCCCAGGAAGAACGCATCGCAGATGATGCCACGTCCCATGCTCGCGAGCGGGAAATCGAGGAAATCGAGGAGGACGGCGACGGCGACGGCGACGGCGATGCGGACGGGCATGCTGACGAGGAAGAGGAGAGTGAGCCCGAGCGTGAGGAGCCATCGCCGCGTATTGGTCGAGCAACGCCCATGCCTCCGCAGGCAGAGGCACCTCGGCGGTCGCTGACACTCCGGCGCAAGCGGGTGATGCGACGGCGGCCGGATCCCTACGCCTATCATCCGACCGACAACAAGGTCGCACACGGCGTCTTCCACACGGTTGAGGGCGACGAGACCATCCATGGAATCGCCCGTGCGGCGCTAACGGCTATTGGCCAGCCCTCTGAGCAGGATGTGGCGCAGTACGTCTCCCTGATCGTTTGCTCGCCGGCGAATGACCTTCCGACCACCTGGGACGACGACCACGAACTCCCTGGCGCCGAGCCCACGCCGTGGGGAGATGATCGGCCCACCGTGTGGCTCCCCAAGCTGAACGAAGCAAGCCTGGGAGCTGGCGTCGTCACTACCCTTGGCGTCTCCTGGTCCGACGGAAGCAACGGTATCACCCCGCCTCCCGGGATGATGGCGAGGGGTCATGGCGAGTAGCGCCTACACCATCGACGCTGGCGGTCTGTTTGCGCGGACGAAGAAGCTGTATCGAAACCTCGTCGCAGTTGAGGAGAAGTCTGAGGACCAGGCCCGCCTCGCTCGCTCGATGATCTCGCAGGCCAAAACCGCGCCAAACCTGAGCGAGGTAGATCTGTCAAAGATCGCCGAGGCGACTGAGCTGATGGTGACCGTGGACGGCCTGCTCATGCAGGCGAGGGAGAGCCGCCTCAAGCTACTGGCGCATACGGTCAACGGCCTGGGATCGACCCTGGCTCGCGTACGCGGATACCGGGCCCAGGTTAGCCTTGGGGAGCAAGGCCTCAAGCAGCTCGATGCGGACCTGGAGAACATCACCCTGCGCTACGAGAACGTGTACCGACCCATGTTCCCCGTTCTCGCCGGAGGCATCGTCCAGATGCCTGATCCGCGCGAGATGACCGAGCAGGCATGGGAGCACGTGGAGAACAACCTGGAAGGCCCGCTGTTCTTCTGGGACTACAACGCCTGCCAGGATTTCTGGTCGGACATCCATGCGCCGAGCTGCACTGGCCCCGACTACCTCTTTGCGCTTTCGCTGATCAACCAAGTCATCGTTGCCCTGGAGCACGAGCTGGAGATGCGACGCGAGTTCTGGATCATCGCCGCTATCGACGATGGCCTGTTCGACGGAGCACTGGAAGAACAAGATCAGGTCTTCGCAAAAATCGAAAGGGCGGCCGAAGACATCGCGGGGATCCTGGCTGACATATTCGCAATTCTGAAAGGAATCACAGGTGCACTGCGGAAGACTCCAGGCGTAGTCCTTTTGGCCCTCGGCGTTGGCGTATTCATCCTATCCCGAAAGAAGTGAGTCATGGAACCGGTCACGCTACTCCTTCTTTACGGCGGTGCGATGCTTCTAGCCAAGGGCAAGAAGAAGGGGCAGAAAACGCCCCCGCTTCCCCCGCAGCCGTCTGAATGCCCGGTCGGATTCCACTGGGACGAAAACGAGCGGTCTTGCACACCCTCCGAGGATGGGCCCCCGCAGATCTCCGTGGGCGGCATGTGCGAGGTCTGGACTATCCTGCCGAACGAGAGTGCATGGTTTGGTGGGTACGCGCTTCCGGCACTTGTCGAGATCGTCGAAGCCATCGGCGCACAGCCGCAACCCAACGCTGAGGATCAGACCGCACTGTACGGAGCAGAGGAGAATCTCTCCGCGGTAGTCGTCGCTCACCTTCTCGTGGCAAACTCTCCCGTCGCCTATGCCACCAACGAAATCTCGTCTGTCGGCACGCTGTGCAAGCTGCCGCTGAGCGAGGAACTCGGGCCGGATGCTGATCCGGGCGGATCCGTCCCCGAGGCTATGACCCAACTTGCCGACTACGTGCAGAGCTACGTCGAGCAGGCCATCGCCTACTTCAACCAGAGTGGTCAACTTCAATTCCCAGAAATAAGCGGCTAGAGTGTCGCAAGGAGAACGTCATGCCAGAACCAGTAGTCATCGTCGGCGGAGGTCTTTTGCTCCTCGCCCTCCTCGGAGGGAAGAAGAAGAACGGCGGCGGTCCCCTCAAGCCGCTGATCGATCCAGACGATCCGAACAAGACGGACCCGATCCCAGGTGGAAGCAAGTCTGGCTGGCTGCCCAAGGGTGGCGGATACGGGAAGCAGATTCCAGACGGCATGACCTCCAACGATCTGTGGGTCTCCGATGACTGCCAAGCGTTCGTGATGGGCCAAAACTGGCTTCCGACAGTCGGAGCGCTCAGCCCCTACCAGTGGATGGCGCAGGAAGAAAACCTGCTCAAGTGGAACGTCATCAACCAGACCATGCTGGCCGAAATCGGAGATGGGAGCGATCCCATCCACACGATGCCAAACGCGATCGTCCTCGATTTCGCAGGTCAGGTTGGGGCCAGGGTTCCGGGGGCATACGTGAGCAAATCTCTGCCATCTTCATGGGGCGATTACAACAGCTATGCCGAGGTTGGAATCTACCCAAGCGACCTTCCGATGAGCGTGCGGTTCGCCATCCAGGCGCTGGCAGATTCGTCGCCTTCGGCAGCAGCATGCGCGGAGACGCTTCCAGGGGCCGGAGGTGCCAATGCAGCGCAGTGGCAGGCTAGCTTCCGAGCCTGGCGCAAGGAGTACCCCGCGCTCGACTTCCTCCTCAGCTTCATCACCTCGGCGTCCGTTGCAGACATCCAATCCGCCATCGACGAGTACGAGGGAGGGATCGAGTTCTAATGAATCCAGGAATCATAATCGGAGGTGGAGCACTCCTGCTCCTGGCGCTGGCCGGTGGCAAGAAGAAGCACAAGCCAATTCCGCCGCCCGAACCGCTCCCTGAGCCCAACGGCGGAGGAGACGGAGGAGACGGAGAGCCTGCACCCACACCAGAGAACCAGCAGGTTCTTGCCGTGCTGGAGGACTACGTGATGCCAGACGGCTACGAGTTTCCGCAGGATGTAACCACCGAGGAGTGGCCTGCGACCATGTGGGTATCTGAGGACTGCAAGGCGTACGCCGTGGGCAAGCAGTTCCGTCCTTTGATCACGGACGACATCGTGGAGTTCTACAACTCCGTCGTGGACACCGTGGCTGAGGATGACGCCGAGCTGGCGTCATCGCCGCCCGACCACTGGGACGAAATCCTCTTCGATGCGGGCGAGACCCCGTTTGAGTCACCCACCAAACGATGGGCGATGCAGTACCTGTTCGACTTCGACGGGGGCGTGTACGAGATGTGCGCGGCCAAGCTCCCCGTCGTCCAGGACTATCCGTCCTGGGACGCCTATCTCCAGGCGTTCGCCGACTTCTCGGCCCAGGAGCCCGCGCTCTACCGGCTGTTCTATCGCCACCTGTACCAGCCTGCCATGCAGGTCATGGATGCGGCGTGGAGGGAGCGCTTTCCGCTGGAGGCCCAGATGTGGCATGAGCGGGAGTGGGCCTACAAGGCCCTGGATCAGAATCTCAACCTGGAGGACCGCACCGACTGGGCATTCCATCATGCGTACGCCGATGGGCCAGAGGTTTTGGATCCAAATGACCCCGGGCACCAGGACTACATTCAGGCGTGGATTCGTCTGCGCGACATGATCAAGGAGTTTAGCTGAAATGAACCCGCTGGTCGCACTGATGCTGGTCGGCGCTGCCGCTGTCGTCGTGACGAAGTCGGCAGGCAAGAGTGCGGCGCGCACGGCAAAGAAGCTCGGCCACAAAGGATCCAGGGAATTCGACGGTTATTGGCTGCCCGACAATGTGTCGATCCAGAGGGAGTCCGTAGGGGAAATGAGTGGGTCGTACGACGCGCCCATCGCCACCATGGACACTGCCACCGCCGCCATCTACATCTTCACCAGCATCCCGCTGGTGGGAGGATGGGAGGATGCCTCAGAGGACTGGGGGCTCCTTGGCCAAGTCATCAATCCGGCCGCCATCTCCAATCCCGACATCGAGTTCGTGCTTCAGCAGTTGCCGCCGTCGGGAGTGTCATACATGGACGGAGGGGTCACGGGGCAGGTCGGAGAGTACGCGGTGGACATCAGGAATGTCCCGTTCTACTGGGACCGAACGATGGGAAGCAAAAATGAGATCGACCTGGACTTGGGTAAACTTCCCGCGGACCTCAAAAATAGCACCGAGGCATACGCCTACGTCGTTCAGAACGCCATCAGTCTGATCATCCAGGCTCGCTCATTCGACTGGGAGGGTAACAGCGCGTGGCTCACCCCTGCGTGTGGCGCCCTCGTCGGGCGCAGATTCTGGTCCAACATGGCCATGGAGGCTCCGACACTGGCACAGGCGCTGGCCATCCCCGGAAACAGCGCGATGGGGTATGCCGACTACCTCTACAACTACGGACCAGACGGAGGATGGGGCCCAACGGAGAAGGCTATGCAAATTGCGCGGTCCATCATCCATGAGCTGAGTCCTGAGTGCGTGCTGGACGACAAGAAGTGGTCGAGCGGAAACGTCAAAGAGTTCTATCGGTGGATTAGCGACCGAATCCAAGAGGACGTTGTAGGCGGCGCTCCATTTTCCCCAGAGGACAATCTCCCATGAACAAATCAATCTTCTATCTCGCCGCTGTTGCCGGTGCCATGGTCATGCTCGGTCGACGCGCAAAAAACGGCGGCAAGGGTGGAGTCACCGACGTGACCGGCACGCTCCCGAAGGGCGGCCCAGGTCCAGCCCCGGATGCCGACACCGCCGAGCAGGCTGACCGGGAGGCCGGATACGTCGACATCGCCCTGGAGAATCTGCCCACTGTCGGGCCATTCCTCGGCCAGGACGGGATCGACGCGGGCGTACCGGGCATGACCCAGGACGGCTTCGTGACCCCGGTGGGCGGGGAGTGGCTCAGCGGATGGATGACGCGGGTGAGCTACTGGGGCGCCTACCCGTACAACGCGGGGGCGCCGATCATGTTGCCGCCGACCTGCATCCTGGAGGTCACCTGTCCGGAGGAGTACCTGCCCTACCGCGACGCGCTGCTCCGCATCGCGGAGATGGTCAACGCGGGGCTGTCTGCGCGTGGGATCAAGGACATCCGCTACGACGCGGAGACTGGGGCGTTCGGATGAGTCCCTGGCTCCTGATCGCTGGCGGCGCGGCGCTTCTAGCCGTGGCCAAGGGTAAGGCCAAGGGCGGAGGCGGTGGGTCCATCTACTTCATTGACGCTGAGTGCAACCCCATCCAGTACACACCGCAGACACAGCAGGAGGCCATCCGCTTGCTTGCCAGGGTGGCCCAGTTGGCGGCGAAGGGGATGACCAATCTTGGGTTCCCCATGACCCCGGAGGAAGCGGCGTCGCCAGATTCCACGCTGGTTGTGTTGCGCAAGGCACTTGGCCCGGCCCCAGGGGTCATGGCTGACAACATCGACTTCGCACGCGCTTACGCCGAAGAAGTAACCAGGCTGGCGACGGATCCCAGGTGTTCTCTGGGCGACCCATGGCCGGCAGCCGCCATGATATTCTCCGAGCAGACGTTTTCAGAAACGGCCATGCAGATGGCCATGCAGCATGGGTACGACATGGGCGTACAATATGCGTCAACCACACTTCCCAGGTCTCTCCCAGAGGGGCTGCTCGCGAGGATGATCCGATGAACGCTGTCATCCCACTCGCTATCGGCGCAATCGTGTTGATGGCCCTCGGACGCAAGAAGCGCGGCTACGGTGCGCAAAACGGATCCACGGATCAGACCGGATCAGGAAACGGATCCGCGGATCAGGACCAAATCGTCGATGAGGGTGAGATCGAGTCCGAGGGCGGAACGGCCTACCAGTACCGAGTCTGGTCGACACCGAGCGGCACCGCCAAGTACGTGGGGGAGCTGCTTCTCGACGGCAACTGGACATCCGGGCCGATGGCCAACTCGATGGAGGAGGTCCTGACGGCTCTGGAGGAGATGGCGGACAGCATGGATCCGCAGACGCAGTTCCAGCCGCCCGCGGGCGCGTGCGATGACGCGGAGCCGGGCCCCTTCGACTGGCTGGCCTACAACGAGGCCACTGAGCAGTGGGAGTCCATCGACGACACGCTGGATCCGCTTGAGGTCATGGAGCCCGGACGCCGCTGGTGCGTCCTGCCAGACGACGACCTCGGCGGATACTTCTCGCGCGTGATCGACGAGGACAGCGGCGAGGTAATTTTCGAGTCTGCCACCGTCAGCGACGCGAGCATCGCCGCCTCGATGGCCTACTACGGCCTCTATTCGCCAGACGGCCCATTCCCCTGGGTGAAGTTTCAGCAGCAGCCGGGCGGGTAGGGTAGAATCCCGGCCATGCTACTCGACAACGCCAATCGAATCGGGGGTGTCCGATGCTGATCGACATCCGCCAATCCAAAAACGGCGAAACCATGGTCGTGACTGACCCAGGTGGGGATGTCCACATATGCTCCTCCGCGGAGGAGCTGTGGGAGACAGTCAAGGGCCTCGCCAGCGACCCGAACATACCGACCATGGAAGTCGAGCCGGGACCGAAGACGAAGACGAAGACGAAGACATCTCGCCGCGCTGAGGCCGATGAGGATGACGACGGAGACGGAGACGGAGACGATGAGTACGAGGACCCCGACGATCTCGTGGCGGCCTTCGCCGGCCGCGCAGTCCAGGGACTGCTAGGCGGCCTGCAACGCGCCAGCTTCCGGGGAAAGAAGCGCAAGCGCAAGACAACGCCCGCCTCCGAGGGTGACAGTGGCTAGCGCCATGCCACTCCTGCTTCTCGGCGGCGCCGCCCTGCTCTTTGCAGGGGGAGGGCGCCGCCGCGGCAGCAAGAGTAAGGTGTCTACTGCATCTTTGAGCGGGGGGCTCAAAGATGCGCAGGCCTGGGCCGAATGGGTCGAGGCCACAGGTGCCCTTCCCGGCTTTTCAGCCTTCGCGCCCGCCGTGGCATACACGGAATCTGGAGGAAAGAATCTAGTCGGACTTGGAATCGACTACGGCGCGATGCCGCCCAACGTGAAGCTGCGCACCGGGACCAAGGGCGCTGACAACGAGGCCAAGGCGGCATGCAACTTGTGGAAGGGCGCCGTCGGTCGCGGCTATTACGGCGACAACCCATACGACTGGCGCTACTGGTGTTTCGGATCAGGTGGATGGTTCGGCTTCCTTCCGGCTACCGGTCTCTCGGCGGGAGGGGTGCACGGACCGTTCGCCGATCAGTCTCCTCATCTCGTGTTTGAGCCGCTGGAGTCGGTGGTGATGCTGGCCGACTTCGTGAAGCGAGTGATCCGCAATCCCGTGTTCAAGGCGATGCCGCCTGTGCATCAGAACTGGCTGGCAGTGCGTCGTGGCATGGCCGCGTCCTCGCTCATCGACGACTACAACGAGGAGCATGAGCGATCCCCAGGGACACGTGAGCGGTTCGACCGCGCCCTCGCCGAGACGGGCACCGACCCGGACTTCATGTGGGAACGCGCAGAAGAGGGCGACTACCCCGGCGCAACCCATTTGCTCGACTGGCTGTACGACAACAGCGAGGCCGCGTAGACTTCAATCACCAACCCGAGAAAAGGAAGCAAGGACCATGGCGCTGATCATCGTACAAGGATGGGGACCCGGAACCTGGAAGACGTACTGCGACGACAGCCTCGGCGTGAGAGCCCGAGGGTGGGGCGCGGGTAGGCCATGGAAGATGTTTCACATCGGCGGCGGACCAAGTAACCGACTTCAGGGAATCGGCGGCGGACCGCAGTGGAAGCTCTTTTGCGGAGGTCAGGACTAGCCTGTACCCGCGGCGCCTGGCCGCGTAGACTCAAGCGAGGAGAACTCCCAAATGCCAATCGCAAAAGGTTTCGGATCAAGCACATACAAGGTGCTGTGCACGCCGCTCGCCACGGTGCCCACCGCCGGATGGGGCGCGGGTCGCCAGTGGAAGATGCACACGCAGTCGGGCGAAAGCCGGCTCCAAGGTTGGGGCGGCGGTCAGCAGTGGAAGCTGAACTGTCCATCGTCCTAATCCGGTCCGCGCTGCCATGAGTTGGTGCACCACACGGTTACAGTGCGCCATGGTCAGCATCTTGCTGACCATGGGATGCGCTCATTCCGCCAACAAGGCCGTGGTCTACACGGAAGAGGGCTTGCGAGCGGCCGAAACGACGTGGGACGGCTACTACCGATCTGAAGCGGAAAGGTGCGAGAGCCGATACGAGCCTAAGACCCCCGAAATGGAGGAGTGTTTTGGCTCAACCTACGACGCGGACGCGAAGGTGGCCGAAGCGGTCCAGTCCGCGGTGGCTTTGCTGCGGACGTACTGGCTGGCACGCGCCACTGGGAAGGACCCGGATTTCGCCGAGCTGATGCGTGAGGTTCAGAAAATAGTCGACGACCTGCCGCCGGAAGCGGGGCAGTATTTCGCGCGAGTCAAGGGTGTTCCCTAGCTCGCCACGAGAGGCGCAAGGACGATGGTACAAAGAGTCAAAGGATTTGGTGGTGGCCCTCCGTGGAAGCAGTGGGTTGATACCGGCGGAACCGGACCAACCGGACCAGAGGGACCAACCGGACCCATGGGCGTCACCGGCGGAACAGGACCAACAGGCCCGACCGGCGGAACCGGCGGAACAGGCAGCGTTGGTCCGACCGGACCAACAGGTCCTGGTCCCGTCGGACCAACCGGCCCAACAGGGCCTGCTGGCAGCACCGGCGTCGCGGGACCAACGGGACCAACCGGAACAGGGGTCACCGGCCCAACAGGGCCTGCTGGCAGCACTGGCGGTGTCGGCCCAACAGGGCCTGCTGGCAGCACTGGCGGTGTCGGACCAACAGGGCCTGCTGGCAGCACTGGCGGTGTCGGACCAACAGGGCCTGCTGGCAGCACTGGCGGTGTCGGACCAACAGGGCCAACCGGGCCGATTATCCAAGAGCACCGCACGCATCACACCAACTCCAACGACGCGGCCGGAGAAGGAATCCCCGACCCGTTCCGCCTCACCTTCGGCACGGACTGGAACTTGGGGGTCCCAGGAGCGCTGCCCACTGCGCCGCCAGGGCCGATCTGGGAGTGGATCCCCGATCGCGCTGGACGCCTTGTTGCCGTCATCATGTCCTTCGCGCAAAATCTCCCTGGTGCCGGGAGCTTCAGCGGAGTCAGCATTGACCTGCTCGATCTCGTCCCACCAAACGTGGCCCCTGTGCAGCCAGGTGCGTTCGCGCACTTGCCGGTGGCCGTTCCTCCGCTACTGGTGATCTCCACGAGCGGACCCTTCCCCATGGTTGAGGGCGTGCCCGTGTTGTTCGCATTCTCACCTATCTCCGCGATTTTCGGGGTTGGAGATCTGCTCGGCCTCCAGGTTCGTCCAGGCGTCGGATCCGGAATCACAGGGTCAACCCTTCAGTGGCGCGCAACCGGTCTCTGGGAGTTGTAGCTCACCGATGCCGAAGGCAGGGACGGCTAGCCAGGCGCTCGACGACTCGTACTACGACCGGATGTACGAACAGAGTTCCTGGTACTCGCACCCGTGGCAGGGCTCGCCCTACCTCCCAGTATGGATGCGAATTGTGGATGTGTTGGCGGCTAACAACGCCAGCTCCATCTACGAGATAGGATGCGGGCCTGGGCAGCTCGCGGGCTGCCTGAATCAACACTTGCCGAAGATCGCCTACGCGGGAATCGACTTTTCCCCGAAGGCAATCGAAATCGCACGTCGGAAGAATGCCGGAAAGATTCCAGCCGAGGCGTTTGCCGTCGCAGACATGCGCGACGGTGAAGTATTCGACCGGGATTTCGATACCGTGATCGCCACCGAGGTATTTGAGCACATCGACGACGACCAAGGGTTCATCCGTCGAATCCCAAGTGGGAAGCTGGTTATCTTCTCGGTCCCCAACTTTGACGACCCCGCACACGTGCGCTATTTCTCTGGGTATTCAGACGCAGCCAGGTGGTACCAACCATGCTTCCAGGAACTCACGGTCATTTGGGTGAGACGGTTGCAGACCCAGTACGGATACTGGATTGGAGTGGGCAGGACATGAGGACGACGATCTGCCTAAACATGATCGTGAAGGACGAGGGCGCTGTCATCGAGCGCTGCCTTGGGCCCATCAAGCACCTCATCGACTCCTGGTGCATCGTGGACACGGGCTCCACGGACGACACGAAGGAGAAGATCCAGGCCATCCTGGGGCACATTCCCGGCGAGCTGCACGAGCGCCCATGGCGCGACTTCGGGTCCAACCGTACTGAGGCCCTGGAGCTGGCCAGACCGCACGCTGACTTTCTGCTGTTCTCAGACGCCGCCTACGTCTGGGAGATCGACGATGGCTTCGCGCTGCCTGACCTCTCAGAGGACGCGTACTTCGCCAGGATCACCATGAGCGGAAGTTCATGGAGGATGCCGACCCTCATCCGAGCGGATAAGCCATGGTTCTACCGGTCGAAAAGCCACAGCGCGCTGAACTGCCGCGAGGGATTTCGTAGCGAAAACATCGACGGCATCAGAATCAGCCATCCGTCCGACGGAGCGCGCCGACGGAGCGCGGATCCAAAAAGGAAGTATCAGGCCGACATCTCCAATTTTCATGCCGAGCTTGAGGAAAATCCGCTAAACAGTCGGGCGACGTTCTATCTCGCGCAGAGCTACCGTGACATCGGCGACTTGGAAAGCGCCATCGTCTGGTATCGGAGGCGCGCCGAAATGGTAGGATGGTACGAGGAGGTGTGGTTCTCGCTCTACCAGATCGGCGTCCTCCAGGCCCGGTCGGGAGCGACGGATGAAGTGGTCGCCGCCTCATACCTGTCCGCTTACCGCTCTAATCCGCAGCGGTCAGAACCGCTCGTCGCACTCTCTGCCCTGTGTCGACAAAGCAAGGCATACGCGATGGCACACGTGTACGCCTGCGCTGCACGCGACCTCCCCTATCCGAAGCGAGACCTCCTGTACGTCGAGGATGCCGCCTACACCTGGATGGCGTTGGACGCCTACGCGATTTCCGCATATTGGGTCGGTAGGTACGCGGAAGCACGGCAGGCCAACGAGGCACTCCTGGCCAACGATGGCCTCCCTGCCTTGCAGCGACCGCGCATCGAGACCAACCTGGCGTTCTGCCTCGCAAAGACTGCAAAGGAAGCCGCATGACCACCCCACTCGCCCCCATCGTGTATCCTGCACTGGAACTCGTGAACCAGATCCTCAAGTGGGTTGACCAAGGGCTATCCACTGAGGAGATCCAGAAGCGCCTGGCGAGCCCATCAGGTGTCGGCAGGGACATGATCAACCGCATCCAAGAGCGCCGAGAAATCGGCCGAGGTCTACTCGGGCGGGACCCAGAATAGGCGAGGACCATGGCATCGCTCTACTCCACTCCAGAACAGCGCAAGCGCCGTGAAGAACGGAGACAGGCGCGCGGTGTAGGTGAGACCGCAGCCAAGACATCGCGAGACCGCAGCTCCTTCTGGGCCGGAGCCCTCATGGGCGCCGCCACGGCGACGGGTGGATTCTTCGCCATCCGCGTCCTGGAGCGCATGTTCAAGAAGAAGAACGAGGCCGAAGGGGTCGTTGTGACCGGGGAGGCTGCGCAGCGCCTCATGCTCAACGCGACGACTGGTGCCGGAACGATAGCGGTTCCGGCGTTGGCACCCAAGCCGCCCGTTGTCAAGCGTACGGTCATCGAGGAGATGGTCGAGGACATGGAGGACTGATGCCACTTCCACTGATCTGGGGCATGGCCATCGTTGGTGCGATGGCGATTGGTCTTCGCCAGAAGAAGGACCGCAGCTCATTCAGGGTGCCTGGCTTCCCAGACTGGAAGTACCAGATCGAGCGCGGAGAGCCGACGCAAACTTCCGGGCCCGGAGAGCATCTGTTCCCCTGGGATCGTAGGTACTACCTGTACGTCGGCAACACCGAGTGGGCTGACGACCTTGTGCAAGGCAACGAGCATCTCGATCCAGAAGGCACGGAGACCGAGGAATCCATCCACCGCCTGATGTGGGGCACTGGGTCCAAGGGGGTTCAGGGGGCCGCGTACGACTACTACCGTAGCTTGGCCGATCGCCACGGTAGCCCAGAGAACGTCTACGAGCAGGACTACGCTGCCTCAACGGGGCCGTTCAAGCTGATCGTCTACCGGTGGGGAAGCAAGCACTACGAGGCGATCATCTTGGCGGAGGGAGAATATCTGGCCCGAAGAGACTCCAAGACGCTGAGTTCGGCCATCGCCTGGCTGAGCAAGATGGCCAAGGAGTTCGATCGTACCAACTGGGCGTCTCTCGATGCGGAGGAGAAGTTATCCCTTCCACCATCACAGTGGCCGAAGGGGTAGCGTGGCCCGATCCAAGAAAAAGGTTAGCAAGGGCAGAAAGAAGGCGACCAAGAAGGTTGCCAGGCGCCGAATAACCGCGCTGATTCCACGTGGTCCCGCCGTCCCGCGCAGAAAGAAAGGTGAGAGCTATGTCGCCTACCATGACCGGCTTTCGGACCTGATCTACGAGGCGGAAAACGCGGGTGACTTCGCCATGTCAGAGACCTTGCAGCGCGCTGCGGGCGAGCTGGCCAGGAAGCAGAAAACCATCCCCGCACGTCGCAAGGTAGACAAGGCTCGACGCGGGCCAGGCACCTATCCCTGGTACCAGTGTGTGGACGACCAAACGAAGCGGCACGGAGATTCTGTCCGGGCTGCACGAGTCTGTGGACGCATCAGGGCCGACTCACGAGCCCGATACCCGATCTACTGGTCTGTGCGTGGACTTGGAAGACGACGCAATCCAGAGGCGGAGCAAGACTTCTCCATCACTGTCGACGGAGACGGAACCGTCTGGCACTTCTGGGTGCAAGACAACCGAAAGAGCAAGCTCGCCGCCACGTCCTCCAAGCCCTACCGCAGCGAGCAGACCGCCATAAGTGCGGCCAAGCGCGCTGCAAAGCAGTGGGAACAGCGCTACTATGCTCCCAAGCCACAGGTCAACGGCGGCAAGAAAGCCGCCAAATCCCGTGGACGCCTGCCCAGTGTTCTGACCAGGATGTGAAATGCGTAAGCGAGCCAAGCCCGGACCCGTGTTCATCCAGATGCCAGACGGGCCTCGGGGTGAGGCGATCGTCGAGCTGATGGGGACGCTGCGCCATCTTGACCCGGACGCAGATCGTGCCCTACGCGGACAGCTTGGCAGCGTCTATCTCTACATCACCGAGGCCGATGCGCGTGGAGACGGGGATGAGTGGTACGAGGAGGCTCCGCGCGATTGGCAGCGCCAGGCTGATACCCTTTTCGACCACATCACCTCCGGGCTGCAAAAGACGGCTCCGGCACATCACTACTTCAGCGGGCGAAAGATGCCCGACGGAACAATCGAGTGGGGGTTCTGGGAGAAGGTCCAAAAGAATCCAGGGGAGGCCGCCGAAGACGACCTGCTCTACGGAGGATTCCGCGAGAACAAGACTCCGCTCACCGTCCAGAAGGACGAAAACGGAACCATCTACAAGTACAGAGGCCGTCATATACTTGTGCAGGGGCCAAACGTCCAGATTGCGCGCCAGATCAAAGACGGACCCGGTGCCGTGTTGGCAGAATGGTCCTCGGACCAGCCGTTCCCCCACCTGGAGGCGCTGGCAGTGATCGACCTGATGCACGAGCAGGCGAAACACCGCAGCCGCAAACGTGTTCCACCGCAGCCACCAGTTCCCGCTGGCGTGCGCATGCGTACCGTGAAGGGCAACGGCGGCTTGTTCGCCTGCCGCAGCTACACCATCGACGTGCAACCGCTTGGCGCGTACGAAGGCGGAGACATCGCAGAGCATGACGGCATGGCGATGGCGACGGTGATCGGCCCAGACGAGACGGCTCTTGGGAGCTACACAGCGTGGGGAGCCCGGCGTGCGCTTGCATCCGCGTGTGCGCTCGTAGAGAAGACCGCGAAGGAACGAGCTGCGAGCGCCCCGAAGAAGGCAACGCGTGGCTCGTTCATGCGTCGCATGATGAACATTTGAGGGTACAGCTCCGCCGCGGTAGCATCGGGACCAGGAGTTCCCATGAACAACCCAAGCGGTGACAAAGGGCGCGGTCGCATGCTGCGCGAAGTCGAGTCTGCCAAGCGTCTGCTCGGCGGAGGGAGCACCCGCGGCGTCGGTGCGAGCTACGACCCGTGGACCGATACCGTGATCGACTACGCAGTCCCCTACCGCCCGCAGGTGTTCATGCACCCAACGCAGTACGGCGTGGGCGCCAGACTGCCAGCGCCTCCCAGTCGCCGCATCGCCGCGTCCGCTACCACCAGGGGGGTGACCTGCCTCCCCGGGTTCACGCCACACTTCAACGGCTATCGGTGGGTTTGTTACAACGATCGCCCGCTCGCGAAGCCGAAGAGGTAGAAAAATGCCCTGTGGAGACAAGTGGAAGAACAAGACGATGCGCAGAATCCCCCTGACCTACCGCCGCGGAATGGGCGCGCCTCACGGGACCTGGAGCGGAGATACCGAAATGCCCGCCTATCCGGCGTATCGGCCCGGTTGCCAGCCTGTCCAGCATCCGGGTCTCCAGCGCAGCTATTTGGCGATGGAGAGTGGAATCTACACGCCCTACTCGATTCGCGGCGCGCTTCCCATCTGTCTGCCTGAGCGGCCATGCGGCGGTCACTCAGACTGCCCCCCTGCGGTGGACCATCACCAGCCATGGTGGGAAGGGTACTGCTGTGAGTCCTGCGCATCTGGACACGAGTGTGAGTGCGGAGGCGACTGCACAGGCGACTGCACGAGCCCTGGCGTCGGACAGACCTCCGCTGCACCGCCCGCTGCCACTCCCATTCCCGCGCGTCGCCGGCCTCTTCGGCCACCGGTGCCTCCAGGACCAGGGTATGGCGCGGCATGCAACCCGTACATCGGGCCAAATCCCGGGGACATCGGCTGCGCACCCACCACCAATCCGGTCGGCCTGTATTATGGATTTCGTCGAGGACGAAAAAGGCGACAGCGACGGGTGCCCTATCCTATCGGGCAACAGCCGTACTGGATCGGGCAGAGCGCGCAGTTCTACGCCGAGCCATTTGCTGGATGCCCCACCAGGAGCATGCCCTACTGGATCGATGCGGGATGCGACCAGGGCGGAATCGGTAAGCGCGGCCTGACTTTGCGCGGAAAACAACGGAGGTAAGAAAAATGGCTCAACGACGAAGCTATCGAAAGCAGCGAGGGAAACAGCAAGGGGTGGCTGGCTGCCACACCGGCTGTGCGCCGCAGCATGAACACCAGGATGTTCACCACCACCACCACCACTACTGCCACTGCGGGAAGACGCCCTACCCGCATCAGCCAGACGTGGACTGCGCTCCGGATGGCCAGCCATCTGGCGGCATGGATGACTACAACGACACCGTTGGCTATCCAGACGACGGCGGCGTGGACGCCAACAACAACCAGTACACGGACGAACCCGAGGGCCTGGGCGCGAGCCGGGGCGGGTGGTACGAGCCTGCATCTGGCATGTCTCTCACCTTCAAGGGAGCCGGCACCCGCCGGCTAGGTGGGAAGAACCGCCGGCCCATCAGTCTGACCGCCAAGCGTCAGTACCGGGCGACGGGGAGGTACTGAGATGGCCAACAACCCCACTCTGTATCAGCGTCAAGTCGGCCTCGGAGCATGGGACACCGACGCGGCTCGTTCTCACATCCAAGATGGACACGTCCGCATCCCGATCGTGCCGCGAGGCATGGGGGCACCGGTCAAGATGACTCTGCACCGTGGAGTCGGCGCTCGGGGCAAGGGGAGGGCGGGCTCACGCGGAGGATCCACGCCTAGCCGCCCCCGCGGCAAGTGCATCTCCAGTGGTCTAGCCTGGTGTAAGAAACAGTGGATGGCGAGCAAGCTGAGTGCTCACGATTTGGCTGAGTGCCAAGGGTCCATGATTACCGGATGCCTGTTCCCCCATGGACCAACAGCACCGGGCCCAAGGATCGGGGTTGGGCGTCGGCGCTCTCGTTCGCGCTCTCGTTCGCGTTCCCTATCAGCCGGAAGATCAACGCCTATAGACGCAGGTGACTGCGAGCAGTTCGCGTACGTCAAAGGCATCTGGGTGTGCACGAAGCACACCGGGCCAGGTCCTGGCTCCGGCGACCCGCAGCTCCCCGTACAATATGAGGATACAAGCCGCCCCTGATGGCTACTCAACCAAGCAAAGCCGATGTGGACCGCGCCAACGCGGCGACCGTCTCCACGCTACAAATCGCACCACAAATCGCACCACAGTCCTTCCACGACTTCAGGGGAGTGGGGGACGCGTCATGCGGCCCGGGGATTGGCTGACGGTATTCCGGTGGGCCGCGGTCGCGGCCGAAAAAGGGATCCCGACGACGCTGAGAAACGAAGATGCCACGCCAAAACCCCTGCCTACCGTGCCTGCTACTTGCGGGGAACCCCGGCCCTAAGCCGTCACGCCTGCCGAATCCAGGCGACGTGGCACTGCTTGGCACTGCCCTGGAGATCAAGGTCGAGCGCGACAGCGACGGGCAGGAAGAGGTCCACAAGTTCACGGGGGAGGGCCCCAACCTCTATTGGAGCCCGACGCTGAAGACGTTGCTGATCTTCCCTGGGAAGCACGTGCGATGGGTCGGCCATCTCGGTCCGGACCAGGAGCTGTTCAAGGCGGCCGGCGCGGAGAAGTCGGCCAAGCTATTTCGTCGATGGGCGGCGCGTGACCCCGTGCAGATGGGCGAACTCAAGCTCCAAGACTACCAGCTCAAGCCGTACGGTCGCGCGGTTCACATCGTGTACCGCAGCTCCAAATGGAAGTCGGACGGAATGACGGACGACTACATCCACACCCTGGGCAAGAACGTGCGCATCGCGATGTCGCCTGGAAGCCCGCCCAAGGCCATCGCCATCAGCGGCGGTCGGCTAACCGTGACGGAGAGAGGACTGGTGTACTGATGGACCCGCAGGCAGCACTCGACATGGCCACCAGCGCCCTCAAGCGCAAGGACTACCACGCCGCCGGCGAACACCTGGAGGCGTACTGGGAGTGGCGACGGGGTGGAGGATTCGAGCCCAAGGGCGGCGACCGCAAGGCATCCAGGCTCGGGGCCAAGCTCTCGGACGAGTGGCCGGGCGGCGAGTCTGGGTGGGGCGAGGCCGGGGGCGTGGAGGGCGAGGGGTACGAGAACCCGCGCAAAAAGACATCGAACCCCGCCAAGAAGACCCATGCCAGGCTGGCGAAGGCTCACCTCAAGCAAGCTGAAAAGACGCTTGAAAAGGCCCGTGAAACCACAGACGGGTCACATCGCAAAGTCCTGGCCATCCTAGCCCTGGAAGATGCGCACGCCGCTTGGAACGAGGGACACCACGCCGACGATTACTCCATCATGGACGGCGCCAGCTCCATATCCTCCGAGGTGGAGGACATGCTGAAACTGCGCAGCAACCCCGCGAGCAAAGCCTCGCGCAAGCGCGCCAAGAAGAGGGTGAAGAACCCCAGGGCCAAGGCTGCATCCCCGATGGTACGGATTGACGTGCTCCCGCATGGCGTATACGCGGTGCGCGACAAGACGAAGATCTACGAGACTTTTCGTGGTGCCGACGCTTTCGACAAGGCCATCTCGCTGGTGGATGAACTCAACTGGGGGAAGCCAGCGAGGAAAGAAGCGAAGAAGAAGGCGAAGAAGAAGGTGGCCAAGAAGAACCCCGACGCCAAGACGATCTTGCGCAAGGCGATGCGAGGGACGTGATGGCTCCGGTTGTCACATCGCCGTATCGGGAGATGTCGTCGTTCGACCGACGCAGCGCCAGAATCCCAGACCCCCGCAAGCAACAGCAGGCGCTGCCAGACTACGGCCCAGACGACTACCAGTGGCATGAGCTGTGGGACAGCCTGAACGACCGAGTCATCCCCGGCCTCTACACGAAGGTCAACGGCCACATCTACAAGGTCGAGTACAGCTTCTACATCCAGGCGTACACGGCCGCGCGCGACCAGGATCGTCTGGATGAGCGGGCCGGTGAGAAGGATAGCATGATCGAGCTGGCGGAAGGGCGTATCGCCCAAGAGCCCAGTAAGGCCAAAAAGACCGCCAAGAAAAATGCGAAGAATAATCCAGACGCCCGCGCGATCCTGCGTAAAGCGATGCGAGGAACCTGATGCCGAGAGGTCGACCGATACACAACGATCTACTCCTGGAGATTCGGGAGCGAGGCAAGCTCGTGGACCGCCTGCGTGAGTTGGGGCTGACCAAGAAAAGCGCAGCCATCCTGGCCGAGAACTTCCCCGACGGGCGTGGACTCTCCGACGCGAGCATGAGTGCGCTCACCCATCTTGGGGTTCCCACTGCCCAGGCCAAGAAGGTGATTGCTGTATTTGCGGTTGCTGGCTTGTGTGACGCGGCCTGTCAGGACCGCGCGGGGACTGTCAGGCAGCCATCCGAGGTAGCAGAACTCGTGCGTAGGGTCATCGGCAAGAAGCCGCAGGAGTATTTCGTCGTCGTGTTGCTCGACGCACGCCAGCAAGTGATCGACGTGCTCGGAATCGCCATTGGCAGCCTGTCGGCGGTGGAGGTGCACCCCAGAGAGTTGTTTCGGGAGGCGATCCGTCGGCAGGCTCACAGCGTGGTCATCGCACACAACCATCCCACTGGCGACTCCTCGCCAAGCGAGGCTGACATCGATCTGACACAACGCATGGTCAAGGTCGGCAGGATGACTGGAATCCCGGTGTTGGATCACGTGGTGGTCTCTCCACGTAACTTTACCTCACTGGCGGCAGAGGGTCTCATCCCGAACCCGACGAAGAAGAGGACGAAATCCAGGAAGAATCGCACGAGTAGCAAGAAAACCAGGGGTATCCTGGAGAAGGCCATGAGAGGTACGTGATGCCAGTCAAGCCACCATGTTGCGGAGCCTGCAAAGACAAGATGAATAGTTGCCGCATGGATGTGGCGTGCTGTTTGGAATGCCACTTCGCATTTGAGGAGGATTCGCTGTTTCCGTATCTGCCCAACGCTCAACAACACAAGTTGCGCCGTGAGCATCGGATGCTGCGGAACCTTGGCTTTCCGCCAGACCTCGTCGCAGAGCACGCGGCACGGGAGATGCTTCCGTTCCGCAGGTATTGCCCGGCCGAGTTGGTAGATCAGGTTGAACGCGACCACATCGAGTTCGATGAAGGCCGACTTCACACACGCGCCGAGGTCTTCGCTCGGTAGCCCCATCCATGTCCCGCAAGTCAGACCTTTCCAGGCGCATGCGCGAGGTGATCGAGCAGGCCAAGGCGCAGGGATGGACAGCCACGCTGCGCAAGGCTGGTCATTGGAAGCTATCGTCCCCGGGCGGGAAGGGCTCGGTGTTCATGTCGCAGACGCCGAGCGACTGGCGGGCGGTGAAGAACAACCTCTCGATCATGCGGAGGTACGGGTTCGATCCGCAGCTAGCCAACCCAGGACGCAGTGAACACGCGGATCGGTACCGCAAGGCGATGCGTCTCGCCGCCAAGGCTTTCGAGAAGGCTCAGCGGGTGGAAGATTTCACAGTGGCTTTCAACGGAGCCCTGGACACCATCAAATACGCAGCGGTGGCCGTGGGCGAAGCGGAACACTCTGGAGACGACCCTGGGCCAGCCCGCAAACTTGGACAAAACGGAGTCACGGAAGCTCGGAGCCTGCTTCGTGTGGCTCAGAAGATTACCGCCAGATACGGCGTCGGACCCTACGAGGGGAATCCTGTCGACATTCCAGGCGGCAGTATGAGCGCCTGTCTCGCCATCATGGAGGCACGTCCAGATGTCGAATCCCCCGGCGGCCTTTGCAACTGGCTCGCCCAACGCGCGGGCGAATCGGTCGGCGGCGGAATACGCATGCCGAAGAAAAAGCTGAAACCCGAGCAGCGGAAAACGCTGCGCAGACTGATGAGGATCTGAAGGAGAAGAAGATGGCGAAGTTCAGTCCACGTACCAACAAGCGCAAGAAGAAGGCGAGGTCTCGCGGTCGTCGCGGCATGGGGGCCAACGGTGACACCACCGATCTGTGCGTACCCGTGTGGGCCGCACTGATCCTCGGAGGACTCGCATCCTACGGCATCATCAAGGCGGTAAAATGAGACGACCCAAGTACAAGACACGTCGTCCGCGTCTCCCTCGTCGTATCGTCCGTACTCGCGGACGCCGTGGCGTGGGTGCCGGCGACGATGAGAACGGCAGGAAGGTCCCGTTGTGGGCCGCGATGCTTGCACTCGTCGGCACCGCGTTCTACTTCGGCAAGGGGCGATGAACGGACCGAAGAAACCCACTCTTGCCACCGCTGCCGTGCACGTCGGGTTGGTTCTCTTTTCGTTTTCCCTGTTAGCAGGTACTCTCAGCATCACGAAACTTCCGCGAGGGCGCTGACGCCCACCTCGCCTGCCCGCGAAGGGCGTCCAAACTCAGGAGAACACCACCATGGCCACCTACACCGTCAACGTCGTCAATCCTCGAAAGAAGAAGCGCGCCAAGAAGGCGAAGAAGCGTGCCGCGAAGCGCAAGTCGCCAAAGCGCAACGCCGCCAAGAAGAAGAAGGCGACCAAGAAGAAGGCGACCAAGAAGAAGGCGACCAAGAAGAAGGCGACCAAGAAGAAGGCGACCAAGAAGAAGGCGACCAAGAAGAAGAAGGTGGCGAAGAAAAAGCCAGCCAAGAAAAAGGCCAAGAAAAAGGTGGCCAAGAAAAAGGTGGCGAAAACTGCGAAGAAGAAAGCGACCAAGAGCAAGCCGGCCAAGAAGAAGGCCACGAAGAAGCGGTCGAAGAAGAAGAAAGCTGTCGGGATTGCCGCCGGCCCCGCCAGCCCGTCTGGTACGCCAAGCAAGGTACGCAAGCACGGTCTGACGAAGAAACAATGGGGAATGGCCCAGGGTTCGATTCCGTCCAAGGCCAAGATTGCCAAAATCACCAAGGGCAAGGCTGCGCTGGCCAAGTTGACCGAAGAAATGGTTTCAGCCGACGTGGTGTCCGACCTGATGGAGGGATTCGATGCGGCACGCCAGGAGACCAAGCGCATCGCCGCCGCCAAGCGCAAGGACAGCAAGGAAATCGCCTCGCTCAAGGCACACATCAAGTCCCTGGAGACGCGCCTGAAAAAGGCCAAGCATCGGGGAGACCTGACCAAGAAGCAGGAGGAGGCTCTCAAGGACTCCCTGAAAGGCTGCTCCATGCGGCTGGAGTTGTGCTCCAAGAAGCTGAGCACAGCCAAGCGCAAGCCAGCCAAGAAGAAGGCCACGAAGAAGAAGGCCACGAAGAAGAAGGTCGCCAAGCGCAAGACCGCCAAGAAGAAGGTGGCCAAGCGGAAGACGACCGGAAAGCGGAAGACGACCGGAAAGCGGAAGGTCGCCAAGCGCAAGGCCACGAAGCGCAAGGTGGCCAAGCGAGCGCCCACGCGCGTCGCGCCGTGGCCGAGCAACGTGCCGCGCCCAGGGTTCGCCGGCGTGCCTCCGCAGATGACGGTGGAGCAGGCGATTCATCGCCTCTCTGTGGCCGGTCGCAACATGAGCCGGTTCTCCGGCGACGGTCCAGGCTCCGGCGCGGGACGTGGCGCAACGGCCTCGGGTCGCCGCATGCAGCTCTCCTCGCGTGGTTACCTACAGCTCAACCCCCTGGAGCCTATTCGGGGACACGAGGGGCTGTTTGCGCAGTTCAAGAGCAAGAAGTCGCGCAAGGCTCGCGCTGTCGCGGCCAAAACCCCCCGCTCGGTCAAGCCGAGTGGACCCAAGGCGAACAAGCAGATGAGTGCCCGTGAGAAGGCGACGATTCTGCGCAAGTTCAGCAAGATCTAGGATCAGTCATGGCCAAAAAGCAGAAAGTCAGTTTCGCCAAGGCGCTTGCCGCAGTTCGCAAGGAGGGCCGCGGCGTCGCCGGAGGACAGGCGCGCATCCGCTGGAGCGAGGCGCGCGGTGCCTACTACGTCCCGATTCGCAGCCGGAGCGCGAAGGGAAAAATGGGGGCCAGCAAGTACGATCTGACCTCGTGCTCGGCCGGGGCCAACGCCGCGATGGCTCGCGGATACGCGGCCAGCCCACGCATGAGCTGTGGGCCCAAGGGCATGGGAGACAAGCGCTCGCATGCGTTGCTCGGTTACTGGAAGGGGATCGTGATGGGCACGCCTGGCAGTCTCACGCGGTTCACCAAGAACCCGTCCGAGCTGGCATATGTCTGGGTGCCCAACCCCGGCGCCAAGAGTCAGATCCAGTGGGGCCTGATCGACCCGCATACCGAGTCGGTCCTGCTCTCTGGCACGGCCAGCAATCCAGACGCCGGCTACAAGGCGGCGCACAAGAAGTCACGCGAAATGATCTCCTCTGGCGAGTGGACCGAGCGGTACGCTCCATCGGACGTGGAGATGCGTGCATCCGGCGAGTGGACACAGGTTCCACGCGGAGGAAAAAAGAAGAAGGCCAAGAAGAAGGCCAAGAAGAAGGTGGCGAAGAAGAAGACTCCGAAGAGGAAGCGAAAGCTACGGATTCCGTGACGTGGCGCGAGCGCATACCCGGCGGTCTGTCAGTGGGGAAGTCCCCCTCTGACTTCAACGCCGTGGAACTCGCTCGCGGAGCGCTGGTTGAGACGGAGCACACCAGCGACTTCATGGTGGCCGTCGAGATCGCCATGGATCACCTGACCGAAGACAAGGCCTACTACAAGAAGCTGGCCACCATCGAGTCACACAACCCCAAGCGCCGCCGCAAGAAGGCAAAAAAAAAGCCTGTGCTCAAGCGGTACGGTCGCGTGACCAAGAAGCAGCTCGTCAATCAGTTGGTCAGAGACCAATTTCGCTCGATCTACGACAGGTAGCTCACGTGGGAGAAGTCAAACTCACCATTCATCGAAGTCGTCGCGGCGTAGGACAGCGCGGCGGAGGACGTGCAGGACGTGCCCGCCGAGGTCGAGGTGGTGGCGGCGGCGGCGGAGGTTGGCGCCCAGGCCACCCTTGGCGCGGCCGAGGTGGCAGCGGGGGCAGCGGGGGCAGCGGATGGTGGGGCAACTGGTGGGCGTGGTGGGCCGGCTACTACCCCCGACACTACGGCTCCTACGCGAGCTGCTGCGTCGACATCACCAACGGAACGATCTTCTGCGGCGGACTGAGCTACCCAGGGACGGTCCTGGAAGTCAAAGCAAACTACGCGCTCGTCGCTCATCAAAGCGGCACGAGCTGGTACCCGATCTGCGGGTGAAAGACCGAGGACACAGATGCCATTTCCACTTGTACCAGTTCTCATCGTCGGAGCCGTCATTCTGCTCGCCAAGAGCAAGGGCGACAAAGTCAAGGACGGAAACGGCGGGCAGCCTCCGGAGCAGGTACTCATCACCGAGCTGTCCGAGCTGCCCACCGAGGTTGAGCTGAACCTCGGAGACGTGCTGACCATCGAGCTGCCTCATGCCAGCGGCACGGCCTACGAGTGGACGATCTTCACGGAAGCCGTCGAGGGTGACCCCACGCTGATCGTCACCGAGGAGGTCGAGGAGCCCGAGGAGGCCATGCCGGGCGCGCCGTACATCCATCGCTTCATCCTGGAGGCCGCTGCGCCTGGCGCGGTCCAGGTCGACATCTCCGACCAGAATCAAGTTGTCCCGACCGAGGTGCCGACCGTGCGCGGCGCAACCATCGTGCGGATCGTCTGATGTTCAACCCGTGCAGAGCCGAAGCTGACAGCGAGACCATGGCGCTGGAGAACCTAGCGGCCATACAGCCAGCGATGATGGGGCTGTGGTTTCCCGGCATCGGTGGATGCGCCGCGCAGACCATGCTACCCGTCGGAACCCCGGTGTCCTCTGGATGTCGCCGTGGCGTGGGAGCGACCAAGCGAGCGAGTCGACCCAGGATCCCGCGCGGCTGTAAGGCAAGGGTTGACCACAAGGGCCTGTGGGTCTGCTGCCAGGGAGTCTGTAGGCTCGCGTACCATACGAATCGCTGAGAGAAGGAGAGCAAGGACATGCGCAACCCATCAATGAGCGACACAGATCTGGGAGCTGGCATCGGCGGACTGGGCGCACCTTCCTACGCCCAACGCGTGTTCGGAAGCGAGTTCTCGGTGGACCTCCAGCAGGTTCAGCCAGGTCACTTTCGAGCCACGGTGAATACGGATGGCAATTCCTACGCCAACCGCGTGTTCGGCAACCACTTCCAGGTCGACGGAGAGCGTGGTGACGACTACTACCGTGGCGCGGTCTCGACCCAGGCACCCAAGACGTTGGGCATGGGGCGTCGTCGCACGCGAGGGACACTGAAGGCCGTCAGCGCTCGCGGTGGCATGTCTCCCCGTGGCGGCGGATCCAACCGCTGCGAGGCGGACTGCATCTCCAAGCATGGTGGCGGAGCTGAGTACAAGCTCAAGGTCTGCAAGGGCATGTGTAAAGTGAAAAACGTGTTCCGATAACCAAACCCGAGTCAGGAACTGAAAGGAAACGAAGATGAACAACCCATCCATGGCATCCAGTAGAAGCAAACGAGGATCTGCGGCCTCCACCCGTGCCGCCTACCAGAAGCCCGCGCGCAGGCGCGGACGAGCGACACTCGGCGTCCCTGGAGGATCGAATCTGGGCAAGGACGCAGACTGCAAGAAGAGTCACGGGAGTGATTACTACTGGCATTCTGGCAAGGGTCAGTGTTGCACTCGCGTGTTGGGCGGATACCTGCCTCCTTGGTGCGTGAATATGTGAGGTGGGTGGAGAGGGTCGTCCAGGTGATGGCCCTCCATCGCGGCTTTCACTTAGCAACCGAGTCAGGGACTGAAAGGAAACGAAGATGAACAACCCATCCATGGCATCCAGTAGAAGCAAACGCGGATCTGCGGCCTCCACCCGTGCCGCCTACCAGAAGCCCGCGCGTCGGCGTGGTCGCGGTCGTATCACCTCTAGCCCAGGTAGCACACGCTCGTGTTCGGGAGAGGGAGACTACAAGCGGTGCGCTGTCGACGACCAGGGCAACCAGTTCAATTGCGAATGTTGCAATCACTACCTCGGAGACTACCTGCCGCCCTTTTGCTCGAAATTCTAGGACAGTCTGCACGAGAGAAAGAGACCAAGGGCATGCACAACCCATCAATGAGCGACACAGATCTGGGAGCTGGCATCGGCGGACTGGACGGACGCAGCGTCCTGGTTTCCACCTACAAGCCCAACAAGAGCTACGGACCGCTCCAGGGCGATGGGCGCCACATGAGCGCGCAGGTCCTTCCGCGTGGCATGGGCAACCCAGAGCGCGCAGGAATTATCGGTCCGATCGCCGGCCGCTGGCCACAAGAAAACAACGCCATCGTGGGCCGTGGTGCCATCGGGCTCACGCTCAAGGGTCGCGGAAGACGCTGAGTCATGGCCAAGAAAAATCCTCCCAAACGGAAGTCATCGGTGCCCAAGGGGCACAAGATCAAGAGGATGCCGCCGGGCCCGGTGCCCGAGAGCTACTTGCTTGGGGAGCTGGTGCCCACGTCAGGCATCGGCGGACACATGATGGGGGTCGGTCCGGTGACCTACTACCCGCCGGGCGCCAGGAGCAAGGCGAGACGAGGGGCCGTGAAGAATCCCGTCAACGGCTGGATGCTGGAGGCCATCGACCACGTCAACGAGACCGCCGCACTCACCAAGGGTGCTCTATTTCTCACGGTCGGCCTTGATCCGTTCGTTCCGGGCAACTACTACTCCGTCGTCCAGGACGAAGGCCGTACCAGGCAGCGCGAGCTGACCCACCAGGCCAAATCCATCAGCGATGCGGTGCGTCGGGCCACTGAGTGGGCCAACAAGGAAATGAAGACGAACCCACGACTGAACAAGGGTACGCCTCCCAAGGCGAAGTGGATGGCCAAGGCTATCACCCGACCCGGCAAGCTCGGCGGCAAGGGATTTCTCTCCAAGCCGCGCGACACGCAGAAGAAGATCCTGCGCAAGTGTGTGGACCACTACGGCTACCGATCCTGCTTGGGCAGCGTGATGATCCTGGAGCGGGTCCCGTCGGTGCGAGCCGGCCACGGACGCACGCTCGCGATGCTGCGCAAGTTTCTGGTCAAGGACTACGGCGGCGAGGGCAGCTTCGGTCCGCAGGCCAACCCGGACAAGTTCACGCTGGTCCCAGAGATCTGCGGGTGCGAGGCCTGCCAGGTCAAGACGAATCCCGAGTTCCGCAAGGCGTTGGACAACCCATCGTTCTGGGACACCGTGAAGTCGCGTGCGGCCTCGGTGAAGTCGCGCGCATCCTCGGCCTATGTCGCGCTGAAGGGCGCTGAAGCTGCGCCTGTGCGTGCCGCTGCGCCAATCGGACCCCACCGCACCCTCGCCGAGTCCGAAGTGGACTTTGAGCTGCTGGATGGGACCAGTCAAAAGGGTAAAATCACCGCCAGCTACGGAGATTTGGTCAAGACGTTTGGCAAGCCAACGCTGGCCCTTGGCCCGGAGGATGTGGGCGAGAAGCTGACCGTCGAGTGGTGGGTCCAGTTTCCAGACGGAACCTTGGCCTTCGTGTCCGACTTCAAGGGGATCGTCTACGCGCCAGATGAATGGGGCAAGACCGCGGAGACGCTCACCAAGGCGGACATCGAGCGCTACCTCAAACAGAACAAGAAATGGGACATCGGCGGAGTGAGCAAGAAGTCCGTCGATCTGATCCGCGCCTCACTGCGCAAGGCGAAGGGGCGCTCTGGCGTAGCCAAGAAGAAGCCGGCGAAGAAGGCCAAGAAGCGGACCAAGAAGAATCCATCGCGCGCAGAGCGTGCGGCGATTGGCGGCGGTGCCGGTGCCCTCCTGCTCGGCCCTGTCGGCGCCATCGCTGGTGGGTATCTGGGCGTCAAAACCGCCAAGAAGAAGGCCAAGAAGAACCCCGTGGCCAGGGACATTCTCCGCAAGGCCATGCGGGGGACCTAGCCGCCTGAGCATGCGACACTGAACCGTGGCAAAGGCCAAGAAACCATCGAAGTGCCGAGTCGCGCGCACCACCTACTGGTCCGCCGCGCGGTCGCCGACGCGTGGGGAACTGCTAGGGCTGAGCACGGCAGTGGCCAGCATGGCCATGGCCAACCCGGACGAGAGGACAACCGCGCTGATCCTCAAGATGCACGATGATGGTCGGAAGCACGGAGAAATCTCAAAGGCGACCGGGCTCAAGCCGGACACGATTCGCAAACTCCTGACCAAAAAGGGACGCGGAACGACGAAAGGACGAGAGACTCCCAGGGAGACTCAAGAGAAGATCCTGGCGCTCAGCGCGGAAGGAATGAGCAACCGCGAGATCGCGCGCATCGTGGGGATCACCCATGTTGGCGTCGCAAAGATCATCAAGCGCGCTGGTCCGCTCAAGGTGCCGATGGAGGAGCGGATCACCAGGCGTATCGAGCAGCAGGAGATACAGCCAGAGACCGTCGAAGAGGTGAAGAAGGTGGTCGTCGAGGCGGCAAAGGATTCTGCCGAGTTCACCTGGGCCATCGCCGCTACCAAGATGCTGCTTACGCCTGGGATGGACGCTCCCTACGACCAGAGGGTCAAGAGGCTGCATCAGGAGCTGACACGAGGAGAGCGAGAACTCACCAGGACCAGGCGCCTACCAGTGCTGGACGGGCGCAACCTCGTCAAGGAGCTGAACGACGTAGCCTCATTCGCCATGCAAATGATGCGTGGGGCGGAGCCCAAGGAGTACATCGGTCACTATCGCAAGGGCGGTGTCAAGGCGATGATGAAGTACGGCGAGAAGGTGGCTGCCGACCAGGCGCCCATCGAGGCCGAGCAGATCGCCGACTTCGTGACCCTGGCCACCATGCAGGCGGCGCTGCCAACGGGGACCTCACGCACGGTGTCCGAGGCGGCGCTCGCCGAAGAGATCACCCGAGTGAAGGACGCGGCGGGGGCGAGCAGCAAGTCTCATTCGGATGCCGCAGTCACGGCCGAGCTGAAACTGGTCGAGCACCTGAAAAACCTACTCCGCAGTGATCCAGATGCCTTCATGGCGAAGGTGATGGAGCTGCGTGAGGAGATGCGGAAGGAGGGGCGCGAACCCGGGAAGATGACCAGTTGGTCCGAGCAGCGCCTGCGTACTGCGCTGTGGGAGCTGCTCGGGACCGAGGCATCGCGTCAGGCCATGGACTCAGCGCTCCTGGCCGACCTCCTGGCCCACGACGTGCACGATTTCTGGTCCGAGCTACGTTTCCGCCAGCAAAGGATCGACAAGCGGCAAGGGCGCGCTGCGGCTCTCGCTCAGGCCCGCTTCAATGACGCAGTGTTTGCCGCCCTCGGCACAGACAAGGAACGCGACGCCGTCTTCACCGCCATCGCTGCCGGGGAGACGGAGCCGCCCAGGATCCTGAGAACGCGCAAGTACACGCGTAAGCGCCGCGGGATGCCCCAGGAGATTCGGTACGCGATCGAGGCGCGCAAGGGCGGTCCAATGGATCCGGAGCTGGCGGAATACCGGCGGACCCGCAAGATGGTGCGCACCTTGGCCACGGCGGAGGGCATGGAGCCCACTGAGGAGCTGATGGCTGAGACCCTCAAGCTCATGGGGGTCACCGAGCCGATCCGTGGGCCCAAGGAGAAACTCGTCAAGCCAGGGAGGCGCTTGCTTCCGCGTGGAAAGTTTCCTGCGATGGCTCCGCCATCTACCTTTGCTCCGGTCGCCCCTCCTCCTCCAGCCTTTGGGTACGCCAAGCGACCCAAGCTGAAGAAGCCGAGGAAGCACACGCCTCTCGGCAAGGGCGAGTTCCAGGAGATGATGCGGATTATGGCGCGTAGGCCGCCAGTCCCACCTGAGCCCAAGGGGCGAGACGTGCTCTCTGAGCGCGCCCGAGCCAAACGGGAGCATCGTGACTTCCGAATCGTGGAAGCCGTCCTGGGCGGCTACACGCTCTCCGAGGCGGCCTCCATGGAGGGAGTGAGCGATCGGATAGCCGAGAGCGCGCTCAGGTCTTTCGAGTGGACGCTTCTGGATGCGCTGGACGCAACTGGCGCCACGAAAATCACCAAGAAGGTGGTCGACATGGTGGCTGACGCCATCGGGGTCCCCATCTCTGCGGCCCAAATCAAAGCCATCGCGACGCGGTGGGAGGGAAAGCCGCGGTGGCAGGAGTCGCCGCGCTCGCCGACGGAGCCCCCGCCGGTCATGGGATTCGGCGGCATCGAGCTGGCGGGCGAGGCGGAGCGAGAGGCTATCGCGCGACGAGAGGGGTGGCTCAAGAACCCCTCCGCCTGGGGGACCAGGCTGTTTGCTCGGGTCAACATGGCCCTGGCGACCGGCGGTGGGTTCGTGTCGCGCAAACGCCGGAGCAGCAAGAGTGCCCGTCGCGATGATCGACGCGCCGGTGAGCGGCGGCGGCTATCGCGGATGATGAGGGCGTAGCTCGCGGCAGATCCGACGCAGTGACAGCTCAGCAGCCAGGCTTGACGCCGTTCGCCATCTGAGGGGGGTCCTCTCCCTCCCAGATCGCCGCACAGGTCGACGGAGCGTACTGGTGGTCGGAGACGCACTCCAGCATGAAGCGAGCGCGCTCTGGATCTGGGCGTCTTGGAGCCTCACTTGGAAACATGATGAATGCGGCGAAGATGACGACGGCAAAACCGGCCATGGCTCCAGAGAATCCACTACTGAGAAATTGTTTCATGGTGCGACGTACTCCTCTTCACGCAGCAGGTTCGGGCGCCTGCGTGTCCACGCGCCGTAGCTGGATCGGTTCCAGCCCTCGGGTTCCAGCATCGTAGCGTTCAGCATGAACTCCGCCAAGGCCACGACCGCGGCCTCCATGGATGGCATTCACCAGAAGTCGTCCACGGACACGCCGTCCGTGTGGATGATGCGCGCGCGGCCGAGGGTGAGCGGAGTCACCTCCAGTTGCCAGCCTTCTCGGATCTGAAAGCGCTCGGCGGGGTAGCAGGCGCCCCCGGTCGCTCCGATGGGCAGCTCACGCATGCAGCCACCCCGTGACGCGTTGGATCCACGTAGGGTGTGGCTCCGGATCTCTGTAAATCGCCCAGATCGACGTGCTCGCGAAGTCTTGGTGAACGACCCGGGGTCCATGCAGGCGGTAGGTCTTGCCAGACATTACCGAGATCAGCGAGCCGGATCTCGTCGTCAGCAGATGGCGCGCATCGCCAGTCGACACGTTGGCGTAGGGCGTCTCGACCAATGGTCTCTCGTACTCGTCCACGATGGGTGACGAAATCCGAGGCTTGGACGCGCAGTCACACGAGTAGCTGCACTTGTGCACGCACTCGCTCGCGATGCACAGCACGCGGATGGAGCCGTCTGGGTACACGATTACGTCCCAGTCCCACGCTTCTTGGTGCTGCGGAGATTGGGTCCGGTAGGCGTCAGTCATCGGTATCCTCCGGCTCCGCGAGCGCTTCCATGCAGTCTCCGTCGTGCCCCTTCTCGCGCATGCAGAGCAGGGTCGTGTCCTTGCCGTTGATTCGGTGAACCCTCGGGCTCTTGCACAGGCTCTCGTGCCAGTCCTGCATCTTCTGGAACCACTCTTCCATCACTGGCTCCTAGATGTCGTTGGCGCACTCTTGCGCGCATTCTTGGCAGCAGGTGCACAGCGTTTCGCTGTCATCGTTGATCTCCTCACGGTATGGGCACGGGTGAGGCTCGGTGGCCTGGTTCCCACAGTGGAAGCCGGAGGTGCACTTGTCGTCATCCTTGTCGTTCATACGGCATCGTCCAGGGCCGGCGATGAATCTCGCCAGCCAGTCTCACCAAAAAATGTCCAGGTTTGTCGGTCCGGTTTTGCACGGAGAACATCAGCGGGCGCTCTGGGCTAAATGCCGTCCAGTTGACATCCTGGGGGCAACCCGGGACGTAGGAGTCCAGCGGAAGCCAGCGCGTTAGGTCACAGTAAGAACCGTCCACCATGGCAGAGAGCCACATGCCAGACGAACCTATGTAGACGAGTCGGCGTGGGAAGAAAGAGGAAACGCCGTCGGTCCAAATTTCGTTGTCGGCTGATCCCACGTGCACAGCGTGGCCCGGGGGGACGTTGGCTTGAAGGATCATGGAGTCGCAGATGACCGGGTCTTCTCCGCGCATCACTTCACCCTTCCGAATGAGTAAAAAAACGTGATGAGACTTGCCCCGAGGATGATGGCCCATGGAGAGGACTGGCTCAGCCACGGCAGAAATCCCGCGGACTGAACGCTGGCGATGAGCGCAGCTAGAAAGAGAGACCCTGAGAGTCCTGCCATCACGCTGAACGGATCTTGGGTGCGCCTCATCCCAATACCTCACGCGCCTGCTCGACCGCCAGGCTCAGCTCCCGCATCTTCTCGTTGCTGCCTCCGCGATCCGGGTGCGCCTCGGGCACCTTCTTGCGGTACTGGGCCTCCGCCAACTTGAGCAGCGCTGAGGCGAACGGGTTGGTGCTGTCCAGGTCGGTCCACTCCAGGCCCTCCAGCTTGGGAATCCCGAGTACCTCCCACCAGGGACGCGAGGGTGCTTCTTCCGGGGCGGCACCCGAACCAGGCGGAAGCGCCGTGAATCCGGCCACGGCGCGCTCCAGGATCTGACTGGCTCCGTGTCGTTCGATGGCGCGCATCGCCTCGATAGTCTTGGCGATGGCCTTCACATTCTCCCAGGTACGCCTGTAGGAGTCAGCGGCGATCACGAACGGCTTGCCACGCCACTGGAAGTAGACGGCGGCGCCGGGATCACCCGACTCGGCACGGTTCGCGTAGGGCAGGCCGTCCAGCCTCACGGGAATGTCCGTGGACAGCACGACGTTACGAGCGCCGAGTCGGCGTAGCTCGTCGAATAGGTTGTCGCGGATCTGGCCGAATCCGTGCTTGCCGAACCGGCTCGGCTTGCGCTTGTAGCCAGGAGTACGAGCCCAGTGGCCAGGCCAGTCCAGGGGGTAGACCTCGGGGATCACTTGATTTCCTCCACGTTGAATCCGCCCTCACGCAGCAGCGTGAGCACATATTCTCTGGTGAGATCGGAGTGCACGGTAGCGTAGAACTCGGGGCGCCGGTCGGGATCGTATCCACGAAAGCTGACGCTCAGCTTTGGCCGAGCATCCAGCTCCGCCAACGACCGCTCCAAAGGCTTGCCTTCGGCGAGGTCACCGCCGAGGCGTAAGGCCTGATTCGCCGTAAGGTTCCTGCCGCCATCAACGGTCCCGAAGATGGGATGAGAGGTGCGGAACAGCTTTTCCACGCGCCGCTGCGTCTCTACCCCGTAGTAGCCGGAGTAGTACCCCAGGTTCTGGAGGGTGATGGACTCCGCGGTAGCACGGTCGCACGGCCTGTCCTTCATCACGAAGTCCACGATCATTCCAAACCATGCGTCGGCCTCCGCCTGGTCCGTAATTTCCATGGCGGGGCCGAAGATGTTGCCGCTCGTCGGATCGTCGGGGAACTTCATAGCGGGTCCTCCAGTGCGTCAGCGGCTGCCCGAAGCAGTCGCTTCTCTTCGTCGAAGTCTGTCGCATCGGCGCCCACGCGCAGGTAGTCCGCCACGGCTTTGTCGGTCAGCTCGACCTCCAGCTTCTCGGCCAGCTCGCGGATCGCCTCGGCTGAACGCAGCGCCTCAAAGATTTGGTCGCCCGTGGTGAATCTCACCTTGTGCTTGAGTAGGCTGGAGATCCAGCTCGACAGGCTCTGGGTTCTGCCGCGAGCGAAATCCGGGTAGGCCTGCGAGGCGAAAACCCGAATCCTCTCCAGCTCCTCATTGGCCTCGTCCAGCTCCTGCTGAACCTCGGACAAAACCTTCTCCAGGTTCTCTTCGACTTCATATCCCATCGGGTGCACCTTTCGTTCCGAGGTCTTTGTAACGGTTTCAGCCGCGCTCGCATAGGACTTTTTCGACTTGGTCCAAGCAGTCGAACAATTCCGCCAGGGTGCGCGCGTCATCCATCCGGCCCTCCATCTCCTCGGCGGTCATGTCGCGTCCGAGAGGGACCGCGCAGATGGTCTCCATGACGTTAGGGCCAATCCCACGCATCACTTCCAGTGAGTCCTCGATGTCGATGTCACCGCACTCGGTGCATCGGTGGACGTAGACATCCTGGATCGTGTCGTAGCGCTTGCCCGGAGGTCCGTAGCTCTGCTCGCCGATGAGGATGGCCGGAGCGGCGCGGTGAGTAGCGCCGAAGCGGGCTCGAAAGCTGCGGATCCTTCTCACGATTTCGCTGGTTTGCATGCTGTCCATCCCTGGTATCGGTAGGTGAGGCGTTGCGCGGCGCCTCCGTCGTAGCCGCCCTTGGTCGCGCGTGCGTAGTCGTGCCTCCAGCGGCGCTTGGCCACGCGGCGGAACTCAGTGTCACTGCGCCATGCTGCCCCGGTCATTGTTTGAGTCGCTCGCCCAGGCGCTTCAGCTTCTTCTGCTTGGCGACATCTACAAGGTCACCGACCATCAAGCGAGCCTGTCCGAGCATGATCTCCACGTCGGCCAGCTCCTCGGCCACGTCCTCGATGGGGACCCGGCAACGCTCCATCTGATTGATCGCCGCAATCAGCTCGGCACACTCCTCCTGGAGCATTCTCCACTGGGATTCTGTCCCCCACCGACTCAGGGCGAGGGCGTAGAGCGTTTTCTGCTCTTGCTCGGTCATTTCGTCTCTTCCTGAAACTGGGTCAGCGCGGTTTCAAGCTGCTCGTTTGTGGCTTGCAACATTCGTAGAGCGTTTTGATAGCTCGTGACGATTCGCCCAGGGCTAATGCGCCGTACCAGGGCCACCTCTCGGGCTATCGAGGCTAGCTCCCAGGAGCGATACTCTCCCAACCCCGCCGCGGACTGGGCCCCCTCGTGACACTTGAGCTGCTCCTTGAGGAAACGGATCTCCGAATCCAGCACCGACTTTTCGGTGGCCCACTCAGTCTTGGACCCACCTTCCTTCAGGCCGTCCTTGTAGGCCTTATCGCGCTCCAAATTCAGCTCGGTGCGGCGCTGAGAGAATTCATGCGCGCGGCGGATGATGGACGCGGCGAAGGCACGAGGAAGCACAACCTGCCCGTTCAGCTCTGGTCCCGGCCGAACCTCGGGCTTCTTCTTGATGCGCAGGGCCTTGGATTTCTTTCCGCCCAACTCCATCCAGCCCCAGGGTGTGGGGATCTCGTCGATGTCTCGGACGACACCCGCGGTCGTCACCAGCCACCACTCGTCGCACAGCTTGGCGATAGCCTCGGCCTTGGCCGGGTTCTTCAGCTCGCGCAGCCAGTCTCGCCGGTCGACCTTCAGCTCGAAACCGGAGATACGCAGGCCCCTCGACGGCCACAGGTTCATGGCCACCGCATCGGCGTAGCGTGCAGCGGCCCCTGTTCCCGGCGCGACCTCGAAAAACAGGGCGTGCTCGGGCGGGGAGAAGCGCTTTTGCAGCGCAGCTTGTAGATCCATCGTGCTCACGGGCTCTCCTCCCACGGCCAACGCCCCGATCCGATCCGGTATCCCAACAGAACACCTGCAAAGCCCGTCAGCGGGGAAACAATGATGAAGGTGATGGTTACCAAGGTCACAGTCTCATCCTCCTCGTCCGCCACTCGCGGCCGAATAGTTTTCGCCAGAAGTTTCCGATCCATGGCAGCGGCTTGGCCCGGACGAAGTCCGCGCACTTGCCATCCTGGTTCTTTGACCAGCACGCGGGGAAGCTCCCTCGCCAGTGCTTCACGGCCTCGTTGTGCCTGGAACGCCCGCTCGCGTACCCAGTCTTGCGGATGTGGTCGAAGATTACGCGGTCACCCTCCATCGGGTCCGCTCCTCCCGAGTACAGAAGGCATGTGATGGGCTCTCCGCTGTGTTGGCGCTCGTACTCGGTCAGCCACCCTGAGTGCCGGCAGTCCCTGCACACGTTCGGGTACCCGCGCTCGTCTTTGACCGTCACCTCGTTGTTGTGGTGGACGGTGACGGCCAGCTCGTTGGATTCGTCGGACATTAGATGCGCAGTTCAGGAGGCAGGGACGCCTGGATCTGACGGAAAAAATCGAGGTTCCACCTGGCGTCGGCCAGCGCGTCGTGGGCGTTCTCCGGCATCGGGGGCCTCGGGCACGGTCGTCCGCGCAGCATCCAGAACTGCATCAGGTCCATGCACAGGTGAGGCATGCCGTGCGGCATCCCAAGCATGGTTCCGAATGTCTGGCAGAGCAGGACCCAGTCGTAGCTAGCGAAGTAGGCCCAGAACTCAGGCTGTTCTCCCGGGCGCAGAGTGAAGTGTTGGATGCGCTCCGCCGCCTGGGCGCGCGTGTAGCGTTCCTGGCCACGAAGGTGCGGGAGGACGTTCTCGCGCACGAAGTCGTGAGCCTCAGCCTTCTCTTCGTCGAACTGGTACTCCAGGTACAGCTCCCGATGAACCCCAACGGCAGTCTCCTGAACGAGCGCGAGGCTGATTGGCATGATGGTCTCACCGTCCTCCACGAATTCGGTATCGAGGAAGTAGCGCACGGGAGTCAGGTCGGCAGCCATGTCAGGACACTCTCCTGTAGTGGCGCTCTGCACTCTCCCACGCCTTGCGGACCTTCTCCATTTGCTCGCGGCTGCCTCCGTGGTCTGGGTGTGCCTGGGAGAGGGCCAGCCGGTAGGCCACACGAGCTTCCTCAGCGGTATCCGGTCGGTGCTGGAGTCCCAGATGACGCCACCACGGGTCGGATGCTGACCGCTTGGGCATGGCAGACAGCATCCTCGCCGCTACGGCGAAGTAGAGTGCCCAGAGAGGCAGACCGAGCAGGCTAGACGTGCTCCCCGATGGAAGGCACTGCGCGCGCTCAAACTCATCCTGGGCGACGGGGTCGGAGAGCCCACAGCCTGAGCAGGACAGACGCTTTTCCGGACGGCCCTGGTCGGTCCAGAGCCTACCGCACTTGGCGCACCATGGACCTTTCCTGTAGAAGTCGGCCACGCCACGGTCCCGAATCACCAGGCCCACGATCCAGAACACCGCGTAGAGCGGCCACTGCTTCCAGCGCCAGTCGTAGCGCTTGTTCGGGCTGCGGCTCACGGCGCCTCCACGTGCTCGTGCAGGTGGCCGTGACCGAGCAGGATCCCGACCACGTCCTCGGCCATCTTGTTCTCACCGCCGCGGCTACGCAGCCACCGCAGCAGGCTCTCGGTGGTGAGGTGGAGGATGTCCGCCGCAACCCACTTCCCATCCTCCTGCTGCGCGCGCACGTAGATGCCGGTGTCACCTTTGCACTCTCGCTTACGCTCCGGGTCGACGATGTACGGCTCATCCACTGGAAGCCTCCTTCGCCTGCTTGGCCAAAAGCGCGCACTGTTCCACCACGAAGTCCAGATCTCGGTAGGTCGCATTCTTGTGCCAGCATGGGTCGCCCCCGGGCTCCAGGTCGGCGTCGTGATAGCCGCTGTGGCCACAGTCGAAACCAAACCATCGCACGTCCTCGCTCTCGTCCGCCCGGGGCACGTGGCAGACGCGATGCCAGGGCATTTTGTCGCCCTCACGCTCAGGTTGGCACCGCGCCGGCCCGAACGTGATCCCGCCGTGAACCTCGACGCCGGCCTCGTAGTCGCTCCAGTCCTCCATGGTCCATGGGTGATCGGCTGCCACCGCGATGTACCCGCACCAGTGCCCGTTACGAGGGTGGCGCAGAGCGAGACATGGTAAGCCGGTCGCCTCGTCCCGCCATTCAGCCAGGTCGGGCTCAGAGTGCCAGGGGCCGTTACCCCACTCGGCCTTGTCGATGCCCTCGATCTGTCTGTCGAACTGCATCACTCCTCCTCTGGCTCGTCATGTCCATTTTCCATGTCGCCTCGGAGAATCGAAGCTGACGGATCCTGGCCGTCGGTCTTTTCCAGAGCCTCGTCGAGCATCGAGATTAGGCGCGCGCGGACGTGAGCGCGCTCCGGGCTCTCCCCGGTCTCTGCGTTGACCAGGCACTCCGAGTGCTCCACGGCGATCGTCTCGATGATCAAGGCCACGATGCCGCACCAGACTGCCGGATCCGGGCCACGACTCTCGACGATGGGCATGGGGTTGACGTGTACGGCGATCTGCTTGTCGTCGGAGATGAACACCTCAAGAATCTTCGTCAGTTTCATCGTCTCGCTCGTCCTCGATGTCAGTTTGCTTCTCCCGCGTCACTTGTACGATGCGTACGAGACTGGGGGCACTGTTTGCGGCCTCGGAGTCCGCCGCTGTTTTCTGAATCTGATGAGCCAGGTTATCTGCCCTCTCCGGCACGTTCTCAATGTCGTCCACCACCAAGTCGATTCTCGTCGGCCGAAAAACCGTGAACACGCCGGGTTCCATGCGTGGGTCCTCCTCGTCATAGATGGGGACGGCCTTCCGGTGCGCCAGGTACACGTAGGTCTCTCCCAGGACAAATCCGCGCGGGAGAGCGCCGATCTTTCGGCTGACTCCCATCACGTCGGCCTCACGCATGAAGTCGGTGGTGGTCGCGTAGAACTTGCCACCGATCCAAATTAGGCCGTGCCTTCCTGACGGTACGCCTCCGCCAAGTGGGCACGATGCACACAGCCGTGCCGGAGCCATGCCAAGGTCCGGGTAACGACGCTGAAGCAGTGTTGCGTCGCAGTGAGGCTCCACGCTCGGAGCGAATAGTGAACTCGGCTCAATCCAGGCCCAACTACGAGCCGGCTTGATTCCAGCGCCGCAACACGGGCAGACGCTGAGAGGGAAAGGGAGCCGACCGCAGTGAACGCGGGCGTCTGGCCCCATCAGGTAGATTCCGACTCCAGATGCTCCTGGCTTGCGGTACCCACATCCACGGGCGCTCTCGACGGTGACGACGTGTTCGATCATTGGATCTCCTCCAGATCAGCGTGGTTGATCACGATCACCTCTGGCTTGTCGGATTCTCCGAACGTGCCTCCGTTGGCGTACGCCTCGGCGTCGTCCTTGTCGGCAAAGACCGCCCAGAGGTCACCGTCGGCTGTCATCACGCCCCACAGGTGGACGTAGGCCCACTTCTTCAGGTCAGCCATCCTCGTCCTCCTCGTTGTCGCGGGCCAAAATGTTCATCAGCCCGGGATCGCGCTCGACCAGCTCAACGCCGAATGCCTGCTCCAGCTCCTCACGGATACCGAGACAGCCGCTCTCGATTGACCGGAGGGCAGAAAGAAAGCCCACCACGAACGCCTCTTGCTTGTCCGACAAGCTGTCGGCGACCTCCTCGTACAATTGCTCGATGAATCGCGGGTCCATTCCGCCTCCGTTTCGTTCCATCCCCGGCATAGCACAGCCGGTAAGAGAGCGTCAACGGAAATCAGCGGACTGAAAACAGGGCTTCGATGTCGCGGGCGGTAAATCCGCCAGCCACGGCCTGGTTTGTGGGCTCCCCCATGCGAAAGACAAGCAGGGTGGGTAGCGCCTGAATTCCGTAGCTTTTGACCGTCCATTGGGCGTGGTCGGCGTTCAGACTGACCACTGCCACATTCGGATGCTGGCTAGCGAAACGAGATAGATGCGGCTCAAGTTGCTTGCATGCGCCACACCAGGGTGCACCAATCTTCACCAGGACCAGTGGATCGCTGCGCAGTAGGGACAGAAGGATAGGCTCGGTGATGTCGCGGATCATTACTTCTACCCTTCAGTGTCTTCGCACACGAACTCATCCTGGGCCTCGGGGTTCAGCAGTAGCATCGTGCGCCGTATCCCACTGAGCAGGATGACATCGAGCCGAGCGACGGAATAGCGGGCTGACTTCGCGGCGATCATGTCAGCGAGGCGATCGTAGTCCGGTCCGAGACCGACGTTCTGCTTCCAAAATGGTCGTCCTATATCCACGGTCGCATCAGAGAGGAAGACTGTCACAATCTCCAGGCGCAGAGGCTCCAGAAAGTTTCGGATCCTGCTCCTCATGTTCCTGCCACCTTCTCGTCCATCATCGCACGTACCCCGGCGTCCTTGGCCTCCAGCAGCTTGCGCAGGCAAACCTGGGTCTCCGGGCCGCTTGTCTGTGTAGCGATGGCGTAAGCCAAATCCGAGAACGCTGCCGCTGCCGAATACAGTGGCTCGGGTAGGTGGTCGTGCTTGAAGTAGCCCAGGATTTTCTCGGTTTGTGGGTGCATCAGTGGGACTCCATGGCCAGCTCGCCGTAAGTCTTGCAGAGTACCACCAGCTCGCCACCGCGGACTTCCGCGAGGCAGTAGGCGTCGTGGTCCTGTTCATCGTGGAAGGTCACGGTCCAGCCATCCGTGATCACCTTTGACTGGAGAGCCGCCTCGGCATTCTTGCGTGTCTGACCGATCGCGTGCTGAGTAGAGTACGCCATGTTCCGGGTGAGCCGCTCCTTCATTTCCGGTCCACTGAGCACGTCAGCCATCTCCGATCTCCTCGTCGAGCTGGCTCACACGTTCGCGGAGGGCGCACGCAAGTTCGTGCAGTACATCGCGGTATTCGGCCAGGGAACAGCGCTCCGCTGGATACTTGCCTTCGATCATGGCCATCAGCTTTTCGGATTCTTCTTCGTTATCCATCATTTGTCCTCCCATGGAAATGGCTTCCAGTACCCGCCGGGCCGTTCATTTTGAGCCCGAAGATCGGCGGCGATCTTGCGGGCCTGGTCACGCTCAGACTCCCGACGCTTGATCAGGTTCGCCTGGCTCATCGCCAGGGCGTGGGGAAGCGGCGCGTTGCCTGGATCCGCGAGCGCTTCGCGCAACAGGGCCACCTCCGCCAGCACCTCGATTAGCCTCTTCTCCGCGTCCGCCTGGGCATCCAGCGCGCCCTTGACGATGGGAAGCTCTCGGCCGGATGGTGGAGCCTCGGGGCCCATGTGGCCGCACGCGACGCAGACATGCGCTCCGCTGAGCCGGTTGATCTCAGCCTCTGCATCTTCCAGGCTGACGCAGACGCGCGCGTAGTAGCTGCGCATGCGTTCGGCGTGCCCCTTCCACTCAGCGGTTGATTCGCTCAGACGCTGGACCTCGGCCTTGAGGCACGGGATGCAGTGCTCGTGCGGGTGGAGCCATCCGTGTTCACACTTGTCGTTGTCGCTCATATATCCATCAAGCATTCGTGCTCCTTGAAGGAGCAACAGGTGCAGAGGGTCTCGCTGTCGTCGCAGATTTCCTCGGAGTAGGGGCACTTGTGCGGAGCAACGCCCGGGTGGCCCTTGGCATCGCGGTCGGAGGGGTTGAAGCGGCAGGTGCAGGTCGGTTCTTCGGTCGACATGGTTATCGTAGTCTCCACCCTCCGCGTCGCACGGCCGATGCGAGAGCCTCGGCCTCGGCAGCCTTAGTCTCGAATCGGTTAGCCTCCATCCGAATGTTGGCGGAATCGGCGAGGTCGCAGAGTTCGGATACCCTGCGCTCGATCATGGCGGCGATGAGTTCGGCGTCGGTCATAGGCGGTCACAGATCCAGTCGTACAGGGCAAGTGGCCACAGGATGAGGTAGACGATCCAACCGGCGGTCATGGGTTCCCGTCCGTGGGCGGCGTCTCCACCTGTGGGGATGTGGCGGGGTTTTGTCCCGTGAGCAGGGCGTCAGTGTCGGCGCGTAACCTTCGCACATCAGCGGAATTCGAACACTCCAGCGCCGTCTCCAGTGCCTCACACCGGGCCCGCGCCTCGTCCCGCTCACGCTCTAGGCGGGCGCACTTTTCGGCGAGTTCGGCCGCGTGGTCCTCGCAGCACCAGCCAGGTTTGACCGACCGGCTCTTGGGGGTGCCGTCTGAGTAGTGTGCTTTGGGTTTACTCATCGGTCGTGTCTCCTGTAGGGGTGAGCAGGGCTGCATCAAGACACCGACGCGCATCCGCGCTGAGCATCCCGGGCGGCAGGATGAGCACCTTTTCGATAGCCGTCTCCAGTTCGGCCACCCTCCCGGCGAGGCGCGACCGCCATTTGCAGTCAGGGTGCGCACACTCTCCGGCCTCGGCCTCATCGTGGCTCATTAGACCGCCACACCGCGGGCATTCGTCCCGCATCACCATAAGCGCCGCCCATGCCTCGTGCGCATCAGCGGCGGACCGGCTTACCCCAACCGAGTCCGTGTGCTGGCCCCCGTCCCGGTGGATGACGGCGAGGAGGTTGAGCAGGAGGCGGCGGGACGAGTCCGCCTGCTCGACCACGCGGTCCTCAAGGTGGAGGATGCGGTCGCACAGCGCTATCACGTCGCTGTTGTGGACACACGGCGCACCACGTCCCAGGATGGCGCGGGCCTTGATGGCGGATACGTCCGGGCGGGTGGGGTCAGTCATCGTCCGGTTCCTTCTTGGTGGTCGCAGCGCGTTCGATCTCACGGAGCGCCTGGGCCTGCATACTGATTCCATTCACGATGTCTCGGCAGGCGGCCAAATCACGCTCGTAGGCGTCCTGGCTCGTCGGGCACGCAAAGTCGACCATGCCCAGGCCATCGACACGGAAGCCGTGGACCTTGCGAGCCGATGGTGGGCCAAGCGTTCGGCACAGGTGGCAGTTCTTGACGCTCATTCATCCTCCAGGCGCAATTCGGCGCCGCTCCGTTCCAATGCGCTTGTAGCACGACTGCACCACGTGGTAAAGGGGTCAAATGCACGACGAAATCGAGACCTCGGAGACCGAGGAGCAGATCAACGAGAAGCTCAAGACCGTGACCAAGCGCGAGCTGTGGGATGCGGGGCAGCGGCTGAAACGGCGTCTTTCGTCCAACCGCGACAAGGACATGCTGATCGACCGTCTCCAGCACCAGTCGGAGGAGCTGCACGGCACGTTCACCTCCATGATGCGCGATGCGGCGCAGTCTCTGTCGGCGGTATCCGACGCGAGCGCGACCATGCTGCGCCGGCGACGGGACGAGATCACTCTCAGCTTCCCGATTGGTGAGGGCGAGTTCCGCTTCTCATGCAGCCAGGACGCGCTGGAGGACCCCGATGTGCGCGACGCGTTGGCCAAGGGTCGGGCACTGCTGGAAGGGATGATGAAGTGAGCGAGGTCAAACTGAGCGCAGATCTTGTGGGAGAGTGCCCGCTCCACGGCAAAGTTCCCTTCATCTGCTTCTTGGTGGTAGAGGAGTGGGAGCGCGAGGACTGGGAGCGACGCGCCTGCTTCAAATGCTATGCAGAGGCGGTGAGGAAGCTCGTGAGCCAGCATCAGCAGAACGCGCTGACCACGGACCGCACGAAATGACACGCGCGAAGGCCCCGAGCAAACGGCGACTGCGTGAGATCGCCTGGAAGGCGCTGGACAACGAGGCCATCGTCATCCTCAGCACCGAGGAGGTCAAATGGCTGCTCGGCCAGTGCGCGGCAGGTCGCCACGCGCTCCAGGACGAACAGGCCGAGTGACTACGGGTCTTCTCCGTCGGTCGGAACGGGCGGCCAAACTGGGGGCAGATCTTCTGGATCGGGCATGGCGGTCTCCTACGCGGGTCCGAGGATGAAGTCGATTCGCAGGGCCCGCATGGTGGGCGTCGCGCCTGCTGTGTAGACGTTACTTACGGCCAGGCTGTCGGTGACGGGGTCCAACGTGAACGCGTTGATCTTGTCGGATTCATCCATGGTCCATGACCATGGGAACGCCGCGTTGATGTCGAACAATGAGGTGATCTGCGTGTAGTTGAAGGTGCCGAACGGCGCGGTCTTGCGGTAGCGGTAGAGCCGAATCCTCGCGTTCTCGGCGCCCGAGGCGGGGTAGTCGATGCGCCCGCTGAGCTGCACGATCTTCATCAGGCCAGAGGATCGGATCGGGAAGCTCTGCGCGTAGGTGCCCGAGCCCAGGGCCCAGAGGTACGCATCCCTTGGTTCCGAGGCATGGGCAGATGGTACCATCTCTCTACAGCAGGGAAACCGTAACGTCCCCGCCGCCGCCTTTGACCGGACCCTGCCACTGACAGGGCACGTCCGGGTCGTACTGCGTCCCCTTCTTGCAGCCCGACTTGCCCGTGGGGATGTCGCAGGGAGGGTCCTGGCGCGCCACGCAGATGTCGCAGCCGTAGGGGAACACCCCGAACACCGCCTCATTACCGTCCTTGCCAACTGGCGGGCCGATCTTCACGGCCTTGCCGCCGGTGGGCGTGGCGCTGATCTCCAACTTCTCGTTGTAGCCGTCGACCAGGCTCACATCAAGAATGTCGTACCAGTCGGGGTTGTTGACGTTCACCTCCGCCTTGGTCGCGCCGCAGCCCACGGGTGCATCGAAGCTGAACGTGGCGTTGAGGTAGGCGTGAGCCTTGTTCGGGAGCTGCTTGGTGGTCTTTCCGTCGAGCTGGAAGGAGCAGGTCAGTCCTGTGCCCTCGCAGAACGTCCAGTCAGCGGGGGTGAGCACCGATGTCCCCGAAAAGCTGACGTAGACGGTGGTGGCGTCCGTGCGCTGATTCTCGACGTAGACCTGCGTGCCGTCGGGGTGGATCCCGTTGCAAGCCAGGAGAAGGAGGATGGGGAGGAGTTTGCGAGTCATGGGCACCGTTTCTGGCAGCGCCAGGGGCCCATGCCGTAGCCGCAGTGGAGGATGTAGGACGCCAGCAGGAAGGTGGCACCGCCCAGGGCGAACGAGGCGAGACGGGAGGGCTTGGCCATGATGGGAGGGTATCACGGAGCGCAGGCGGGTCATTGGTCCCCGTCCAGCTTGCTCAGGAACTGTGTCTTTCCGTACGTGATCGAGCGCCAGCCGCCGCGCGGACCAGTCTCCCGCCCGGTGACTTCTCCGTATTTGCGAATCGCCTCGGCATGGTTCAGCCGGCGCACCACGAAGCCGTACTTGCCGCCGTTGACGTGATCCAGGCACGCCAACTCGCCCAGTTGACCGAGGGCGGAGAAGCGTTCCTCGCCGAGCGACTTGAGCAGCGGGAAGCCCCACGCGACGGGCTCTCCTGAGCTTGAGTCGACGAGCAAGACGCGATAGTCGCCGAGGTCAACCTCGTACCCTCGCGGCTTCTTCGGCGTCAATTCGCTCAGCCCTTCGGCTACCAGACGCGCGGCCTTGTTTTCGGCCTGCGCACGCTTCTGAATGTACCTGTCGACCATCCTTGCATCCTTATGGTGCGTCTGCCCCTGAATCTCCCTCACAGATGCGCCCTTGCGGTCGGCCTCGGTGGCGAAACCGCTGCGCAAGGAGTGAGCCCCGTAGACGCCGGGGTCTAGGCCTATCATCTTCGCGCAGTGCTGCGCGCGCCTGGCTATCGTCCGATCTGTGATGCCGAAGACTGGTCCAGTGCCGGTTCCCTGTCGCTCTCGCCAGTCTCTCAGGGCGGCAAGCGCACTGAAGCCGCCCTCCTGCGGTAGGACAACATCCTGACCCAGGCCCTCTTGGTCGGTCTTCGACCTGCGGATGTGAAGAAGCCAGAAGGTCTGGTGCTCCTCTACGTCTTCCCAGGTCAGCTCGGCCAGCTCGCTTCGGCGCGCAGAACTCTGAAACCCCACGAGCAGCATGGCCTTGTCGCGGCACTCCACATCGCTATCCCCCATCAGCAAGAGCATCTCGGCAATCTGCTCCAGGGTGAATGCCCGCTTCGCAGTCTGGGCCACCCCCTTTTTCCGCCGGAGCCCCTTGAGGCGCTCCTTTAGCTTAGGGCCCATCGGAAGCGCATCGCCACGGCTCTGGTGCCACTGCACCAGACCGGCCAGGCGGCGCTTGACGGTCGCCACCTTGTAGTCGCGCTCGTCCATGTACCCGAGGTACGCCACCAGGGCGGAAGGAGAGATCGGGTACGGCGGAATGCCATGGCGCTTCGCGTAGTCGAGCCATTGGCGCACGTCCGACTCGTAGGCTTGTTGCGTCCGATCCGACCGCGCGTAGCTGGCCAGATCATCGCCACGCTCCAGGTGACGTTTCAGTGCCTCGGTGCGCAGTGCCGCAGCCGCATTCGGCAACAGCTCCATGGCCGTGTTGTTGTTTCGCTTGCGCCCCACGATGACCGACAACTCGCACTTATCGGACATCCAAGAGTAAGCCGGTGAGGGAGCCCGTCAACCCACCTTAGACGTACGAATTCGGACTCTAACGGCGACGTTGAACGTGCCTTTACGCACGCATTTCTACCGATTTCCTCAATAATATCAAGTGCTTACACGGTGATGGTGACGGCTAACCGTCGCCCTTCTGCCTGGACCTGGCCAGCTCGATGCTTGCGGGTAGTTGCTCCTCAACCGTGTGCTCGCGATGCAGGGCCGCCAGCTTGCTCAGCCAACGCTTCTCCTGCGCCTTGAGGTTCTTCACCTCGCGCTTGAGCGACGCCTGGTCGCGCTCCAGTCGCCTAACCTCATCCTTGGTCGCCTTGTAGTCCGCATTGGCATTCCGCCAAGCCTGCGTGTTCCTCACCAGCCACTCGATGGCATCCACAGCGGCTCCGCAGGTCGAACACTCGATGATGCGGTCCTCCACGTCTATCTCAATTTTCCTGTGCTTGCAGACACGGTAGTTTTGTCCGCGGGTTAGGACAGGTGGGCCCTTCACCTCGGGGAACAGTTCGATGACGTTCTCGGGATCATCGCTCATCCCGCACCTCGGCCATCGTATCCCTGGGGAAGTAGGCCGCAGCCTGAAAATATCCATTCTTGGTCCGCTCGATGGTGATGCGTGCGTCCAGGCCGCCCGCACGTGCCAGCGCCACCAAGTAGAGCAGGCGGTCGAGATCAGTCGCGTGGCCGTTATTGAGACGCTGTCCCATCGTCCACAGTCTCCCGCGTAGAGGCCGCCAACGCCAGCGGAATCAGAGCAAGACGTTTCAGCGCACAGATCCCGCAGACCGGGCGATTCCCAATGTCGCGTAGGGGTAGCGCTACCACCCGTTTGCAGTGAATGCAGCGTTCAGGCATCGTAGCTGTCCCCATGGCCAGGATCGTAGTTCCCGGTGTCGATCACTACGTCACCGAGCCAGGGGTGCTGCTGATAGGCCAGGTTGCAGGCTGCCTTCGCCCGCGCGAGCAGGTCATCGTCGACCGCCATGCTGGTGAGGGAGCCGTTGAGCACGCACTGCTGCACGCAGCAGAACAGCTCGGAGAGGGCTACATCAGGAGGTCTTCGTGGCTTGGTCATTCTGCTCCTTCAACTTAGAATCCAGCTCGTCGATCTGCTCCAGCATCATCGCCCTGGTGGTCTTGGAGATGGCGTCGTGGATGTAGCGCTCCTTGAAGTATTTGATTCGCTCCTCAAGCGTACGTGCCGGCGTCGAGAGCATCTCCCACCCTTGGCAGCCGCCCTCCTCGCAGCGGTGCCGCTGTGAGTGGAATCCGCCCGCACGCAGCTCCTCGATCGACCGGCCCGACTTCTTGGCGTAGTCGGCCTCAAACTGCCGCTGAGTGACCTGTGGCATGTCGTCACTCATGTCCACCTCCATCTCCCATCTTCCCACTTGCACGTTCGGCCCCTGTAGATGAATGACGCGTCGTCCTTCCCGAGATTCGACGCTGAGACGGTCTCGCCGAGGCACAGTTCGTTGATCCCCTCGTGGGGCATGACGAGGCCGCCCGAGGCGTTGTCCTCTTCTGCCCGCTTGAGGCCGTACCAGATCATCATGTCCCGGTACTTCTTGCTCGTGATTTCGTAGGTCGTCAAAACAGCTCCGTTTGTTGGGGTGGGGACGGTGAGGTGTCTGGATGCAGCGCCACTATGCGCAGCCCCGCCTTGGTCGCCCGGCGTACGCAGTCAGCCGTCCCCGCGCCGCCTGGCAGGTGGATGCAGCCGCCCCTCCCCGCGCCGATGACGGCGTAGTCGACCATTTCCTGATTCCGTGCCGGCCCTCCAGCGCGTCCCAGGTCTCCGCGATACGAGAACGCTCTCACGCAGAATCCCAGGGTCTTCGCTGACTTCCCGGCCCACTGGTCCACCCCAGACGCGCCACCGTGAACCACGCAGATGGCGCGCAGCTCCCACAGCGCGTCCCGTAGGACGCAGAAGTCCTGGTAAGTGGGCTGGTAGTCCCGACCTCCGGTCACGATCACTCGCACGTGAAATCCATCGGATCCCGTTGGTAGCTCACCAGTACACGCTTGTACCCGTGGTCCTTCAGGTGGAGGGTATGTCCGTCTGCCCCGAAGACTGTCACGTGATTCCGACATCGTTTGCATGTCCAGGTTCTGTAGGTTCCGGCTTCCTTCGGATCCTCGACCCACTCGTGTGCGTCGTGCCACCAACAGCGGAGCTGCCCGTGAAGATCACGGAAAGTGGGAAAGAACACGGGGAAGTGCAGAATCATCGGCGGTAGGCGAAGGCGTCTCATGGTCACTCCAGGTTGTCGTAGTGCACCCACGACCGCCGAATCACGCGCGATTCCTTGCGGCCGTCGGGATACAGGGTGTACTCCATCAGCTTGGCCCGCACCCGGTTGCCGTCGGCGTGCCAGGTGAACTCGCCGCCGGTCATCTCCGGCATCCGATCCCTCCACACCCTTCGCCCGTCCGCATGGATGACCGTGTGCCCCTTGCGTAGGGCGGCGGCCTCCTCAGCGGCAAAGACCTTGGCGACTTCCGCCTCCGTTCCGCCGATGACCATGTTCTGGACGATAGCGGTGCCGTTGTCCACCTTGAACGAGGCGTGAGTTCTCTTGCTCATGTCCGTCTCTCCAGCTCCTGCTCGATCCAGTCTTCCAGCTCGCGCTGCTGGTGCTTGAGCAGGATGTCCCAGATGTCAGCTCGCTCCTGGGCGCGTTGAGCCTCCTCGCCGGGCGGAATCAGGCGAAAGCCCCGCTCCGAGAGAATCTCGCGCACGAGTCGCTTGTACTTCTCGACCGGATCCACCCAACCTTGGGGGTTCCAGTGCGTCGGTCCCGTTTCGTCCACGTCAGCCTTCTAGCAGACCCAGGGCCCTAGCGTCATCGGCAGAAAGCGAGAATCTTCCATCTTCGTCAAACTCCACGAGTTTTTGCCTGGGGATCTCCAGCTCGCGGTCGCCGTACAGAAACAAGACGGCCGTTTCGGACTCCCCCAGGACGAGCTGCGCTTGGAAGTGCGCGACCTCGCTCACGTTTTGACCACCTCGCAGTCGATCCGGCCTCCGCACTGGACGCAGCGGCCGATTGTAGAGTCATCGGAGTCGCGTGGAGACTTCACGTAGAAGTCCGAGCTGCCGTCCAGTAGAGCCCCGAACATGCGCGCTTCTTCTTCGGTGTGGTCGGGGAGCTGGACGACCTGCTCGCCCTTGCACAGCAAGCAGCGAACGATGAGAGTGTATCCTGGCATCACTTCTTCCTCTCGATGGGCAACGTCAGCGGCTGCGTCTCCGTCAGGGCATCGTGAAGTGCGCGGCTGAGCCGCTGGCTCATCGCGTCGCAGCGGGCGGCCTCCCTGGTCTTGCCCGCTGCCCGCAGCTCGTCGGCCAGCCGCATCAGGTCGCGCGAAACCTCTCCCGCCGCGTCGTACAGCACCTGCGCCATGCCTCCATCCTAGCAGGCGACGCGGACGTTATACTCCCGTCGTGGTCCAACGCGTTCAGGGCAACCCATCCGCCTGGAGAAACCACGTCCCCGACGGTGGCGGCGGCGACATTGAGGTGCAGGACGACGGCGTCGTTGTCGTACCTGCGGCCACAGCCCTGAACTTCACCGGACCCGGCGTCGTGGTCACCCCTGGACCGCCCGGCCAGGCCAACGTGGATGTGCCCGGCGGGGCCCTCCCGCCGCTCCAGACCGCGAGCTTCCTGGACAGCGCCACTCAGGACCTGAACGTGGGGCCCGACACCCTGGGGCAGGTCGCGGTCGAAATGAACATCTCCAAGGCGAATGGGGAGTCTTCCTCATTTCGGCTTGACATCGCTGTGTCGGGTACCGGGGTCGATATTTCCACGCTCATCATCGACAGCGATGCGCCGCTGACCGACATCGACGTGACCGTTCTGCTTTCTGCCGGTTCGGTCATTGTGCGGCTGACCGGATCGGGCGGGGGTGTGGCCACGACGGTCAACTACCGCGTGGTGGACACAATCATCAGAGCCTTTTAGGATTTCGCCATGCACGACATCTCCGACATGGGTGAAAAACCTCAAACCAAGATTCCCTGCCTCGGTTGCGGCCAGCGCGACGGGCTCATCGCGCCCGTCGTGGACAAAGAGGCCGTCCTCTGGTGCATGCGTTGCGGGACGCTCATCGACACCGAGGCGCGCGACGGGGCGAGCCTGGACGCTCTCATCCCGCAGCTCACTCGCAACGCCTTCGCCTCTCTCGGATACGTCATCACGTCCGAGGACCAGATGAAGCAGATCAGGGACCAACAGCAACTCGCCGAGGATTCATCCGAGGCTTCACCACCGGGCTGATAGCCACGGGTCACACAGAAGAGAGAACACATCATGGCAGCATACAACTTCACCCTCGCGGGCCTCGCGTCCGTCGTCAACTTCGGCAAGGGCAACGCCACCATCGTCGGAGCATCGGCCACGCAGCTTCGTGCGCGCGACAACGCGAACGCGGCAGATGTGAATATGTCGGGCGCCGCAGCGGTCGCGGCCAACGATTTCGTCATCAAGTCCCAGTTGGATGCTGCGATCCTGGGACTCTCTTGGAAGGAGTACGTCCGCGCTGCCTCGACCGCGAACGTCACGATCGCGGCGCCAGGCGCGAGCTTGGACGGCGTGGCGCTGGTCCTCGGCGACCGGGTACTGCTCAAGAACCAGACGGCGGCCATCGAGAACGGCATCTACGTGTTCGACACGGCCGCGACGCCGCTGGTGCGTGCCACAGACATGGCCGCTGGATCGGATGCGACCAACGCCGCCATGTTCGTGAGCGAGGGCACGACGCAGGCTGACCAAGCCTACGTGGAGACGGGTGACCCGGCCATCGTGGGTACCGACCCGCTGACGTTCTTGCAGTTTGCCTCGGTTTCAGCCGGAGTCACCAGCATCGCCACGGCTGCTGGCGTCACTGGCATCACCGTGCTGGAGAGCGGTGCGGCGCCGGTTCCCACGGTTCGCGGAATCTTGGGCGAGTCCACCGTCTTGGTGGCGTCGCTTTCGGGGACCGACGTGCTGGTGTCGGTGGTCGCGCTCGGCATCACCGGAGCGAAGATCGCCAACAGCACCATCACCGAGGGCAAGCTGGCCGCCGGCGTCGCCGTCCTGTACCGCTACCTACAGGTCACCTTCGCGGACTTCCCGGGTACCCCGGGTTCCACCAACCTCGCGCTCGGCGCTACGATGCCCGCCAACTCCTTTGTCCAGGGCGGCGTCGTGCTGGTGACCACGGCGTTCGACAATGGGGTGACCTTGCAGATCGGTGTCGCGGCCGATCTCGACGCCGTATTCGCCGCGACGGAGAACGACCTGGCGGCCACGGGGACCTACCAGTCCAGCAAGGCCTCCATCTACGCCGGGGCCACCGCCCTCCTCGCGCGCGTCACTACCGTCACCGCGGCTCCAACCGTCGGCGTCGCGGAACTCAAGGTGGACCTGGCGCGCGTCGCCTAGTCCTGAGCGCTCATGCCGTTCGACTATACCCTCTCGGGAATCGGCCCTTCCGTGGAGTACGGGAAGGGCGGGAACCGCGTCCGCGACACTGGGGGAGCCTTCCTCCAGGTCGTGGACAACGCGGGGGCTGCGTTCGCGCGGATGCAGGGTGCCACACCTTCGGCGCCCGACGACTTCACCACCAAGTTCTACGTGGATGGACTCATCGGGACGCCGAACTGGGCGACTGTGTTGGCGACCGGGCCGAACTCCGGCGCCAACGACCCCATCATCGATGACGGCCGCGCCATCATCGGTGGCGACGTTGGGGGAGCGAACGCGGGCAGCTACACGATCCGAGCGGGCAACCACACGGCAGGCACCGGCAGCTTTGCGGGTGGAGCCCTACTCGTCCAGGGCGGTAACAACGTCAGCACCAGCAACGGTGCAGCCGGCGGCGCACTCACTGCGGCGGGTGGAGACAACCTTGCCGCCACCGGCGCCACGGGCGGGAAGGGCACGTTCCGAGGCGGCACAGGCGGCATCGGCGGCGAATGCGAGGTCGCGGGTGGTGAAGGCATCGCAGCCAACAGTGGCGGTGTCCTGACCTGCCACGGCGGCGACAACACGGCTACGGGCAAGGGCGGAGACACGACCTTCCGCGGCGGAGACTGCGTTAGCGGCTCTGGCAACGACGCAGGCGGGTCTTGCACGCTCCGGGGTGGCAACGCTCGCGGCAGCGGCACGTCGGGTGATTTGGTTATCCAGGGTGGCCAGCCTGGCGGCACGGCCAACGGCCGCACCGGCCGAATCTTCATGACCACCACAAGTCTGTCCGGTACCAACCGGCAGACCGGCGAGATCCAAGTCCTCACAGGGGACTCGAACTCGACCTCGAATATCACCGGCTCGGGAGACCTGACCCTTGGTTCGGGAGCCGCGACGGTCTCTGGATTCAGCGGGGACGTATTTCTCAGGTCGGGTACAGCCGCAGACGGGATCACCGGCGACGTTACAATCGGCTCTGGGAACACCGGCAGCAACGATACCAACGAGCGCACCGGGAAAGTGTCGATTGTCACGGGCAACCGGACCTCGACTACTAGCTCGGCGGGCAGCGGAACGGGCGACATCGATATTGCTTGCGGCACGTCGGCAAACCCGAACGCCACTGGTGGCGGCGGTACGGCGCGTCTCAAAGGCGGCAACAACAGCAACACGGGTCTTGCTGGAGACGCCACCGTGGAAGCTGGATTTGCCTCGGGCGGCACGGGGAAGGTCAAGCTCATCGCTCAAAGTGCGGGGACCTCCGACGCGGCGCACGTCTCCACGGACACGCAGTCGGGCAGCTTCGCAGGCAGCGACCACCGCATAGTCACGAAGGGCCTGGCGATCTCGGGAGGCACGGGGGCCTCGACAGCGGTAGCCATCCAGGGTCCGACTGTGGACGGTCAGAATGTGAAGATCAAGGTGTGGGCCACGGCCGTGGACACCTCGAATCCGGCTGACCAACTTGGCCACCTTATCGAGCAAGTGTTCATCAGGAATCTGGCCACGACCACGGCCATGACTGCCCACGTGAACAACGTACAGGGCACGGGGAGCTGGCCGCCCACTGTCTTCGTGACCCTCACCCCATCTGGATCACAGATACTCGTAGAGGCGAACGCGCTGACTACGAACGCGTCGCGGTGGATGTTCTGGGTCGAGTGGCAAATCGGCGGGATGGCAGCCTAGTGGACCTGCTCCTCTGAGTCGTCGTCCTCGTCGTCCTCCAGCTCCCACCTGTCGTCCTCCGCGGCGGCCTCGTAGGCAGCCTGCTTCCAGTCTGCATTGTCTGGCCGAAGGTAGCAGTTGCGCTCAACGTCCCAGTAGGTACCGGGAGGCATCTGATGGCGCTGAGCCTTGACGTGAGGGATGCCACACTCCTCGCAGGGGTAGTGGCCCATCTCCTCCAGCTTCTTGCGGGCCTCGTACTCGATGGTGGAGAGGGCGCTCACGATCATCGGTGCCGCGTCACGGACCATCTGGCTGTACTTCACCTGGCGGACCAGACGCTCCTTGGGGTCCATCTCTCCCCGCGGCCCTGGTGGCCCGATCAGGAACCCAGTCATGGCGCCCAGGCCCGCTCCAGCCGCTCCGCATACCGCGCCCCATGCCGTACGGGTCACCACGCTCCTGGCGACGCCGTACACGCTACCTCCCTCCGTCCAGACGTTCTCCAGGGTCCGCCGCGTGGCCGCCCCGGCAAAGGATAGAAGGTCGTGCTTGATGTCGCTGATCCGCGTGTCCGTCATTGGCGCACTCTCGGTCTCAGTCGGCGCGCTGTCAACGGCGCCTCGCCTGGCGGCCCTATCAGCGTCGTCAGCTTCCAGAGCGTCGCTCCACGCATCCATGCAGTCCGGGCTCGCGCAGACCCACGCGCGTCCGTCCAGCACGTACGCGGCCGAACGGTATCCAAGGGTGATGCCCTCGACGGGGAGGCCCTCGGTGACCGCGCCGCACAGGTCGCATACCGGAGATGGGTAGTTCTGCGCGTCACGGAGCCGTATGCGCCGACTTCCTAGCCAAATCCGTTTCATTTCGTCTGCTCCTGAGCAAAGACCCCGTTTTGCTGGAGAAACTTCTCAGCCTCTTTCTGCTCCTCGGGGGACATTCGGCGCCAGACGCTGTCGAGGGCCTCGGTCAACTCCGCCTCGGTCTCCTTGGAGATTTTCTCCTTGCGGAACATGAATAGGGCAGCGGTCATCGAGACATACTGCCCGAAGTCACTGGAGGGTCGTTTCTTTTCCATCGTCGCGGATGGTAAGTCCCGACCAGGGGCCTGTCACCCCTAAGCGCCCAAGGCCCGTCGAGTCCTGCCTGCGCGCATGCGGAGCAGGGCCAGCTCTCGGGCCATCGCGGCGTCGTGACTCGTCTTCTCGGACTGCGCGAGGGCCGACACGCCGAACGAGGCAGCCCCCAAGCCCGCCAGGGCCAGCAGGATGATCACGTTGCGGTTGGCCATGGTTCAGTCTACCTCCAACACGACGCGGCCGATGTCCTTGAGATGCTTGGTGTTCCACCACCCCGTGCTCTCGGCGTCCCACCCGTAGAAGGCAGGATGGCGCAGGGCTGCGCCCTCCATGTGCATGGCGTCGTAGTCGCGGTAGACCCGAGGCCAGTCGGGGACCTTCTCAAACAGGCCGGTCCAGACACCGCCACCAGACCGGAGCGAGGGGAAGTCCGGTGTCTCCACGCCGTACTCGTCCAGGAAGTCCTCCGCCTGTTGCTTGGTGCGCAGGTGCCTGATCCTTGCGCCTGGCTTGACGCCCAGGACCACACCCTCCGACCCGCGCCACTCAGGCATCTCGCCCTTCATCCACTCGTCCCAGTCGGAGGTATTTCCGGCCAGTGTCGAGGTCCAAAATGCGCCAGCCGGCTTGTTGTTTGGATGTCGTGCCGCAGGCGGAAACTTCTTCGGCACCCCCTTCCACTTCTTGATGTGGCGCGGGATGAAAAGCTGGATGGCGTAGCTGTCGCTGTCGACGTAGTTTCCGGATGGATTTTTGCTACTCACAGCTTCATCATTCTGCGCAGGGCTGCCGAGCGATTCACTCGACGTGGAGATGACCGCTTGGCATGTTGGTCCCGTTTGGCCGTCGCCTTCTTCTGCATATCCCTCCACTCCGGCAGCAGTGGATAGTCCCCGGAGAAATAGCCGTCCTCGTCGTAGGACGATGACGTATCGAGACGCTGGTACTGCGAGATCGGGAGCCAGTGCTCACCATCCCACAGCTCGATCTTGCTGGCCGGGATGGACGTGACACAGCGAAACGCAGGCGCGTTAGCGTCATCGGTCCCCAACTCGTCGTACGCGCAGCCATGCTCTGGCTCGGGCACGCGCAGCACCACTGGCGTGTAGCCATCTGCCTGCGGATCGTCCGAGACGTGAATCATCGCCTCCTCGGAGTTCGTGTACCAGAAGAACACCCCATCTGGGCTGGTCAGGAAGATCGCTCCGCGCAGGTGGTGGTGTAGTCCGGATGGGTAGAGCGAGGTGTGGCCGGGAACAAGGCCATCCTGCGCGATGCCGGGCAGATTCCGCTCGTAGGTGATGTGAAACAGCTTCACAGCTTCATCATCCTTCGGAAGACATCCGCGCGGTCCTTCTCGGTCCTCTTGCGTTTCGTCTGGGACCTCCGTGACTTGACCACCTTCTTTCGCTGCGGATTCTCCTTCGCCCGCCAGCGCATCACGATGCGGCGGGCAGCCGCCAGAGCACGCGAGCGCGTGGGCTCGCTGCCGGTGAGTTCCTGGTCCATTTTCTCGTTGTAAAGCTCGAATCTCCATGCACCTCCCCAGGGGTAGAGGGAAAGAATCCAGTCCCCGATGAACTCCTTGTACCAATCTTCGGGGTTGGGGGTGAGCTGTCGTCCGCAGACCGTGCAGCAGCCGTGGCTCACATCGTAGGCCAGGCAGACACGGCATTTCTTGCAGTGGCCGAATAGGCGGTCGACAATCGGGGTGTCGGACGCCTTCACGCGGACACGATGGCGCATCGTCTTGGCCTTCGATTTTTTTCCGGAATCCGGCTTGGACCTTTTCGGTGGCGGGGACGGCTCGGCGGGCCCCTCGACTTCCTTCCCCTCGCAAATCCAAACGTCCCGCAGAAAAGCGCTCTTTTGGTCCAATGTCAGGGCGCGCCACCACTCCTGGACCACGCTCGCGCCGCGGGTCACCTCCAGGTGCTTGAACCATTTGTCAGCCTCCTCCGCCATGCCCACCAACCCCCACGGGCCCATGGAGTATCCTTGGTGGATGTGCCACGCGATGTTGCTCTTGGCCACCCGGTGGATGAGACTGTCCGAAGCAACCCACTCGTCCTGCCACAGCTCCCAATCGGCCCTGCACTTCATTTCGCGCATGGCCAGTGCGAGGGTCTCTGCGAACAGGTGGAAGTCGAGGTGGCTCCCCCATTTCCCCCTGCGCGCCTTGCTGTAGTCCAGGCGATAGCTCGCCGTTGTCGCGTTCGGCGGGGACTTTAGCTTGATGTAGAAGTGCCCCCCGCGGTACTTGCCCACGAAGTCGTAGGTCTCGGAAGGGGCCCCATCCGGCTGGTCTGTCGTCAGGAACACGTTGTGGATGCTACCATGGCGCCGATGGCTCGGACCAACCCGACGCAGCCCGTGCATGCGCACGTCGCCAAGAGCTACCTCAAGTCGGCCAGAAAGCTCAGTCGCCTACGCGCGCCGGCTGCTGGCCTTCACGCCCTGGAGCACGCGGTCGCGGCTGCTGAGCATGCTCAGTATTCTGGAGACGTGCACCTACTCGACGAGGCGGTGGGATTGGCGTCGCAGCTTCAGTCCAGAGTGCTCGCTGACATGGGATCGGATCGGGAGATGCTGGCGGTCCCGATTCTCTGGACGAATCCCAAGGCCAAAGTGCCAGACCGCGAGGATGAAGAGGCCATCGTCGAGCTGGTCAGTCAAACTCAGGCAGGCAACCAGGAGGCATTTGGCGCGCTCTACTCCCTCTACTACGACAGGGTCTACCAAATCGCCCTCAACTGCGTGCGTGCAGGACGAAAAGGATGGTCCATCGGTGACCAGCAGAATGCCAAGGATCTGACGCAAAACGCCTTCCTCACCGCGCTCGAAAAGATCAGCTCCTTCCAAGGGAAATCGAAGTTCTACACCTGGCTGTACAGGATTGTGACCAACAACTGCAAGCAGTGGTCGCGTCGCCTTGGCCGTTTTGCCAAGTCGGTCAGGCCGACCGCGAAGATTCAAGAGGAGATCGCTGGCATTAGTCCTGGAATCGCCACGGGCACGGCAGGGTACAGCCTCGGTGCCCGCCGTATCGCTCGCGCAGTCGCGGCGGCCATGGACAGCTTGTCCGAGAAGAACCGCGAGCTGGTCCGCCTGGCAGACATGGAGAAGATGTCGGCTGCGAAGATCATGGAGGTAGTTGGCGGGTTCGCCGACCGCCAACTCGTGGCTGACGCGCTGACCAAGGCTCGCACCAAGCTACAAAAGGACATCCACGAGCGCCTCGGTGCCGATGTCAGCGTCACGCCCGAGAAGCTGATGACGATGTCCCCTCCGGAGCAAAAGGAGGCGATGGAGGACCTCAAGGCGGAGGCGGAGCTGCTGGCCGAAGAGAGCAAGAAGATGGACGTGGCCATCAAGGCGCTGGAGGAGGCCAAGAAGCGGGCGGGCGGAGGACCGGGGCAGAACCCGCACAAGCGAGCCCGCTCAGCTCTCCGCAGGCGACTCGGGCTCAGCTAGTCTGTCTTGGGCAGCAGGAGCCGGGCCCAGAAGCTCACAGCCTGCTTCGCGTCCTTGGCCGTGTTGACGTGGCCACGCACGAGTCTGACGACCTGGCGTGTCTTCTGAAAGCGGTTCTCCCAGACGAAAGCGCGGGCCACGAACTGGAGTTTCTTCTCCAACCGCTTGCTCATGGAGCGATGGTAGCATGGGCCGTGGCTGGCCGGAAATACTGGTGGCGCCTGAGCCTCTACGAGACCGAGGACGGCGCAGTCAAGCACCCGAATCACCCGTTCCGGCGGATCGAGTTCCAGGTCTCGCCCCAATGGGAGAACAGGCCCGACCGTAATGTCATCGACGCCAAGCTCGCCAAGGTGGGATACAGCATCAGCCGGAAGCTCGACCGCCGCGCCAAGCTCAAGGAGCACGGTGGCGAGTGGGACTGGCGCGGCGGCGCGTCGTCTTACGTGCAGCAGCCCGGCCAGGAGAAGCTCGGACGGGTGGGCGACATGGAGCGCCCCTTTGTCCGGGGACCGGGGCCCATGGATCGAGTCACCACCAAGGCGGGCGTGCGCGTGACCGACTGGCCAAATGGTCGCCGTGAATCTCAGACGCCCAACCCACCGTGGTCCGACAAAGCCATCGCGAAGAACTGGGAGGCCATGGTGAAGGAGGTCGGGGCCAAGTGGATGCCGCTGGACTACACGCCGAAGCCGGGCTACCTAGACCACCCCTACCAGGAGCTTGGAGAGGGGCACTACGGCGTGGTCTTTCGCACGCACACGCCAGGGGTGGTGATGAAGATCACCTCGGACGACTCCGAGGCTAGATTCATCGTGGCGGCGCTCTCACTGGGGGAGCTACCCGAGGGAATCGTCCGCTACTTCGACATCATGCGCCTGCCTGGCACGCACCGACGGCGCCCCCTTTACGCGATTTGGCGCGAGGAGGCCACGCGCACGGGGGACCTGCTTACAGCCAGGGACCGCGAGCGTGCGGACAAGTGGGTCCAGGGCAAGCGGACCACTGAGGCCCAGTATCTGGGGAGAGCAGAGAAGGAGTTTCAGAAGCACCTGATCGTGTGGCAGGAAGCCGCTGGCCGAATCCGTGATTGGTGCAAGCGCAAGGGTCGGGAGCAGTTTCGGCACAACGTCCAGTACGCTCAGAAGCTGGACCACTACGAGGACGCCGTGGACTTCGTGAATCGGTGGCACCGAGGCGCAGACATGCTCGGCCACCTCAAGGGCATCCACCGACTGTCCACACTTCTTGATGCGTGCCGAATCTCGGCGGAGTTGATGGAGCACAGCTACGGGTCGGACGCAGTGGGAGGGACATTCGGCTTCTACCTGGAGCACGGCATCGTGCTGGCGGACGTTCACTACGGAAACATCGGACAGGTTGTACGCGAGGACCACGAGATAACGGTCATCACCGATCCAGGTCACGCCGTGTTCCTGGACGGCAAGTTCGACGACCTGTTCCGCCGGGCGGACCTGGACGCTCCTGGTAGCAAAACGCCGAATCCTGAAACAAAAGCGACCAAAAGACGCAAAAGTGCATTCCACCGCTTGATGCGAATTTGACGCCGGATCTTTTCTGATGCAGGCTGAAAGGGTGAAACACACTCCGCCAGCCCCCACCAGTAGGCCCATGTGGCCCGTGGTGGTCTATTGCTGCGACCGCTGCTCCATGCAGTGGCAGTGGCTGGCGCCCGTGTGCCCGGCTTGCGGCCACGGACAAGTGCGCGTAGAAAACCACGCGCAAGGCTAGCTGATGCCCACGACCGAGGAAATGCTCGACGGCCATGTCGAGTACGCCATCCGCCTTTTCGAGACCGAATGTTGGGCCTGTGATTCCGGGGTACGAACCAAGCAGGTTGCGACCGAGGTTGATTGCGATAACTGCGATGAGCAAGGGCAGGCCTCCTACGGCACGTGCGCCATCTGCTCAGGGACGAAAAAGCGGACCATCTACGAGAATGTCACCGGCGTTTGCGACGAGTGTGGTGGCAAGGCGGTGCTCACGCCGAATCCATGGGATGCACTCGTCCAGGGTCAAGTTTTCGCCGCGTGCATCAGCGCGATGATGCAGTCCCGCGAGAGCGCCCAGATCTCCAAGATGAACGACGTGCTGGATTGGGCCTATCGGTTTCTCATGTCGAACATCACGGAGGCTGGCAAGACCGTGTCGGCGAAGGATTGGGAAGACATCGCCGAGCGCTTCAAGCGAGCCGGTCAAATTGAACCCAAGCCTCGGGTGACCGTATCTGGCAACCCGCTCACGCCACAGGAGCTGGCTGACCTGGGCATCACGCAGGACACGTAGTCCTGCGGTGATGTTGTCCAGCATGGACGCGTGGTAGCATGCGGGCATGGCGAGCGATGCGAAGGAGGTCCGGGTTCCGATCACCAAGGCGATGGTCCACCATCTGCTTGAGGGACACCTGGAAGGTGTGCAGGAGACGCACCCCGAGACGCGTATCGAAGGTACGCGTCTGATTGGATCGCGGAACGCCATGGCGAGCCTGTACGGTGCCGTGATGGAGCACGCGCGAGCACAGTGGGAGAACGGATACATGGGTGAGCGGAAGGCCAATACGGTGATTGCCCTGCGCGACCGTCTTGAGTCTGCCATTGGAGACGTGATTCCCGAGGACGAGCGCATGGGCTGGACTGGGGTGGTGTCACACCCTGCACTCAGAGTGGCCAAGCGAAACCCAAAAAAGAAGGCTAATCCCAATGCGCTTCGCCGGATTATGCGGTTGTAGCCCGCACTGCATGACCGGCGTGTTCCTTGGATATTCCGAGAAAACCGCATAAGCTCCGGACATGGCTGCCAAGAACAACAGCAAGATGGGCACGCTCATCATGGGGCTCGGTGCAGTGCTCGCCCTCCAACTGGTCGCGCTCGCCTACTCGGCCAAGGGCTGATGGCACGCGCTCGCCGCACCGACCGGATCGACCGAGCCCACAAGCGGCTCTCGATGGCCAAGATGCTCTACGGAGCGGGCCAGGGATCCGCCGTTGGCATGAGCGCTCTGCTCGCCGCGCACTGCGAAGCCTGTCAGGCGATGGCCGATGCCGCGGACGCCAACGACAAAGCGCTGTTCCACAACGCGGCAGAGTTCTCGATTCAGATCGCTCGCGCCCTGGAGCGGGCGCCCAAGCCGAATCCTGGCCTCCGCCGCTTCAAGGATCTGGCCACCGCCACTCGCGATGCCGACCGTCGGGCCTTGCGGACCAAGAACCCCCACTACGTCTACCGCCTCAAGTCCAAGCCCCAGTTCGCTGTGCTGCCTAGCGACCACCCAGTCCAAGGCAGCATCGAGAGCGGAGCCATCGCGATGGGCGACGCCAGGCTCCTGCACACGGCCAATCCATCCAAGCCGGATCCGCTGAGCGCTGAGGCTCATGCACGGGCCCTGGAGGAGAAGGGTGCAGACTTGCATGCCCTGGCCATGAAGGCCGTCAGAATCGCCAGCAAGAAGGGCTACGTGACCACTGGGCTGGCCAACGGCACGAGCATCATCTCAGCCAAGCACCTTGGGTACATCCGCAAGGATGCGCGTCGCAAGGATCCACGCTACCTCCTCACGGCCAAGGGCCGAAAGCAGTTGGAGAATGACGGCGCGTCAGGAAACCCCATCGACACCAAGGCTAAGCCTCCCAGGTTTCTCGCGGGCTACCCCGCTGACACCGAGTGGGAGTACAAGGGCCGACGGATTCGGGTGCACCAGCGACCCAACGGTGACTATCGGGCAGAGTGGAAAGAGCCATCGGAAGAAGGCATGGAGCGAGGTGTCTGGGGGCACGACCAACAGGAGGCGCTGGCAAATGCGCGCCACACCATCGACGTGTACGACAGGGACCTGTGGCACGTAGATGACCTGATCAACCACGTCATCGACCGGCTCGACAGCGGCCGGGAGAAGATCAGCCGATCCACGGTGGCGCGGGCGATCGAGCTGGCGCGCGCTGGTCACCTGCCTCTGCCTGCGGGCGTGAATGCGGAGTATTACCGCAAGTTCGATGCGCTCTCACTGGAGGACCGCCTGCACATGATCGACGAGGCCATCAAGTACCAGGCGAGGGCTGGCCTGCTCGACCCCAAGAACGTGACGCTGCCCAACCCGGCCAGGTCACGACGCGTCGGTGGAGGCTCCGGTCTCCGCCGGCTGCTGCGCCGCTGACTTGAGCGCATCCAGCTCCTCTCGCAGTCGATCGTTCTCTGCCTCTAGCTCGTGCGTTGGCGTAGGCCAATTCTCCACGGTGGAGTAGACCACCTGGCAGTGACGGCACACCCGAACCTTGAGCACGGCGGCGCCGCCTCCGCGAAGCAGGGCGATGAGCGCCATTGGGTCATCTGACCATGGGCTTTGCGATCCGGGCCGAAAGATCTCCAGTGGCTCATGCTGGCAGTGGGATTTGTCCACGGCGATGTCCTGGGGCAGCTCTGGGTCGGGCATGACGCGCTTGTAGCATACCGCCGAGGTGGCAGGTAGAATCCGCGCGTGAAAATCATTCTGACGTGGAGGGAGTGCTTTTTGGCCGCACAGGCCGGGACCCGCCGCCGCATCGAGGCCTTGAGGCTCGGCAGGGTACCCGTCTACGGCGACACGAAGGTCCACGCGGAATGGGGCGTAGACATCGAGGGAGCGGCGGCGGAGATGGCGGTCGCCAAGTCCTTCAACCTATTCTGGACGCCGGTGGTACGCGAGCCCAAGGAGCTGGACGGCGATGTGGGGTTCGGTCTCCAGGCGCTCCAGGTCCGCTCAACGCCGCGCGATAACGGGCGCCTGATCTTGCATGACCGCGACGCAGACGACGCAGTGTTCGTGCTGGTCACCGGTCGACTCCCCGAGTTTCACATCCGGGGATGGACCACGGGGCGCGAAGGGAAGCAGGCGCGATTCCAGCACCCCGGCGATGGGCGCCCCGCCTACTTCGTTCCCCAGGAGTCCCTTCACCAGGGCGAGCCTCCAGTGGTACGGTGCCGCGGTGACCAAGCGAGTTGAGGTCCAGTACGACGGTTCCGTCTTCCAGGTCACAGGGTGGCTGCCCAAGGGGGCGGCTGTCTTCTCGATCCCGCGCGGAGGCCATGTTGAGCTATGCGTCTGCGCGGGGAAGGTCGAGGTGATTTGTCGGGACCACAGCGGCAGCTTCCGTCCGATGAGGGTCGAGGAAGCGGTTGGATGATCTCCCCGATCCCACTCCCCTACCGAGCCGATGCCTTGGAGCCATGGATCTCGTGTGCGACGACTTCGCTGCACTACCAGCTCTACCAGCGATACATCCAGCGGACGGTCGACTTTTTCCGTGCTGCGAGATTTGTCCCCGCCACTCTCTCTGACGCCCTGGACTACGCCGTGAATACCTCCGGTGACCTGGAGCTGCTTCACAACGTCCAGCAGGCGCTGAATCACGAGCTGTATTGGGAGAGCATGGCGCCCAACGGAGGTGGGTCCCCCGTCGGGGACTTGGCCGGTCTAGTCCGAGAGCGATGGCAGAACTACGGAGCCTTCGCCCAGGAGTGGATCGGTGCCGCGGCGGGGCTGTTCGGGTCTGGATGGGTGTGGCTCGGATGCGACCCAGAATCGGGCGACCTGGAGATTCTGTCCGCACCCAACTCCGACCAGCCCTGGCAGATGGGCTGCATGGAGCCGCTGCTCGTCATGGACGTGTGGGAGCACGCCTTCATCTTCGACTACCCCATGCGCAAGAACGAGTACACGCAGGCATTCTTGCAGCACCTCGTCAACTGGAGATTCGCCGAGGCAAACCTGGAGGCCATGTGAACTTTCGCCCCATCTTCTTCGTGGGCCGGTCTGAGGCTGAGGATCTGACTCAGCAGTACGCCTTCCCGAGCGTGATCTCGATCTCCGACCCGAGCAGCCCACGTCCAGCAGTCCAGGGTGACAATGTCCTACGCCTACGCTTCGACGATGTGACAAGGTCCCGCAAGGGCTACAAGACCGCCGATGCCGATGTCATCCGGAGGGTGGTGGACCACTACACGAAGGCAGGCGAGGGCCCTACGCTCGTCCACTGCGAGGCTGGAATCTCGCGCTCGGCCGCCATCACCGCGATCGGCTACTACCTGCTCACCGGAGATGAGACCCGGGCGATGAGCGAGATGTCGGTATCCCGGGAGTTCCCCATGCGCAGGTACGTGTACCCGAACAAGCTGCTACTCCGCCTGGCTGACGAGCAGATGGGCACTCATTTGGTAGCTGCCGCCGAGCACATGGGCTTCCGCTAGGCCGCGGCTACCTTGTTCTGGTGGAGCTTGGACTCGATGAGGCGCTCCAGAAGGCTTGTGACCTCCTCGCGGGCCAGGCCGAGGCATCCTTCCATCTCCTTGAGCTGACGCTCGCCAAGGGACTGCACCGCGTGCTTCATGGCCGAGGTCATCGCGTCACCGGCCTCCTCGGGCGTGAGCTTGCCGTCGGACCGCGCGTCCTTGAGCTTGGCAACCATCGTCTGCTCGGTCACCTCCAGCCCCAACTTCGCCGCCTTCTCTGCCTTCTCCATCGCGCAGGCGAACGCGGCGCTGTGCGACTTGGACCGCATCCACTTGAACAGCTCGCGCAGCATGAACGGCAGCGCGACGGTGAAGATGAAGCTGGCGGCAGCCTCCATCCAGGGTGAGGTGGCGTTCCAGACCTGCATTCCGGTGTCTTCCATGACTACGATCCTTCCAGGAGGCCTTTGTAGTGGGCCTCCAGCTTGATGTGTTCCGGGGTTTTCGTGGGCTTGTCCCCCGCGTTTCTCCGGGCTGCCTTTTTGGCCGTCCATTCCTGGATGAGCCCCTGATACTGCTGCTGGTGTAGATCCAGCTCGACCTCGACGACTTTGATTGCTTTCTGACGCTCTCGGTCGTTGAGGAGCGTCTGGACTCCCTCGGCGGTCTTGTTCAGGTCACTCTTCATGGCCTCCACCGTCTGCACCGACGGCTCCACGGGATTGTCCACGTCGGCGTGTGCGGCCTTGACCGTTTCGACCACGGCATTTTCGGCGTAGTCGCGTAGGGACGTGAAGACGCCGACTCCCCCGACGACCAGAAATGCGATGAGCCCGAGCAGCGCCTTCCATGGGCTGAACCACTTGACGGCTTTCTCGACCTTGTTGAGCCGCTCCTCGCTGTCGGCGGGCGACGGACCCATGGTGGCCAGCGACGCCTGCATCTGCTGCATGGTCTTGTTGACCTGCTCAAGCGTGCGGTCCAAGTTCGGGAGCGTGCCGTCGACCGGAGTACGATCGGTGGCTATGCGCGATGGCACGCCGGCCTTGGCGATGTCTGGACGACCTGGCTTCGTCACCACGTCATGGCCCGGATAGGCTTGGCTGTACTCTGACACCCAGGTGGCATTCTAGCACCGAGCCTACCTACGCCTACCGAGCAGGATGAGCCCGGCGATGGCAGCGATGGCGAGCACCGCTCCAGCGCCTTTCCCCCCACGGCCGCGTCCCGGCGGAACAAGCGGAGGAGGGTGGGGGTACTCAGGGTAGTCAGGCGGAGGGGCGATGTCCCCGATGATCCCAGGGATGGGCGCGGCAGTGATCTGGAAGCCACCGAGCTTCTGCGCCTGGGAGACCGCAGCCGCGTACTCGTTGTCGGGGATCAAGTCCAGCTCCACGTCATGGACCGCCGAGGATTTCAAGAGGAGCTTGCGGTTGTCGAACCACCGCTGCTTGAAACTGGGGGCAACGACGGGGCCGCCGATGGCCGGAAACGACTCGTTGACGTACGCGACAGTAATGGTCTTGAGAAAGTTCTGGTAGCAGGCGCGAAGCTGCCCGTTGAGCAAGAACTTGACCAGCGCTCCATAGGTCACCAGATAAGTGTTCTCCGGGGGAGCCCCTCCGGCTCGCAGCGGGTTCTTGATGAATGCTCCGTTCCGGTCCCCTTCATCTTGTAGGTACTTGGCGAATCCAGGGACGTTTCCAATCTCGCCGAAGGCGTAGTAGTCACCCGTGTAGGGGTTGTACCACCCGACAGAGGAAGACATCCCCGTGTCGTAGGCGCGCTGTCTCGCGTTGTTGTCTCCGCTGTTTGCCGCCTGATTCTCGATGTACTCGACCAGGGCTCCGAAATAGTCTTCCCAGTGCCCGGCGGTATAGTTCTGTGCGATCTTGAAGGCATTGGCGCCATTCGTCCGCACCATGCTCCACAGGTTGTAGCCGAACTGCTGCATGGTCGGCTGGAACTCTCCGATGTTCTTGCAGAGATTGGCCTGGATGTGCTTGTTGCCTGAGTACCAGCCAACCCTGCAAAATGGAGTGTCCTGACCCGAGGAAGTGCCTGGCCAACCAGACGGGCTCTCTCCGGGCAGAGGCGTCTTGCTCTCCTTGTACCAATGCGGGAGCTGAAAGTTGTCGAATACTTTTGGAAGTCCCGGGAGAACTCCGAGCCCGCCGAGGATTTCGTGCTGATCCGGCATAACAAGATAGCCCAAGAGATTCACGCCGTCGTCGTCATTTCCGAAGGAAATCGACTTGCTCTTGAACGATGAAGGAGACGTGGCCGGTAAGAACACCTCGGTCCAGTCCACCGCGTTAGTGAACTTCAAGGCCCGCTTCACCATGTCGTTGTCGCGTCCAGAGCTGTAGGCCAGCGCCTTGATGGGGACATCTTTCTTTGAGTCCTTGAACATCTTGACGGCGTCGTAGATCATCATCGCCAGCTCGTAGGCGATTTGGACGACCCATCCAACGATTGGGATTTGGCCAATCGCTGACATCGACAGATCTAGTGCCGAGATGAGCGTCCCTTCAATTATATCCGTGCCCGTAGTTCCAGGGGGCTGGCGCCATAGCGTGAGGAGCTGATTGGCAAAATCACCCACTGACTCCATCTGGTACGCTTCTATGCCGAAGGAGCTTCCGATGTTATAGAGGGATCGCACCGAGAGGTCAGCCCAGTTGCTGAAACTCAGGCCCGACAGCTCGTACTGCGTGATGTTGTAGAGAGCGGACACGTTGGCGGCAGCAAACGTATCCTCAGTTGGCAAGTCAGACTCGAAATCGCTCGTTACAGCGAACTCGGCAAACGGTTTCACTCCGTCGAACACGGTGTCCAGGCTGACCTTGGGCATGCGTCGAGCCTATCACGGCGGTTGCGCGCAGATCTTCCGCCCTGTACCATCCGCGGCGGAACGAAACGGAATGCCAGAGAACGAGCGTGATCGTGACCGCTACTGCACCCCCATACCCATCGCCAAGCGGATGGCCAGGACCTTCGGAGGTCTGGCCGACCTGGACCCGTGCCACGACCAGAGCGGACTGACGCTCGCCCATCGGAACTACGACATCAGACGCGGCCAGGACGGCCTGGTCCTGCCATGGCGCGGACGAGTCTGGCTGAACTGCCCCTACTCCGAGCCGGCCATGTGGCTGATGCGGGCGGCCCTTCACTGGCGCTACCGGCTGGCCGAGACGCTCGCCATCGTGAACGTGCAGTCGGGCTCTCGGTACTGGCACCGCTACGTCTGGGGGCAGGCTTCCGCCATCTGCTTCCTGGAGACTCGGGTGGCGTTCTTGTACGACGGCGTGCCCGAGAAGGGGAATCGCTACGACCAGGCGGTAATCTATTACGGGAGTGACGTGGCGCGGTTTCGGCGCGCTTGGAGTTCACTGGGGGCCGTAATCACTCCGCCGAGGAGCATCTTGACACTGGAAGATCCCCCGCGCAGGATACGGACTGCCATGGACGGAATGCTACACGAAGAACCACCATCCCTGCTGCGGGTCGTTGGGCCGGCAGTTTTGTTTTCCATCTACTCCCAGATCAAGCACATGACCGTGGAGGAACTCGTCGAATCAGCGATGCCAATGCTGGAGGAATTCATCGGCGGGTATCAGCTAGGACGCGATGCGTCCGATGAAGAGGAAGAAGAGGAGGAGACGGTGACCTTCGACGCGCCCGGTGGCTTTCCGCCGAACGGTCGGGATTTCCGCCCGCCCCCATCACCTCGCAAGCGCAAGCCAGCGAAGGCCAAGAAGAAGGCAGCAGCGAAGCCGAAGGCGGCGGCGCCCCCACCCAAGCCGGAGCCCAAGGCCAAGCCGACGGCGAAGCGCAAGGCTCCACAGCGTGCTGCCGAGGGCGCCGCGCCGTCGGGCACTGGCGCGCTGGATGAACACGTCCTCGCCTTGCTCAAGGCCAAGAACGACTGGACCCCCTCGCGTGACATCGCCCCGCTGATCCGTGGCGTGAACGCGAACCAGCTCCGCAAGAGCCTGGCACGCCTCGTAGACGCCAAGCTCGTGGTCGCCCACGGGGCAACCAAGAGCAAGAAGTACATGGCGTCCTAGCCGCGGTACGATACCGCTGCCCTTTCGTCACCCCGGTCGTCCATTCCATCAAGTCGGACGGGTCGTGTAGCAACCGGCGCTGGCGAGAGGGCGCTATGGTATCGTCTCGTCGTGGCCTTCCCCGTCATCCTGATCCTTCTGCCCCTCGCCGCGCTGGCGTTCGGTGGCAGACGTGGCGGTGGAGCTGCTCCTGTCGGACCGTGGAGCGACCAGACCCCTCCTGAGCCCATCCACGTTGGTCAGCGAGGCGACCCTGAGTTGGAGACTTTGCTCTCCCAGATGGACGCGATGTTTCGGTCCTATGGCGTCAAGCTGGACCTGATAGACGCGGCCGAAGTGACGGTCATGCGCAAGACCAACGGCTACCACGCCATCCCGCCCAAGTCGTATTGGCCCAGGATGGCGGCCACGATCGTGTACGGGTTTCAGCCGATCCGGAATGCGCTGAAGGGTCCGATTACGGTCACCAGTGCCTACAGGCCCGCCGATTACAATGAGGCAGTCGGCGGCGAGGAAGGATCACGCCATCAGTTTTTCGAGGCTCTGGACATGGTGGCCCCCTCTGGCATGGCCAACAAGCAGGCGCTGATCGCTGCCGACCTGTGGATTCGGTCAGGCACTCGGATTCGCATGGGCCTGGGGGTCTACGGCTCACCAGGCTCGGCCAGCAACATTCATATCGACACCGGCAGCAGCCAGCGGGTGTGGAAGAACGCCAGGGACTGGATCGACCGCGCGAAGGCGCAGGCGTAGGAGACGACTATGACAGACCGAGTACAAGGATTCGGCGGAGGCTCCCAGTGGAAGCACCACCTCCCCGGGCAAGGTGGAGCCTTTGGGCAGCGCAACGTGGGCCTGGTGGATCCCGACGACGGCAACGACGCGACCGGGGCGATAGGGACGCCGAGGCCGTTCAGGACGATCCAGGGATTCATCGACGCGGTGCCCCAGGGTGTCGATTCCGCGAGCGCGCGCAACGTGTTCGTCGCCCAGATCAGCCCTGGAGACTACGACGAGGATCTGGCCATCGACATTTCCCGCCGCCGGATCGTCCTCACGGGCCCCGGCTCCTGGAACCTTGGCACCTTTGCCGGGGTGGACTGGGCGCCCTCCGGCCCTCCCCGGAACGTCGTGGTGACGGGTGCGGGGCCCGACATTGACGGGATCCGGCCTGGCCTGGTGATCGCCTCGAATCTACCCGTAACCGAGGCCATGACCACCCACGAGTCGTACCTGACCAAACCCAGGATCTCGGGGAAAATCGACCTTACCGGCGCCGCTTTCGGCTCGGTCGAACTCGGATTGATCTGCGAGATCTTCGGGGACGCGGGGGTCTCCATCGACGCCGGGGCGGCCATCGTCCAGAGCTATATCTACCACAGCCGAATGCGCGGCAGTCTAACCGGGATCAACTGGCAGTTCCAGGTCGCGGAGCGCACGCGGTTCGACGGGCTGATCAACGTGGACAACTACAGCCTGTTCCAGTCGTGCCGAATCAACGCAGGCATGACAATCGCAAGCACCGGGTTTGCCGGGATCCGCCCCAACGGGATTCTGCTCACGTCCTTCGCCGGCCTCTACACGGGCGGCGCCGGCACCTTCAACTGCGACTCCTACACAAACTGGTGGCAAAAAACCTTCAACCCGGCCGGCGTCACCGTGGCCCAAAAAACCATCCAGGGCGATCTGGTCCCGTAAGGAGAGAAACCCATGTCACGAGTACAAGGAAGCCAAGCATCATGGAAGCAACACGCAGCAGGGGGAGGCGGAGGTGGAGGCTTGGGCGGTAACACCGCCGACTTTTCCGTCAACGCGGCCAACGTGGACGGCGGGTACGACGACGGCAGCATCGTGCTGAGAACCGGGTCGCGCGTAAACGCGGCTGGCTCCTTCACGGGAGGCGGCACTGGCAACAAGTCGATCGCTGGCGTTTTTGGATTCAACGGACTCCCTATCGCGTCGCTCTTGTCGCTGGAGTACGTCTGGGAAAACGTGGTCGGCCCAGGCGGACCGTTCTTCCTGCCGCCAGGCGGCCCGAGCGTGCAGACGCCGTACATCAACCTGATTGTGGACTTCGATCCGCTAGGGGCCGGAGACATCAGGGTGTTAGTCACCAACGATGATTCCCTTCCGGGAGCGATCACCGCCAGCATCGGCACCTACGTCAACAACGGCAGCAACGTGCTGACGTACGGGTGGAGCGGGGCGACACAGAACGTCATCGTCATCGGCTCGGGAGCGGGGCCAGGCCCAGGCGGCGTTCTGCCGAACGTGACCGTTGGCCCTGGCACGCTGGAGAACAGCTACAAGTGGACCGACCTGATCGCCGCAAATCCTGGCGCAGTGCTCCGCGACGTGTTCACCGGCGACGGGGGACTTCCGGCCGGCGCCATCACTCCGGCCATCCTGTTGGTGTCAGGTGACTCGGGCAACGTCACCAAATCTGGCAAGAAGATCCTCGATTTCAAGGTCAACGGCGCAAGCGTCCTTTGACCATGCTGCTGTTCCTGGGGCAGAGCTTCTGGATTC